AAGAGTGCTGTAATGATTTAAAGAAAAGGTCTAACGGCTGTTTCAACTATGGCCACGACAGGTATTCGGTTCCAAAAAAGTATCAAAAAGAAAACCTAATAATCGAACAAAAACTACGAGATGAATTGAAGGAATCTTCTTTCTGTTTTCAGTACGGGAAGTCAATTGCTCACCTCGGTTCCCATGCTCATTGGCATTGGGCAAAAAACTTGGTCGACTCACTGTGAGGAGTGGTAATTTATGACATTGGATTTTGAATACGAAGAGATTCATGACTTTATCTTTGTGTATAAAAACTTGCTTCCTAATCACGAAGAAATATACCGTTCGCTCAGGGAAAGCAAAGAAAGAAACTCTGACGCAAACTTCTATAGACAATGGACGCCTTGGTATACATTCGGCTTAATGGCATTAGTTCAAGACAGTAATGGTGACCCTGAAGTCTCCAACTTTGAAAGACAGTGTTATCAAGAAGCCACGACCGCAATCCATGAGGCAATGCGGCACTACCAGCGAGTTAATGGAATATCAGACCCGAACACCGGAGAGGAACTTCCAGTACTCACTATGCCCGGCCCGTGCATCTACAGAGAACATTCATCTGATGGAAATAGCGACGACCCAAAGGCGATGAGTTACCACGTTGATTTCATACCGGAAACAGTGAATTTTCCCGGAGAAAAGTTCATGATTACATCATGCACTTATCCAAACGATGATTACGAGGGTGGCGAAATTGAGTTTTGGGCTGATGGGAAAGCAATAAAGTACAAACCGAATGCTGGAGAGATACTGGTATTCCCTTCCGGTAATCCGTTGTTTCCTGGCAATGGTCGTCCGTATTTTCACTCAGTTTGCCCAACTGGTGCTGGAGAAAAATGGTTGTTCCGAGCCTTCGGCAAGTATGTAGACCCACAAACTCCAGAATGGGCGGCTGGTGTTGAGCAATACGGAGAAGAAGAGTGGAAGGCAAAGATGTCTGGTACTGATTTAGATAAAAAAGATGTTTACTCAAAGGCTGGACCGGCATTGATGATGTTCGAGCAAGGGGTACCGACCATTTCAAAAGAACTAGTCGCCGCGTATGGTGGGGTGCTCGCTAGTGAATACGGAGTTAGGGAATAGCAATGGATAAATACATGGGAGTAAGTGGACAGGAAAAATTTGCTCTAGAAATGAGTGGATATAAGACCGATGGGTTTTATGTCGAGCTCGGTGCGTACCACTCTAAAAATGGAAGCAATACATACCACCTAGAAACAGATTACGGTTGGTCTGGTGTCTCCTTTGAGATTGTCGATGAAAAACGAGACGAATTCGAATCGAACAGAAAAAATCCATGCTTTGGAGATGCTCTGGAATTCGACTATTTGTCCTACTTCAAGGAAAATAACTTCCCTAAACAGATTGATTACCTGCAGGTTGATATTGATGCCGGCTACGACGAGAATATAAAACCACTAACCCCATTTACAACTCTTCTTGGGCTAATTACCCTCCCGTTGACCCAATATCGATTCAATGTAATCGTGTTTGAACATGATGTGAATATGTACTGGAGAATGAAATCATCCAGGGATGCACAAAGAGAGATACTTGATGGCCTCGGCTATACCTTGATTTGGAAGGAAGAGCACGAAGACTGGTGGGTTGACTGCAACGCAATCGACCATCAGGTTGCAAGACAGTATTTCTACGAAAACTAAGCCGATGTTTGAAACCATTATCTGTACGGAATTCATAGACACCGGAACCCTCGCCAAACTTAGGGAATACTGCGACAAGTCTGAGTTCTATATAAATGAATCGTACGGCGGTATCCAAGATATTGGGGCATCGGAAACAAACGGAATAACCGACAAACAGATTGAAGAATTGGGTCTTACTGCGGTTCCTGGTGAGGTGTTGCGCTCTCACCGTTTTACGGACATGTCCGATGAGATAAAAACAATCTCCGTCGAAATCAATCAGATGTGCGAAGGGTTTATCCACGACAAATACAGCAAAAAGATGGCGTATATGCAGGGCGGGGATTTTGTGAGGTACGGGATTGGACAGTCTCTCCCATACCATCAGGATTGGACCGTTTCCGAATGGGTGATAAAGCACAACTTGCCGGTAGTTCATCTGTCGTCTGTCTTTTACATGAATGACGACTATTCCGGCGGGGAGTTGCTTTTTTCTTCAAAAAAACTTAATAACTATGAACACGACATTATGTCCATTAAGCCAAAAGCCGGCACAGTGATATTTTTTGATGCTCTCCAGTGGCATGCATCATCCCCATTGATTGGTGGACTCAAGTACGCGAGCACCAATTTCTACACCTTAGAAGACGTGTAGTTACTGTTATTATTGTTGGACTATGACGGTCACGCGCGAAACATACAAAGAGTTTATTGGCCGGGTTAACTACGGCGATATTGAGCCAATTATTAGTGCCCCTGATATTGACTTTGAGGCCGTCGACCACGTCGTAAAGAATGACAGTGACGTGATATTTACCTGGGATTACACCCTTGCTCGCCCACAACTTCGCAAGCTTTACGAGAAAGCAAAGAACAATCAATGGAATGGTGAAACAGCCCTTAATTGGTCTACTGAGGTTGATGTCGAGCGTTCTGTTATGGAGGATTACGCCAACTTTGGTTCAACTCGGGAGATGTCGGTGTACGAAGGCAGCCCTATCGAGTATTGGGGGGACAAAGAATGGCTTGAGTTTGGTGTTAATAGTCGACGTTGGCTTATCTCTCAGTTCATTCATGGGGAGCAGGCTGCGCTGATGTGTTCGGCGAAACTTACCCAGACATGTCCTTGGTACGACGGGAAACTTTATGCCTCAACGCAGGTTGTAGATGAAGCCCGACATGTTGAGGTTTTTGCGAAATATGCCAATGAGAAGCTTGGTGGAACATTGCCGTTTAACTGGCATATTCAAAGCTTGGTTGACGACACAATTGAAGAGAACCGCTGGGACATGACCTATCTCGGTATGCAGATAATGGTTGAAGGTCTTGGTCTTGCTTCGATGGCGTATATGCGCGAACTAACAAGTGAGCCGTTGTTGAAGCAATTACTTCGCAATGTCATGACCGATGAGGCACGCCACATATCCTTCGGGATAATTTCTCTCAAAGAAATTTATGCGGAAATGAGCGATACTGAAATTATGGAGCGTCAGCAATTCGCGTACGAGGCAAGCATCAAACTTGGCGAGCGGATGCTTCAGCAAGAGGTCTACGAAAAGATGGGTGTAAAAACTAAAGACATTGCGCCATATCTGATGAGAGACCCAGCCCAGGCTTGGATACGCAAAATGTTGGCAGCTAAAATAGTCCCAAATCTTAGCAAGCTAGGTTTACTCGACAGGAATGGCGGATGGATGCGTCGCAAATTCGAGGAAATGGGAACAATCGAGTTTGAAAATCTTGGCGAATCAGACGAGGAATTTGCAGAATTCATTCATAGTTACTAAACAATAATGAAAACTCCAGATGACTACTCCATAAATACGGCTTACTCGTATTCGGACAGCAGTGAACTTGCAGATTATTATGATGACTCAGCCAATGGCTACGATGAGTACGCGGACTCCGTGGGGTACGTACTCCCACGCCTGGTAGCACAGAAGGCTTCCCAGTTCATAAATGGTGATGAAACGATAATCGACATTGGCTGTGGAACCGGGATACTAGGTGTAGAACTCAACTTGATAAGAGACGGATTGCGGATTGACGGTTTAGACATATCGCCCAAAATGATTGTTCAGGCATACGGGAAAAAGAAGCTTGATGGTAAGCGGAACTATGAAATGTTCCATTATTTAGATTTAACATCAGAAGACATTTTCCCCGAAAATGAATACAACTTTATGGTGAGTTCTGGAACATTCACAACAGGTCACCTGGATGGGGTGCATCTGTCGAAAATGATTACTGCAATGAAGAGTGGTTCTATCGCTGTGTTTAGTGTTAAAAGCGACCACTTTGATATATCAGGGTTTATGGATAAATTGATTAATCTCGAAAATAACGGGTTGATTGAAATGCTGGAAATCGTGGAAGTCGATTCGTACGAAAACCACAATTACACGGCAATGTCCAAGATTGTGTCCATAAAAATAGCCTAAATAGCAGATTTAAAAGCCGGTAAAAACGTTGGTTTTTTCTCAAAAATAGGTATGATTTGATTCATGGTTAGATTTACCCGAATACGCAGGGCGTAATGAACGCCCCTGTATCGGCTCACTCTTATAAGGTGTTGAAACCGTAATGGTCCACGTTGGTTCAATTCCAACCAGGGGCACGGTAGTGATTTTGGCGATGGGACGATAGAGTCAAGTCGTTACCCACATACGCATAAATAAGTCTATCTACGGAGGTAAGTATGGAACAAGGAAAAGAAGAATTGACTTTTGAGGAATGGGCTCGCATCGGTATCGATAACGGCTATTCATCTGGTGGTCCTGGTCGCGCAGAGATTGACGAACAATTAAAAGCGATGGAAGAAAATGCATTGCTTATGGATGGATTCGATGAAGCCGTTATTGGTTTTTCAAGGCGTATTAACGAACCACTACTTGTTGTCTACTCGTGGCAGAAGATGATGGACACCCTCATCACTCGTGATGGCATGGAATACGAAGAAGCGGAAGAGTACATCGAGTACAACTGCATTGGTGCTTGGGTTGGAGAACGAACCCCAATTATTGTTGTACCGTTTTCCGGTATTTAAATATCAAGCGCTTTGTTGTTGATTATGTCTGCTATTGATGGAGCACCGATTCTTTTCACTACAACATCACCGAGTCTCTGAGCCTTTAGGAGACGAGTAAGTTCTGCAATCTCTGCTCTTAGTTTTTGTATTTCTTCATGGGTGGACATGAAGTGTGATTCCATTTTCTTTGTTATCTCATCAATGGAGTTGGACGTGTCATCTTGGTCGTATTGTGCCATGAGTAAATCTTATCCCATATAAAGCAAAAACCCCACGCCCCCATTACTGGGAACGTGGGGTTTTTTACTTAGCTTGAATTAAGCAGCTGGCTCGTTGTCGAAGTCAATCGTTACGAATGCTTCTGGACGCTTCACTGCAAGTGCAAGGCGCTGTTCTGCAAGAACAACGATTGCGTTGCGGACGAAGAAGTCTGAGTGCTGTTCGCTGATTCGAATCGAAGCTTGCTCACGGTCGTACAACTGTGCACCAGTACCGAAGGCACCGATTAGAGCTGTGCCGATTGGCATTGCTGGGGTATCTACTACCGGCATTCTCCAAACACGTGGCTCGCCACCTACTGCAACCGAAACTGCAATGAGGTACTGACCATTTGCGTCCTTGGTCAATTCGATGTCTTCCCAGTCTTGTGGGTGCAACACGACGCCAGTTGGCTCATAGTAAGCCAAGAATGCGAGGGTTGCTGCACGACGAATTGAGTCTGCCTTGGTGTCAGGAACTGGTGTTGCTGCTCCCGATGACCATGCATAGCTCTGGATACCTGGTGTGTTCAAGACGCCCAAGAGGTTCTCGCCGGCACCGTCGCCATTGAGGATTTGGTTGTCTTCCAACAAACGAAGACCGTACATCAGTTCGTTGTCGATGATTGAGCGTAGTTGTGGCTCATCAGCAAGAACGTTTCTGTGTGCAGCTTCCCAGTGTGCCAACGTACGAACTGGAGCCTGCTCACCAACGAATGCGAAGGATGATTGTGGCTTCAAACCGAAGTTGGAATTGTTGCCGAGACGCTCTGCAACTGTTGATGCACTGTTGGTGCCACCGCCGGCTACCGAAGTAAAGCCTAGTTGACGGAAGTACTCAATTACTGCAGCAGTTGTTGTGCGACTTGGGAACAAGTCACGAACACGCTTGGTGCGCATTGGTGGGGTCACCATTGGGTCACGCTGGATGCTACCGAATTGAGCATCTGCACCGCGGCCTAGTGTGCCAGTTGGTGATGCAGTGTAAATATCCTTAACCTGGATACCTGTCAACGAAGCCTTAACCTGCCATGGAGCTGGCATGTTTGCGCCGTTGCGACCACCCTGAAGTGCCTTGAATTCATTTGATTCGACAAACATCTGACCAATGGACTTGTAGCCCATGTCGTGTGCTTTTTCGGTGAGGTCACGCTCTGCTGCTGCGTAGGCGACAGCAACTGAATTGCCATCTTCCTTTTCGCCCCAGCTTGCGACGCTATTCATCTGCTCAAGACCCTCAATGAGGCTCTTGATTTCACGAATGTCAGACATGTTCTTGTCGAACGCTGTCTTTTGGTCCGCGGATACAACGACAGTGCCGTCTTCTACCTTGAACGAGTCTGCGATGGTCTTGTTTTCAGCCATCTTGGTACGGAGTGCGCCTTGAAGTTCGCGTACTCTTGATTCATCATGCGATGCCATTTGATACTCTCCTTAAAGAGTTATTATTGTTGAGTTGATTTGACCAACACTGTGACTCAGGTGAGCACCCAGTCGTTATGTCTTGATACTAAATGTACCAAACCTTTATGATGTCTAGCGGAAGTATTGCTTTAAATCGAATAAATTATGAAGGAAAGACTAAACCTTCACCATTTTCTAAAATCTGCTTGACTTCTGCTTTGATGATACCAAAGTCGTGAATATTTTCTTCTGTTTCGTTGACGCCTACTTCTTTTAATGAAAATCCGCGCATTGCAGCAATGTACATTGCTTCAACATCTCCTATTTGTTCCGCTTTTAAAACAACTTCATCGTTCATGTATTACAACCCCGTTCAGCATTGACGCTTTTATTGTTTTCCCGACTATTCGAGCGAGTCTATTCCCGGAAACACTATCAAACATCGCTGTCTTCTCTTCGGTATCTCCACCCTCTGGGATGTATCCATATTGGTCAACGAAATCCATCGCTACATCAATAACTGAAAACGGAAGATTTAGAGCATTTGCAATTTCTACTACAGTTTCTCCAGCTTGCAGCATTTCGGTCAACTGTTGACGCTTGCTTGGTGACAGATTTTCAAGCTTCTCTATTGAACGAATCTGGCCTAATGGCTGGGTATGTTCTGGTTTCTGCTTTGCTGTCCATATCACTAAGTCCATTGGAACGCGTTCCGTCATGTCGTCAAGTGAAACGCCGGGTTTTTTAGCTACGAAATCCCTAAGGACAGCCTTGTCTGGTGTGCTTAGATTTCTGAACTGGTTCATCGCCTGACTGTCGCTTAGTGATTCCTGTAGTCGTGGTTTTGAACCTGGAAAGAGGGTCGGCTGGTATGCGGGTTGCGGCGCATACACAACGTCTGGAAGATTCGGGTCAATTTCATTCATTGTAATTGCGTCAAAAACCTGATGCTTTGATATTTTTTGTTTTTTTGCAATTTCTTCTACTGTTACGCCAGATTCATATTCTGCAATTATCTTACCCGCAAAAGAATTCTTTGAAACTTTTTTGGCATTCATTTTAAAATCTGGTTTTGACATGTCGACGGCTTGACCACTGTCATCGAACTTTCCGTGAGCGTATGCAAGTGAGTCAAGAATTTCAAGTTCTCCACCCTTTATTTTTCTTGCAAGAAGTTTCGGTTCTTGACCAGACGTAACGTTTGTATCCCAAAGATAGAATTCATCTGCGGACTTAGCAACGGTAGGCATTATGTCGTAGTTTCGTCTATTTACCGCAGGGATGATATGACGCGGAAGTCTTCGAGGGTCACTTTTTTCCCGTTCATCTATTCTGCCTACGAGAACGTTTTCTGGAGAAACGTTGTAGTGAGCAATAATCTCATAACCCTTATCTCGTGCAGCTTTTAATGTTCCAAATCCGGAATTGAATTGACCAGTCGAGTCATAAACAACATCGTGTCCATTCTCGAGACCAACTTTAAGTGCAACATCTGCCATTATTCTGGATTCTTCGTGTGATGCGTCTCCCCAGTTGGGGTTTCCGTTTCTATGCATCTCGATAGCTTCGGGAATAAGAGTTTTCATTTCGTCTGCATCAATGTGTACTGCGGCATCAACGGAAGGTATGTCGTGTTTCCCACTCAAACGAAGAGTGGATTTACCTGAACCTGGAGGTCCACCAACTGATATGAACCTTTTTGGTTCACCATCTTTTCGTATTGCCGTAACGGCTTTCGAAAGTGCAACAGCTATCGGCTGATATAGGTCCCAGAACCTTTCTTCCTTAATCTTCGTTGTTCCGCCAAATGTCGCATCCAAGCCGACAAATGGCTCGTCTTTCTGCGCCAAGAATGTTCCTATTGTTGTCGCCGGCCTCAAACTTGTGTAGTTGCTCGGATTGTATGTCGTGAGCTTTCCTTTGAATCCAAGTCGTTTAGCTATGGAATCATTCATCTTTGGAAGGTTTTTGGGAGTAAAAGGAACTGGGTTCGGCTTTGCTGGCTCATTTTTCGTAAATCGTTCGAAGAGACCCATGGCTCCAGTTATTTTTGGCATTCTTGACAGAACGACTTCTGATTCTCCGCGTCGCGTAAAGTAGGCGACTACGTCTTTCTTGTTTACTGTTGCTTCAGCGACTAATGGCTTTTCATTGCCTCTTGCCAATCTACCCGAAAACCATGTCGCTTTGGCTTTGTCTGTCGTCCAGGAAAGTCCATTCTGATTTTTCCCTTTTATGTATCCACGATAAATTTTAATCTTATCTGGGAGTGAATCTAGCTCGTCTAACTCATCTTTTTTCATCATGTTCGACTTGCCAGGACGCTTTGAAGAAAGAGCAGATTTCCACAAATCTTTGTTTTGCCAGATGTTTTCGGAATCGACCCATATGTCGGAAAGCAAAGACCAATAGTCTTTGTCGTCCATCTCGTCTTTGACATCCATAAAAGCATCTAGTCGATATGGTCGTTCATGTAGGTATATGTACGAACTCCAATTTTTACTTTTCCGCGCTTCTCCAACTGCTTCAAGTTTCTGCCTGTATTGCTGGTTTATCATTCCTGGCATCATCGGACCAATCCACATAACTAGTGGATGGCGCACTATAGGCATCCCTATTTCATTATTGAATTCGACAAAGGATTCCAGGTCCTTATCCAGAGGTTCATTTGCGTCCCTCATTAAATCTTCGAGTGCTTTTCTTGTTGTATCGTCAGACATTCTGCCGGTTATTCCACGGCCCTTGAGGTTGATGCCAGAAAGGGCAGCATTATCAATCTCTTCATCAGTCCATCGTCGTGGTTTTGATTTAGCCGAGCGCTTCTCCCTATTTAGTTCAACAGGGGTCAATTGTCGTACTTTCATTGAGCCAGTTATTGATTGACCTTCTGGAATACTGTTTTCAGGGAGACTTCTGACAAAACTATTAACAAAAGCTGCGCCCTCTTTGGAGTATCTCTGTTTATTAAGGTCGACCTTGTATCTGGATACGGCTTCCTTTAACAGCTCGGATGCGATTCCCGACCTTTTGCTTTTCGGGTCAATAAATATATTTACATTTCCCTTTTTTTCTGATGGACCACCAGGTTGTTCTGCCGGCATATTCTGTGGATAATGATTTAGAATCCCAAGAATTTTCCCGTTCTTATCTCTGTAGAGGAGTGCGTCAACCCACCAACCTTTTTTTCTGAGTTCGTCATCCTCGCCCCTGAAGTAAGAAACTCCTGACGGCCCACTCTCTGGGTATTGTGAAACTTGTGAACGGAAAGAAAGAATAGGTTCAAATATTGAAACTTTCTTATCTTTCCAGCGCTTACCCCTGTATGTTATTCGATTTTTTTTTTCCTCTGGTCCAGTACCATCAACAGTCATGGAGCCAGTAATGTCGTTGTCCTCATTATCGTCAAAAAACTCGCCAAATGGATTTCTGTTTACTTTACTGAGGTCACCCATTGGTACATCTTCGGGTTCAAATTTCCATCTCGGTGGTAGCCCTTGCTGTTCACGAACGTACCAGTCTGGAACTCGTTTTCCGGTAATCGGGTCGATGTATGAAAAGTCTTCGCCGAGTGTTGTGGTCACAGGAAATGGGTTTCCTGAATCATCAACATTGGTTCGCTTGGGTGTGCGAGTAGCGTTATTCTGTTGGCGTCGCGGCCGGCGTTCGGTAGGTCTAACGGAGTCGTAGAACAGGCGTTCTTCTGGATTGCTCAGGACAGAGTATGCCTCTGAAATCTTTTTGAATAAGGCTTCGTTGTTTTTATCTCCAGGATTTAGGTCTGGGTGCGTTTCTCTCGCTGCTTTTCTGTATGCGGTTCGCAGTTCTTTGTCGTTCGCATCTTCTGCAATACCAAGAATATCGTAGTAATCGTTATCTTTGTACTGTTTTCTCGGGAACCCCATAGCTCCAGTGATACCACTAGAGTTAAATCGGTTCATTGTTTCGGCTTGGTCAATTTTTACCTCGACAACGTCTTTGCCGTGCAAATAGGCCATGTCTCTTATCGACACACCATCCAAGCGCATATCAATAAATTGCTTTTGGGAATCGTTAAGATTTGAGCCGTTGAGAATTATGGCCCTTCTAAGTAATTGCGTGTTTGCATTGTCGGTCTTCTCGAGTGCATCTGAGTACTTCTTGAAGCTATCCCTTGCCTGGGCTGGAGTTATGTCTTCGGCCTTGGCAATTGTTTCTATGTCCAAACCGTCATGCTTGACCGCCACGTAGACCCTTTTTGGAAGACCGCGCTGCGAATTTATTGGGGCATTTATTAAATCTTTTTCTTTAACAGCCATTTTTCTTTCGAAAAGTTCCCTATTTTGCCCGCGCAGTTTTGCGAGTATTAACGATTCAGATGTAATCGCGTCAAGAACATCCGTGCCTTCAATTTCTGCAATTTTATCGATAGGCATCCCGTCGAAGCGCATTTTCATGTGTCTGTTTTCGGCCGGAGTGAGGTTTTTCTTACTGTTCTGAAAAGCTTTCTCATATGTAGAAAGAATCTCAGTCTTGTTGTTTTCGATGAAATCAAGGTGATTCTGAACCGCGTCATTTACTTCGCTAGCTTTTATCCCAAGCGTTTTCGCTATTTCGGAGTTGGAAATTCTTTCGTACGTCTTGCTGTAGAAGGCTTCGAGGTTGGTTTTTCTTAATTCTTCCCCCTCTTTGGACATTTCAATAAATTTAGAGAATGGAACTTTGTCAACACCCATGGAACCCGTGATATTTCCTGCTGATAGTGCGGACTTGTATCTATTCCGTGCGACAGCCTCTGTTAGTCCTAGCTCTTTGGCTACCTCTTTAAATGTCTTACCGTTTCCAATGAGTTCAACGACCCTTGCTGACTCATTGTTCCGCTTTGCTTTTTGCTTGTCGGCATGTATCGAGCTTAAACCAATTGCTCTTTGGACTTTAATTACTTCGTTCGTGCTTATGTCTAGTTCGTTGGCTATGTCGGAAGCAGAATGTCCACCAACAAATGACCTCTGAGCGATGAACTTTATGTTTTCCGCTGACTGAACTGGGGCAGCAGGCTTTTCGTCACGAAGTTTTGCAAAAGTTACGCCGTCCATGCGTGCCTTGTAAATTACATCTTTTACTTGCTGTGGGTTGAAAGAGTGAATTCCGCCATCGGCACGTGTGAAGTTGTCGGTCTCCCATTTTGCATTAATCGAGCGAGCTATAAGAACTGGATTTAGTTCTGTTCTTCGGAGCGCAATTACGTCTTTCATAATTTTGTCGCGCTCGTCTTTACTCAAATTGTCGGAAGACCAACTGGTTATCGGGCCACGGAAATATCTTCCTGCCATTGCCCCAGTAATTCCGCCATTGCGTCTTTCTCTGGCCCATTTCATTATCCGTTTGTTATGCAATTCAGCATCAGGGCCAAACGCTGTATAGCCGCTGTCTGCATTTTCTGTTGGTCGCGGAAACAGTTTCAATTTTTGGCCGGTCTCAATCGAGATTCTTTCCCTGGCCGCATTAACACCAGAGATGATTCGTTGTTGTCTCCTGCGCGAAATAGCGTTTAAGTTAACGAATCTGTCGTGTAATGCTTCATCGTCTGTGCCTGCAAGAGCAAGAGCAACCCATGCTGCATGGCCAAATGCTAGCGGCCTGGTGCCACCCGATATTCTTTCAAGTGAATACCATGCCGCTGTTGATGCGTCGTCTCCGGCACGAACATCCGTATCTGGTGATACTTCAAGTACAACTCCGGATATTCTGGCGCCGTTAACGAATCTTGGGTCCCAGTCACGGGCCTCGATTTCACCGAGATGTTCCATTCTTATTACATCTTTATCCGTGACATTAACTTCTTCTAGGGCTTCTCGTTGTGCTGTGTCTCGCAATTCTTCGTCATCGTTTCTCATTCCACCAGGAAGCGACAATGACCTTGTTTGAGCGGTATGTGGACCAAACAATCTTTCTATTAGGAGTATTTCACGCTCGCCTGTTTCTGGATTTGTTCTAAGGATTACAGCATCGCCAGCCTCTTGCATTGGCTTGGAGTCATTACCTAGCACCCATGGAGTGATGGAGTCTGCAACATCGAGTTCAAAATTCCTATCCCCTGTGTACTCGCCCAATCTTTGACCCAGGCGCGCGGCGGTTCGCATCGTTTGGTCGGTAGGGGCGTATGGTAATTCACCGCGTTTTTCTCTTTGATAAAGATTCGCAATGTGCAATGCGTCTTCATGTTTGGGGTGACCCTGTGGGAAAAGCTTGTGTCCCAATTCATTTACAACATACCAATTTCCATCAGGAAATTCTTCTGTGTAAAGCTGCATTGCTCCGGATATTCCGCCACCATATATGCGTTTTGCATTATCGGATAGTCTCGTTGGTTTGTAATCAATGAGTCTGGACGTGTATGCTCTCGCTCTCGAGATGTCCAGTTTTTCGGCATCCGCGGGGTTGAATACAGGCTGCGCTTGTCTTTTTTGTCCACGCACCTTTTTGAATGTTTCCCTTGCGGACGTCTTGATATCTCTTGTGTTGTCCGCGAAGTCAGACACCATGCGTGCAATTTGTTGCAGCTTTGGCGGTAGATATCTGAACCCTGGATTGTTTTCTACGGGTTTAATGGAACCATTTGTCGCGTCTGCTATCTCTTGCGTCATGTTCCTGTTGTACCCAGAAGCCGAGTTTCGAACAGCCCTACTTATAGGAAGGCCGGCTTTGTCGTATCTTCTAAGTACGTTGGGTGCGACAAATTTAAAGTCCCCATATGCTGCTTGTCTGGCAGCTTTTCGTGAGGACATTTTGGCTGTGTCGTAGAACTCCGCATCTCTTCCACCGAGACGCATAAATCCACTTATTCCTGATTGGTTTGCTTGAGTCCTTACTCTTCCATACTCGTTTCTAAGTTGCTGTAATTCGGATATGTTTCTTTGGGCGAGCGCTGTTATTCGAGCCGTAGCACCAGAAGCAGCATCTCGTCCGTCTTCACGGGCGGAAAATCTCATCTTCTTCAACAACTCTCCCAGGGGGCCAGGTTTTTCTTCTGTTCCCAGGTGAAGCGCGTCCCATCTTCTTATTCTGTTCAAATACTGCGTAGCAGATTCTTTTGACTTATCCCAACCTGGGAGTATTGTCCCATCCCTAAGTGTCTGTTGTTCTCTATTGGGCGGTCGTGTTGCAAATATTTCTCGAACCAGAATCATCTGTCTTGAAAAAGCGGTCCTAAATCTTGAGTACTCTATTTCGATTTTGTCAACAATTGATTTTTGCTTGTCTATCTCTTTGTCGATTGCCTTAGCCCAATCCTTTGGTTCAAGCCCTTTAGCAACAAACTCATCTTTTATTCTCTGAATTCTCTTCTTTGTAAATTCGTCGGCTCGTGATAAGGCAGCAGTATCCGCAACCCTTCTGGCATCATTGTATTTCTGCGTACTGATGTTATTTTCCAAAGCATAACGCTTGAGCGCCAAAATCAAATTTTGAGTATCAATCAAATTTTCATCGAATGCAATCTCGTCTGCAGAAAGAGTTCCAGAATCAAAAAGGTTCCACAACTGCGCCCTTCGTGCCGAAGATGCAGGGGTCGAAGAATTTAGGTCGTCATGTTCCTGCTTGATTGCGGCATCACGTGCTTCCTTTAGTTTCGTGCGAGCTTGAGATGCACTGTAGTCATCCGCAGAAAGATTTACGCTAGGCATACCACCGCTGCCATAAGAACCGCTTCTTGTTATTTCATTTAAATCACCGATTAATTCTCCATTAGCGTCACGTGTAAACCATTGAGGTTCATCCGCAGCAATAACTTCAATCAGTCTGTCTAAGCCAGAAGCAACACTTTGGTCCATTGCTAATGGGTCCGGACTGTTTATGTCACCTTTGTAAAATGCGTCTTCAAGCTCTTTTGGCGGAACGGCGACATCGACCATTTCATCTAGGTTTTTATATCTATCTACCTGGCTTCCCGGGTAGTCTTCTGTCCATTCACGTAGAAAGTGACCGTTCGACAACCAGTGCCTATAGAGCACCTGGTCGAGTAGGTTCATTTTTGTTACATCTATTGGGTTGCCATTGATATCAAGATTGAATGGGTGATTATCGCTTCCGTCGTATGCTGGTGCAATTATGTTTCCCTCATCATCGTAAATTGGCTGGTTCCAAACTTCCGGTGTGTCAAGAGTTCCGTATTTGTCTTCAAATCTTGGCTGTGATGCCTTGTCCCCGTAGTTCATGAGTTCATTTAGGAATTCTTCAATCTGCCGACTGATTTCTCCTTCATCGTCTCCCATGACTGAACCACCATCATCGTCTGGTGGCGGTGGTGGCTCTTCACTTCCATCGTCTGGCGCTGGCGGCTCGTCGCTACCATCTTCTCCTGCTTCTTCACCTGGTTGACCAGGGTCGATGGCGTCCATGTCGGAAGCGCCATCATCGTCGATGTTGTCTATTCTCCGTGTACGAGATGGATACTCTGGACGTAGTACGTCGTTTGAAAGCCAACCGTTCGATTGTCCAATATCTATGAAAAGATTAAGTTTTTCTTGAGCTGCAAGAGCTTCAATCGGGTCTACGTTTTCTCCGTCGAGAATTCTGTTGGTAACGTCAAAGAACGGTTGTGCTGATTCTTCAACCCCCTGCGACCATTCGGTGTGGGTATAAGGCATGCCCGTATTAGGGTTCAGTAGTTCTTCTGGAGTCCTATCCATCCATGCCGGGATATTGTTTAGGAAATCCTCTATCGTCGCTATACCGTTAGCAACATCTTTGTCAATTTCATTATCAATCATTTGCTCGACAAGTTTGTCGAAGTTTGGGTCACTCGTTGACAATCCATTATCTTGAAGCATGCGTTTTGCAAGCATCGTTCTAAACTCTAAGTCTTGATACTCGTCAGCTATACCATATGCCACATCTTCGGCAAGTGAAAGTGTTGTCGAGTTAAGTGGCTCGCGCACAGATTGTCTTATGTCGGAATTTGATGGATTATTTGCATTTATCAATCCAGGGATAATAAATGTATTAAAGAAATTATCAATTTCCTTATCCGACATTGCATCCGGGTCAAGTCTTGAGATATTTCCGGATGGATTTACGTTTTTGTATTCGTCTAAAAATTCCTTAACTAATGGACGTTTTATGTTTGCTGCTGCTGCCAACTCTCTTGGCGACGGCGGAGCTGTGGCTGCCCTGTATCCCTGCATTGAAAGTCCGGCATCGTTCAGTTCTACTGACGTCTTATCGAACAAATCATCAACTTGGTCATCCGAAAGAATATCCAAACCGCTAATAGCTCTTGCTATGTCGTCTCCAACGAGAGCGGAAGAAAGTGAAGGAAGTTTCGTGTCCCTATCTGGTAGGAGAGCGAAATTCTTGAGCTGTTGGCGCTTCCACTCTCTTCTCTTCCAATCAGACTCTTCTTGTGGTGTCATGTTCGGACCAGTCGCCATGGCTCCGGTTATCGATGAATCCCACATTTTTCCGGCATCGTTATCCCTCGAAAGCTCCCTATAGAAACGCGCGTTCGATGCTCGCTCGTTCGTATCCCATCTAGATGAAGAGCCATCAAATGCGCTTTGGGCAGTTCTCTGTATTTCGTTTAACTGCCTGAATCCGTTTGGCTTATTATTTCGGTCGGCAATATCTCTGACGTATCCACGTTTATTCGCTCTGTTCGTTTCGCGTATCCCGAGTACGAATTTTGAAGAATCTTTTTCTGGAGACTGACCAGAAGGGAAGGCCCTAAAAAGGTCGGCTTCTAGTTCTCCGTTTTTATTGTTCTTCTTTGAATCTCCGCTTCGGAAAACCCAATTCAACATTGAGTCCCAATTTTTGATTTTTCCTTCGCGCGCTGCTTCTAGAATCGGTTCTTTCGATACACCCATTCTGCTCTCTACAGCACTCGACAACTTGTTGTTATTGTTTTTAAAAGCCTTTTCGTTTTCATCTCTAAAGTCTTGATGATTTCGCAATACCGTAGCAATTTCATCGCGGACCACATCGAATTTGTCGGCGAGCTCGTCAATGGAGTAATCGCCATCTTGCCAAGCGCGATAAATTTTATTCTTTTCTTGTCTATCGAGTTGATTTGAGAAATCATCGTAAGACTCTTTCAGTGCGCGAGCACGCTCTGCTTCCATGCCAAGTTTGCGAGCGGTTTCTTGTAATTCTTCAGTAGTTGAATCAATTTGCTCCACCTGTTGGACGGCTTGAGGCTTTGGCTTCGCCTCGCTAGCTTTAGGTTTTGGAGTATTAATCGGCTTGCGTTCCGCAACTCTCTCCGCCTCCCGGCGTGGTGTTGTTGGCTTTGCTCTCTCTATTCGTGCTGGTTTCTTTTCTGCGCTTTGTCCGCGAGACACAACCCTGGGAACGCGGTCTTCTCTCGGCTCACGGCGTGGGAGATTCACCCTATTTTCGGTAATTCGTTGAGCTAAACGTTCTGTTGGTTTTACGCTTGGTGCACTTGGTTTTTTGACTGGACCGATTGGATTAATTCCAGGTATCGCTGGGCGTTCGTGAATTGTGCCTTCCTGAACAACCCTGTCAGAGTCGGCGTCTCTTGCATTTTGTTCGAATGGAACTACTGCAGCTCCAATTCCTCCCATTGTTCTACGCGCGGAACGTCCCCTGTTTTCTACTTCCCCAACTCCGATGCGACCAGCGAGCCCGCCACTAAGTCGTCTCCCAACGGCCTTGAAATCTAACTCCTCGTAGAATTCAATATGCTTTTGTCCTCTTGCTGCTCGTTTTCTAGCCTTAGCTGCTGCTCTTGTATTCGAAACCACTCGCTTGCCAAGCTTGCTTCCTTCTATTTTTTTACGATTGGTAGCAGCACGTTGCCCCACGGTTAAATTTTCCCAAGCTTTTGCTGGCAAATATCTTCTTGTGACAGTTCCACGTTTTGCTGGCTTGCCATCTATTGTGCGCCATTTTTGCTTGGTCCACCTACCCAAAGAGCGTTGAGTCTTACTCTTGCTTCCCCTGTATCCACCACCAGCTTTTCTGTATGCATTGGCGAGAAGCTGAGCTTTTCTTGCAGACCACTGGCCCGGTGCTCCACCTTTAGAGCCAGACATTATCCGTTCTTTTAGACGGTCGCGTAATTCTGGCTTTGTATAGTTGGCGCTTTTTTCTTTGTATTTTCGTTTCGAAGGAGAGCCAATTATTTGCCTTATCTCGCGCTCTAATTGAGTTCGACGATATTTACGACCAGAAAAACCTATTCCGGAATATTTTCTGTAGTCCGATTCGTTTGTGCATGGCATCCATGAAACACCGCCGGTTCGGTTACTGTATCGACGAATTCCGATGCATCCAAGTTGTCTTGCTCTAACGCGAGCAGATTCTGGGTCTGAATAAGTATCTGGGTCTGAAGGACGAACGATACGCGCTCCGCCCAGAACATCCTTGATTTCAGAATTTTCGTCTTCGTTAATCTGGTCCATATAGTCCATTAGATTGAGTTTTCGTGCAGGATGGCTGCACTACGGATTTGCGACGCAGGAGCTAATCTAATAGTACTCCAACAAAGGTTCTCTGGAGATGAATCAGTTTTTGTCAATAGATTATTCATTGTTTAAAAGTTTTTCAAGTTCTTCCTGGTGCAGCTGTTTTATTGCTTCAATATCAATATTTATGAATTGCGACCTAGCGAAGTCTGCTAAGTCGAATTTCTCCGGATTACGTCCTTCGTCAATGTCAATCTGATAAGCAATTTGGAGCGTATCCCGGATGTCCCTGGCTTGAGAACTGGTGACCGAATCGATGGTGTTTTTTTCAAGGAATTTGGGGTTTTGAATTTTCTTTTTATTAAGGAATGATTCTCTTTCATTTTTCAAAAGTTTTGCAACCATCGCACTAGTTAATTGCTCTGAATCAAGCAGGGTGGCATCTCGTAGTTCTTCTGTTAAATGTTTTAGTGTTGTTGCTCGAGATATCTTTTCATCCACCTTTGAGTCTACTGTTTCCAGAATTTTATCTACTACGTATTCAGGTATTTTTGAATAATCGTCGCTTTCTCGAACCACCGACGTAGATTTCGGGATTGGACTAAGTCCAAAAGATGACCTTAGGTCGTCTTCTATTTGTTTTATTCTCCTGTCAAACTCCGAGATTAATTTGCCTTCATCGTTCTTAAAGGCGAGACGAACACCAACCTCCTGCCCTTTACTGTTTTTTGCTGTGACATAAGGGTTATTCAACCATGAGTTATATCTCTCCCAATACTGGGATGGATTTATTTCTTTGGAAAATGTACCGAGAAAGTCGCGCACTTGTTGGGCTGCTGCAGTTTGGGGGTTTGCTGGGGTTTCGGAATGTGTAAAAACAACACCGAATGGGTCGTATAGAGCCCCATGGTCACTTCCTGATTTTCCCCACAGGAGCCCCAATTGTTCTATTTGTTTAGAAACTTTTTTTAATTGCGGAGCATACCCAGTCCCATATCTAGCATACTCTATCCCCCCAAATTTTGCGAATCCAATTTCAAAATTTCGTTTGCTATGTGCGTTTATGTACTTCAATCTGGTTGAGTCATCTTTCCACCAGAAAGTTAAACCACTAGATGGGTCACGTTTTCCTTGCGTAAAATATTTGAAATTGTCAATATCTTTTTGCGCCCATTTTTTAATAAATGGTAATTCTTTATGTGTGTCGCGTTGAGGTCCACCGCCAACGGCTTCCCTAAATGCTTTTGGACTTATTCCAAGTCCGGCCATCGCACCGGTGATTCCACCATTTTTCAGGTGTGACGAACGGGTGTGATAGTTATCTGGATTGTTCCAAAAAACATCATTTCCTATTCTGTATCCTGCATCGCGAAGTGATTGAGCCATTTCTCTCGTTGAATTAAACTCGTCATTTAGTCCATGCAGCTGCATTGAGCGAGCGATTTTGAATAGTCGTGCTCCGTTTATGTTGTTTGTTGGGTCTTGACCGCCATCGAAATCCGGGTTAGCAATCCAGTCATGTTTTTTTATATCCCAGGCCATCGACTGTAAGTAGAGCCCAGCTGCCGTCCTTAGTGATTCCAGGTATTCTGGATTGTTCTTTAAATCCTCTAATGGCTTTCCGCTGATGTCGTACCTAAAACCATATCCGGCGCTTCCTCTGTCTATTGGGAATGTCCACCAATCAAAGTGCTGCTTGTGAAACTCTGCCCAATTTCTACTGTCGGCCCATGTTTTGAATTTCCTAGTTTGATTTGCCTGTTCCGATACAAGGCTATCAATTCCGCCAAATGGGGTGTTGTTTGTTTTCGCAACGTACTGTTTTGGTTTAGGTTTTTTGAACCTATCCATCATCCCCATTTCGCCAGTTATTGAGTCACCTGGCGTTGGGTCTGGCATCTCTCTGGAGGTGCCATCAAAAATTAGGCCATTACTATTTGCATCATTGCGTGTTAATGGGTTTTGGTCGCCGGTTATTTTTGCATTATTAAGAATTCGTCTTCCGATTCTGGGAAGAGCTTTTCCGGTTATGGCATCCCTATTTATCCCGCCGTTTGTTATTGGAGGAATAATCCCACCACCAAAAGCCGTAACCGTACTCCCAGAAGGAGTCGGAGGGGGATTTAATATATCAGTATCAAGTCTTTCTCCAGAAAACGCTGCTCGACGTCGTTTTTTCTTTTTTACTCGTTTTGGAATAACTTCTTCAGTGTTTAGCTCCTTACCAGAACCGCCACCCGTCGAACCGCTGTATGAATAGTGCGCACTGACTAATCCGACGCCATCGACAGATACTGGAGCATCAATCAATCGCTCTTTTAACTTCTCCCAGCCAGAAACGTTCTCTCCACGCAGCTTTCGTTTTTTTCGATTCTTGCGTTTTGGTGAAGATATCTCCGGCGTAATTTGTTTACTTTTATTATCCATATAGCTTTATTAATGCCGGTCAGAGTCTTCTATTTCAACGCTTGGATTATCTTTTATGTACATATCGATAGCAACCATGCGATTCCCGTTGGAATCCTTTATGTACTTTTTTGCTTCTTTTATTTCTTTGGAATACTCTTTCTCCAGTGCCGCGTATGGACGAAAATTATCTGGAATTTGAGTTTGTAGAAGTTTGTTCCCGGCGGACCAAAGTTCCCAGGCTTTCTCCATAAAAGAATTTCTTTTTTCCTTGTTGACCGAAAGGCACATAGGAGGAAAGTCTGCCATATCTTCAAAATCCGATATCGGCAACTGAACCTTTCTCAACAACTCTTCATAGGAGCGTAATTCATCTACTGTAAAATTTTCGTAGTTAATCATGTTGCCGTCCATCCTAAAACCAATTACTTGGACTCAATTGAGCCGTTTTCCCATTTGGGTATTGTATCGCCCCTAGAAGGGGGGCGTAGTCGGTGTAGTCTTTTATTGGTTTATTCTCCATAATCATTGAAGAGCGATTAAGCATAATGATTCTTCCTATTGAACCATTTAATGCGTGTTTCCATATTTGGGATGGTGTTATCGAGGAATCACTGATTCCTTCTGCGGCAAAACCATCGTACCCCATCATGGTTGCAATGTTTTCTCCTCGCATAAACAATTGAGAGCGTATAGCTCTAATTATTTTTTTATTGTTGTCTGTAGCGCTTTGTAGACCAGCTGATTCATCTTCAAGCATTTTCACAAGGTCGCTAACGTGTGTCATTCTCTGTTGCAGCCATGCATTCCATAGGTCTTTTGTTTCCTCTATTTCCCGCAACTCATCAACCGACATTGCTGCAGCTTCCGAGATTCCTGGGAAAAGTGCTTCTCTCATATTTCTATCTAATCTCCCGTCTCTATTCATGCCCTCAATGGTTACGGCGCCCCAGCTAGCATCTGGTCTTTGACCTGGGGCAACAGGCGTACCTTTGGCGGTAAGTCTATCTATATGTGCGTCGAGCTCGACTATTTGCTGACTACTCAATGTCTTGCTGTTTGGATTTAGTTTCAAACTGTCTACTGGAATGCCGTATATGCTTGATTGTCCATGGGATGAGTTCGTTCCGTTTGGGGCATTCGGTGCACCAAGTGCGTTATATAGCGACCAAAGAGCTTCATAGCTTTCTCCGCTGTTTCCGCCTCCCTCTCCGCCAAAGATGCTTCCAAACTGCTTTCTGTTTACCAATCTTGACTCTTGCGAGAGGACCGCAACCATAGACCCACCCTGGTGACCGTGGTACGACTTCCATGCACTCGGGCTTTGGGACCAATACTCTCCCCTGCCGCTAGCGTTTCCGCCCTGCCCAGGTATAAACCGGTCTCCAGTTAAGGCATCGTTCACCATTTGCAACTGCACTGAAGCCGGTGCTCGTTGCTTGCCACCGACGCCTCTTGAAATAACGACATATCTTGGTTGACCGTCGGTCTCGACTTCCTTCAACATCTCGATAATTTCTTCTCTACTGGCGAGTACGGGGAAGCTATTAAATCCGTTGAATTGCCAAACAGCACCGAGGTGTGCGGTACCGGCATCCGGATAAACAATTCCAGCTATCCGTGAACCTTGAGGTCCGACTATTGGCTGGTTTGGATTTGCCAAACCAGCGTCATAAATTTCTCCCAATACATCCAACATATCAATTTGCTCGTCGCTTATTGTTGCTGGCGCACCATGGGTAATAAATTCAAACAGCGTTTGCGCTCGGTGGTCGTCTCTTATTGTTATTATTTCACTTGCAGTTCTTAGTGCCTGTGGTGGCGTTGGCGAATTCCACGGGTCGAGAATTGATGGTTGATTGTCATACAATCCTTCTGCTCTTGGTAAACCCTGCGCTGCACGCGCAGCAACCCGTCGCGTTCTTTCGTTGGAACGTTTGGCTCTGTCTTCCATGCCAATTCTTATTGCATTTTCTATTGCAGCAAGAGCTGGAGGATTATTAACTATATGTTTTTCCAGTAGGTGGGCAGCCTGCTCAGCAATTGCTCCTTGGAAAATATAAATATCCTGGAGACCTTTATTGCGTCTCTTGTTCGTTGAAAGCTCTCTTCTCCATCCGCTCAAAGCATTGTCGCGAGCATCAACTGCCGTGGCGTGCACAGCAGAAATATGTCGTTGTGCGTCAAGCCAGGCCGAATTTGCTTTTTGTCTTAAAGTGTCTATTTCTTGCTGTGTGCTGCCGGGAATTGGATTGTTGGCTGCATGCTCTAACTGAAGCGCGCGATTGATTGGAATAGTCATTCCAGCGGTTGTTGTTCTCGAGCGATAGCTTCCATCAGGAAGATAGAACTCACCGATTGGTAAATTAGGGTCAAGACCGAGTCTTTCTACATTGAAGCTACCAGCATCTAAATATGCATTATTCGGATACGCTGCTCCATCGGCAATAAGTTTGGTGGTTGTAGGGCTCGCGTTTGTTATGGAACGCGAGAGCCAATTTGCTCCATCGAGAAGTTCGTTTGAAGTAGCCGCGTTTTGGAGTAACTGCACAGCTATTGTTGCGTCTAAATCTTTGAGTAATGGAAATACTGGCTGAGTCACGTCATTAGTAACGCGTGCACCTCTTGTGTCTATGTAAGACAATTCGCTCAGGGGTGCTTCCGTCTGGGCACTAATTTTTTTATTTCCACCTTTTTTGTGTTCTTCAAAACGCTTCCTCACTGCGTTCCTGAATGAACTAATTACACCTATGTAGTGATTTTTGGCAGCGGCAGTTTTGGGTTTTACTGTTATATCTAGTGACGGTGTGTTTGGGTCGACGCCTGGCGCTACTCGTAGTACCGGTATTCCTTTTGTTAACGCGTTATTGGTGTCCACCGCTATATGTGGGAATATATTCCCAACCCCTGCCCCACCGTCGAGTACGAGTGGTTTTGGGGTGTAAATGGAATGCTGGTCAATCGGAAGATTTGATAAATCTTCAACAAACTCCCCGGTTGATGTGTCAATGTAAAGTCCTGACTTGGTATCAAAAACGATTCCCAACGCTGAGTTGCCCACTCCTGGGGTAATTGTCTGTCCGGTTCCAGGGGCTCGCGGTATAGGTGTCGTCGTTGGTATTACTGGTGCACTTGGCGTAACGCTTGGAGCGATTGGGGGAGTTGGGACGGGAGGAGTAGAAGGAGTCGATGTTGGGGTAGGAGGGGCCGACGGGGTAGGAGAAACTGGAACTGGTGACGTAGCACCACCACCCGGAGTCTGTGGGGTGTTCCCTCTATTTGGACCATACGGTGTGTACGGTCTGCGTTTAACCGGGTCAACTCCTGTTCCCGTTATCTTTGCATTGTCCATCACTCTTTTGCGCAAAGATGGTTTTAGGTCGTTGATTAGGTTGTGGTCTTTTGTTGATTCAAAATCAGTTAATACCAAAAAGTTATGGAGATTGGTTTCTTCTATTCCGGCTCGCCTTGCGTCTGTTTTCGAAAGATTATCTATCCAACTAAGCAATTCGTCTTCGGTTAGTGGGTTTGTGTCGCCAACTGCTTTGCCTAATTTCTTCCTAAAACTATCTTCTCTGTAGTCCAGTTCTTTCTGCATTTCTGAAGAAAGAAGTGATTTGTCAAGAGCACTCAGTGTCGATGCGTCTGGTAGTTCTGGTCCTGTCGTGGTTTTGCTGAAACGCAATCCACTTCTAGTACTGCTGTTTGTAACAGAACGAACTCTCGCTCTTGTTGATGGTACTGCCTGCTGTTGCTGCTGGTTCGCTGGTCTTCTAAACCTACCTAAAACGCGTTGTATGAAAGTAGGTTTGGCATTTTGTGCTGGAGTTTGACTTTTTTGAATTTCATTTTTTATGTAATCGCTAGCAATGTATTTAACTTCATCGTTGCCATTTGCATCCGTGATTACGACAGCAGAAACAATGTGGTGCCCTTCGTCATCGAGAAAATGTGCCGTAGAGGAATTTGAATCTTCAATGTAGATTGGAGGCTGATACGGGTAGTTATTGTTTGGCTTAGGATTTCTCGTGCTGTATCTTATGGTGTTCCCTTTTGAATCCACCTGTTCAATCGTAAGACCAAAATTGGATACGGCACCCTGTGTCGGAGAAGGGCCATTCGGGTCATTGAAAGCTTTTGACCACTCATCAATTATTTCTTGTAATTCTTTTTGATTAGCGTCATCAAAGGAATCTGGTAATAGAGGTTTTCTATTTGGGTCTGTCAAAAGATTGTTTAGCTCAAGTACGCCACCAAAGTTTGATTCATCTTTAGTCCATACCGAGGCAGGTACTCCCTGTGGTGGCATGAGGTCCTGGAGAAGGATGTCAATTCTTGGGTCTCCATTGTAGATATGGCGAGCGGAAAGGTTCATTGACGGTGAGACTCTTTGTCCACTTAGTCGTGGGTCGAGAGGATAATTTTGAGGGGGCGATGCATAGTTGACTTCGTCTTGTGGATTTACTGGCTCTTGTCTAATTCTGCTAGCCATACGTCGCATGAACTTGGCTGCTCGTTCTCTCCGTGCGTCTGTGGCTCTTGGTCTTCTGCCCTGTAGTTCTCTGATTGCGCGTTCTGTGTCAGTTGGTGGAGGACCAAATATCCCAGTCGACTGACCGATTCTCTGGACGATTCCTGGAGTATTCGGTTTACTGCCACGATTTTTGCGTTTGTTGTTATTTTTTGGAGCCCTTACTTGTCCGCCAGCAATGCCAGCACTTTGGCTCGTGTTGTTAATTTTTGAGATGCGTCTATTTTTTCTTCTATCTGGATTGACTAAATCATCTGCTGTTTGCCGCATTCGCCGAGCTATTGCTGCGCGCCTATTCGAACCTCGTCTGCCAGTTCCGGTTGAAAGCAGTTCATTAACTGTTTCCTCCCCAATTATTAAGGCGTCGTTTCTATCAAAGGGGTCTAATCTTCTACCTATATCGGGATTCGGCTGCCTGCTTCCATCAGCCGCGAATTCAAATAAAAACTCTTTTGCTATGGATGAATTGTAATCAATTGCATACATCTCATTCGGGGTTATATAGGCAGGAATATTATTGTCAAAGTATCTATTAGCACTATCGGTGAGTTGTTGCGTAATTTGAGTCGACCTATTGCCAAGCCATTTCTGCGTATCTATCATTCCCTGGAAATCAAAAAATTCACCAGTTGCGTCATTGTAATAAATACCGTTATCAGCAATATCTAAAGGTATTGTTCCACCATTTGTTCTCAGCTCATCAGATATTAACTGGTCTGGTCTCGTATATTTTCTGTTAAAAGAATTTGCTGGCGACAGGAAATCTTCTGTTTCCTTTCGAGTGAGAACTTTTGCCCCACTGTAGTTTGCTAGAGCATCACGATATGCATCTATAGTATCTATTTGTTTTTGATTGCCGTAAAGATTACTCGTCACTTTAGCTGTATGGAGTATGTCTAGTCGTTCTTTTTGAGTTATGTAATCACCGATTACATTCGTTAGGTCGTATCCTGTTTTGCTTACATCTAATGGGTCACGCACCCCGATAAGTTTGAGTTCGTTTACTACTTCGTCCGAATCAATCATCTCGTCAAGGTTTATCAACAAGCCATCTCCCAACAGAATGGAGCCATTGTTGGAAAGTTTCTTAGGAAGTATTCCGCCGGTGTGCCTGTATTCCAGTGGGATTTTCTTATCTCTTTTAAATTTATTGTCTTTGGGGTTTGGTGTAGAAGTTGGAATTCTTCTGGCTGCTCTGCGGGAAGTCGCCGTATTGAAAGCGTCATTTCTTATGTCGTTTCCGACACGCGCTATAACAGTTCCAGCGGCGATGCGAGCCCTGTCTCGACGGGTCATGTCGGGATTGAGAGAACCATATACATCTCTTGCGGTTGGATTTGCGGCGCGGAGTTTTTCTTTTGCGGTGCGCTTATTTATTTTTTCAACACGTCTCGCAGCACGACGCCCAAATTTTTCAACTCGTGCAATTCTTCTTTTTTCTGCCCCTGCTTCGAGTCTTTGTCCTGCTCTCAAAAGGGCTGGCTTGTCAATATTGCTTAGGTCGTCAGATGGTTTGGCAATGTCACGCAATGAAGCGCCAATCATCCCACGACCGATTCTTCTAACCATGCCGAAGGTACAACCAGTGCCGAGTCGGTTGGTGTACTGACCACCGAACGGAGTGTTGTCTGGACAGCGCCAGCCACCGCCGCCAGGCATATTTGTATCCCAAACAGCACGGACACCCTTCACCTGGAGTGTGAGGCTTGAATTTTTGCTGTCATGGATGAATGCTCTGGTTTTATAGTTGACTGCAATCTGCTTGTATGCAACATCAATAGACGCCAATCCAATATCCGTAATTGGCCAATTAAGGATGTTTTCCTCTACCGAGTAATCATCCTCGATATTGAAATCATCACCAGTGGAACTATTTGCTGGAAAATATGGTGGCGCGCTCTTGGTTTCGATGATTCGCATCAGAGCTTTTTTCGAAATTTCATTTTTCAGTTCAGCGAAGGTGTTCTGTGAAAATTTTTCCTCTATTGAGTCAATGTCAAGACTGCCAACATCTGACATTTCCCCAATCGTCAATGTTAAATCAAGTGATTCACGAATTGCTTCAATCGTCATTTTTTCATTATTGGCCCAGTTTGCCCAAACCTCTCCCTGGCCAAGTGCGCCAAATGCTATCGGCTCGCTGCTGGACAATACCAAAACGGCAAAAGTTTGCTTTGTTAGTTTGTCTTCAATTAATGCAACTTGTCTCATTTAGGCAATAGTCCCAGCAACTGTTTAAATACTTTGGACGAGGATGTTAGCTGTTGAATTCTGTTCAAATATATTGCCTGGGTAATCTTTAGGTGAACCTTTTCCGCTTCCGACAACTTTCCATCTTTTGAAAGGTAGTCAGTAAACTTGCCGAAATCAAAATTGTTAGCGTCATCTATGAGTTTCTCGAATAACTCCATTGCTCTTTTTTTCTGCTTTTCTTGAAGTCCAAGAAAGTAATTTGTGTAAGTCGCGCGTTGTTTTTTATTGAAAAATTCGTTAAGTGACATCTGCCTTCTTTGGCGCAATTCTGTGGTTGAAAGACCAGAGAATCCGGATGATGGATTTACCGAAGCTATTGCTCTGATTTGTCCGTCAATCCGCACCGGAGCAATATTTGAAGGGTTTCTATCTCGCGTATCCGTGAGGAAGTCCGATATTGCAATTCCTAGAATGTCTTCAGGGGGCATCATGTCTGCGGGTGTTTTTCTGATTTGTCGAGCAGTGCTGTCAACATCCTGCGCTTCAGCGAGCATATAGCTCCTTCTCTTTCCGCTTCCGGTAAGCCGAACCTTTGGAGCATTTAGACCCAATGAGCGCTGAACCTCTGATGCCAGTGCGGCGCCTAAGTGTTCAAAATCTTTTGTTGGTTGCACTTCAAAAACTGTTTGACCGTCTGCTCGTTCGTGAATTATTACTCCGTTTTTTATCTTTCCGGTCTTGTACATGGAGCTACGTTTTACGGCTTCTGCACGAATTGTTGCTGACAGGTTCTCTATCGAACCACCTGCGTTTAAGTGTCTAACAGCTGATGCAAGGTCGTCAATTTTTTCGGAATCCGGAAGTGGTTCTAGCTGTCCATCTGATGCTGATGAGCGGACTTTTGGTCCTTTCTTCTTAGCAAATATTTCATACTGCCATCTGCGCATTTGACGCTTTGCAGATTCTCCTGGCAGTTTTGCCATAATCATTTCGTTTGGATTATTGATACCCCTGAACTTCTCTTCATAGGAAATTCCATCGCCCATTTCCGAGGCAATAAACTCAAGCGCTGCGGTTGGGTTTTCGGCCGTGCTCATTTTTTGAGCTTGGCTAATCGTCTTGCCCAGTTTTCTGCGCTCTCCAACTGTTAGCGGGCGTGCTTTTGAGAGGCTCAATGTTGAGCCGCCTGGAAGAACGTAGTAAACACTGTCGACTCCGGTGTTCGACAATAATCCCATCTCATCTTGACCGATAATGTTTGGTGTAAGTGCGGTTGTAATAAACGAGGCACCTTCCATGTCTCTGTTGTCTGGCACTGTTCTTAAGACTGCTGGAGAAACAACTGGCTGAAGAATAAATCCATCACGACGAACAAGACGCATGTACGGTTCGGTGACATTGGATAATTTTTCTACGATGTTTGATACTTCCCTAACCTTCAAAGCTCTATTAGCCGTTGAGACTTTTGGTATCTGTGGAGCTCTTGATTGTAGAACCTCTCCTGACACAGAAAGAGAAGCAACTCCGCGCGAACTGCTTGCTTGTCCACGACCGGAGACGGCGTCTCGCAGCGCTCTTCCAATTGCTCTTCCGATTGCGCCAGGAAGGTCAAATAGTTGTTTTCCACACGTTGAGCGTCTCTCATCGGTAAACCGTCCACCAAACTGATAACCCTCAGGACACCTAAATCCACGGGTTGGTTTGGTCGCCCTAAGCGGGTTAAGGCTTGGAAGTCGTAGATTTGGGCCGCCACCTGGTGTTAGTAGCGATGCGGCTATTGAGCGTTTTGGCGAACGAAGCATTGTTAGATTGCCTGGAGTAACTGCGCTACCTAGGCCCTGTGCTGCCTGAAGAAGTCTGCTATCCGAAGAAACTTGACCGACCTTTACTTCGTATCCACGCTTGCCTTCTTTTCTTTGCATCTTGCATTTAAAGTTGACTGCAGCATTTTTGGTGTCAGCAAAAGAAATTGGGCTCAGGAATATATTCGGTCTTGTTATTGCTAGTTCTGGCGATAAGTAACGAACCCTGTAAATCGGGTTTTCGGATTTTTCTCCGCAACAATCAGAAATCAAATAAGTTTGCATCTAGCGCCTCTGCTCTTGGTTTATTAACTTCATAACCATGTTCGTGCTCCCAGTTTCCATCATCACGCAAATAGTTGCAAAAATCAGGTTCCATATCTATGAAATCCTGGATAACTGTTATGGCATGATTCCAATCTGCCTCAGTTATTACCGGAGAGAATGGAGATTCGGTTCCTCTTACGCCCGCAAAAGCGAGCGACTTTCCACCAGAACGAGAAGTTAGCTTTCTTAATCTATTATCAAATTCATCGTCTGACCAGAGCGAACCGGCAGTAACTTTCTTTAATTTTTTTTTGCAATTTTTCATTCCCGGATGATGGCATCCCTCGTTGGGCCACAAACCAGTTGTTTCATGGTGCAGCCAAGCACAAATTCTTTCAAGTGGATAGAGCTCTGGGTGGTCTGCAAGAATAACTCTGCATCTACGGAATCCACCTTCACGCTTCATGATTGGTCTCCAGTAGCGAAGCAATCTCTCTAAGTTTCCACGTCGTGGTCCGCGCCCCTGGAGAACATCGCCACTGATATTTTCCTGGGGTATTACTGCACCTGCTGGTCCGCCAGCTTTTTCATCAATTGCTTGCTCCCCAGCCTTTTCGATTACTATTTTACTAGTGAGTATTTGCTCGAATATGTCCACTGCCGCTCCGATTTTTGGTGACACCCAATTTCCCCTGGTTTAATTGTACGCACAAAACCAGCGCGATAAATAATGTCAAGACTTAATATGTTTATTGAAATATGTTTGCTTTGACGCTTTCTCCAGCGAACTCATGGATATTCGTACTTTTTCGTTATATGGGTTTGTCTCGGTTCGTCTTGGTATCAGTTTTATGAACTCTGACTGCCACTTTTGGTCCTCGAAGTCCATCGACCAAAGAAACTTCTGATAGTCGTTGTCTTTCAATGGGACCACTTCTGGATTGGTCGCGATAAAGGACATAAACGAAACTGGTGCCTGACTCTTGCCATCGGAATAAATACCGTCAAACTTGTCCGCCCCAGAGACGAAGTAGAGCTTGCCAGAGTCACCTACGTTTGCCACTAAGTGTTTTTCAATTGCCATAAAACGACCTCTATTTATCTTTCATCGTTGAGAGAATCGCATAGAGCTTGACCATTGGAGGTATTTCATCAAGACTAACAGATTCCTGTTTTGCAGATTTAATTGACGAGCCAAGTCTCCCAAATATCGGTTTTACAATCTTGGAGGCAACATCTCTGATTTTTTCTGTCTCCTCAAAGTCGTACAGCCCACCATCAGCACCAGCTCTAAATTGTGGAACGATATCAAGGTCTTTATTCTGTCCGAAAAGCCACCATGCGCTAAATGCTTCAGCAAATTTTTCAGCGTTATTCGTAGCGCCGTACTTCGTTACCGATGATAGCTGACCAAAATCCTTTTCTAGCGATGTACTCCAACTAGAAGCATTATTTGACTTTCTTGATGCTAATGTATCGAGCACATGACCCATTTCGTGCACCATTACACCGTAAGCAAGACGTTTCGCCATCTCTTCTTTTTTTGCTTTGATTTTTAATTCATTTTCTGGCGTACGAGTTATTTTGTTGTTGTTTTCAAATTGCAAGAAGATGTCATGAACGCCATGGTATTTTTTCCCAATTTGTGCTTTTAGATTTGATAATGCCTGTCCGCGCAATTTTGTATCCATTACAAATGTATCTGCTATTTCATCAGACGCATTGGAAATTCGCCCAACCGGTATTTCCATTTCAATTATTCCAGCATCATCGTCCATGGAGACAAAACCAAGGAGCCCTTCTTCATCGTTTGTGGTTAAGTCTCTTTTGACTCTAAAACGCATATCAGAAGCAGCTCTTCCGCCAAATAAATCTTCTGCATCAAAATTTGACAAAATGTCATCTAGGGCTTGAAGCGATGCAAAATGCGCCGTTTTGTAGGAATCGCCCTCATCGAATATGTCGTCAATTTCCATTTCTAAATCGTATTTTTTTTTAAAATATTTGGTCTGCTCTGCGGCTGTTCTGCCAAATTTTGCTTCATGCTCCTTTGTAGATGCGACCTTAACCACACCAGACTTGTCGCGGCCATAAGGGAGTGTCTTGGGTCCTTTTTCAACTACCTCATCAAGCGTTCTACCTACCGACATTTCTCCCGTTAGCGAGCTCTCAACCACGGTATTGGGTTTTTTTTTAGTGCTCTGCGAAAGACTCATCGCGCCAGTTATTCCTGAGGCGATGTTGTCTTTATCCCCACCACCCTTTGCTTCACGCATGTCACTGATTATGTCTTCCATCTGCTTTTCAATTTTGTTTCTTATTGCTTCTTTTGCAGTGGTTTTTTTAGATGCTTTTTTATCGAAGGCTTTAGGGTCGAAAACGTTAAGTCCATATTTGTTAGTTATTGAAAGCTTTATGCCTTTTTTGTCCATTGACTTTCGCATGGCTTCTGCGGCTTCTAGTCTGAGGTATTTATCAACGTCCTGCTTCAGGTCGAACTCGGCTGCTCCAAAGCGGTTCATGCCTTTTTGAATTTTGTCAGGTATCACAAAGTCCCTTGGTGAGGAGGAAAGCATGTCTCTAATGATTTTTCGTTCTTCTTCGGTTGGATTGATTCTGTCCATTGCGGCATCGGAGATAATCTTTTCCTTAAGACCATTTAGGAAAGATTCGCTTTCCTTGATGTATGCGTCTTTGCCCATTGCCGAATTTGTTGCTGGAGAATCAGGGTGACCGTCAATGAAGTTTTTTGGAATCGAATCGAATGGTATTTTTATTTCGTCAATATCGTCGGAGTTAAATCCCCCAGCAATAAACGCCTCACGTGGCTCCCACGAGCGACCTGGGCTTGTCGCGTACTTTTCTTTTCTATATGCGTCGTGGTTATTTTTAAAGCTATTGTATAGGTGCTCAATTATGTTTTCTGCACGGTTGTCAGTCTTGAAAGCAGCATCAACATGAGCCCTAGCAATCACTTCATTGTCTGAGCTGTTCATGCCGACTGGCTCAATATGGTTATTGAACAACTCGCCGTTTCCGTACGCTGTTCTGTCAGCAACACCAGGGTTTAGAATAACTTCAGCGTTTCCAAAATTCCAGTCATTACCCCTAGTTCGCTTGGAGTGGGGAAAATCTACAAGGTTGGGGGAGTATCTTTCCGGATTCTCTTTACCACTGTTTTTGAGGAATTTATTAATGTCGCTCTGTTCTCTTTGAAGTTCATCCATGTGTAGAACAAAACCCGATGCCGGACGTAACTCAACTGGGGTGTCTGGGTGTATGCCAATATCGGCTTCGTATTTTGCAAGTATCTTGTCGAGACCTACAATCTCGTTTCTTTGATGGCTGTTCTTGAACCCGTTTTCAATAAGGTCTTTCAAGAATCTTCCAGGAACGTGCGTGCGAGGCTGTTTATCTAAACCCTCGTGGAAGTCAAGAATTGAAAACTCCAGTTCCTTCTTTAGCTCTTCGATTGGTGTTTCGTTTAGGTATCTGTGGAAATCTGGGTTAAGGCCATTGAGAGCATTCTTAACATCAAATATGTTCTTCTTCCAGTCGTCGTCATTTGGGCCGTCTGGTGGAGGGGAGCCAGGTGGGGCAGCGGCAGCAGCCTGTGGTCCCTCTGAATTCGGAATGAAGTCAGTCTTAATCACGTCCTTCAACGCAGTAAGAACATTAATTCGTTCTTTGTTTCTGGCTTCCTTTGTCTCACTGATTAGCGTTGGTCCGAGCATCGTGTCGGCAGGGTTCAAATCTTTTATATAGCGCACACTTGTGTCTCCGCCAAAGTTTCCGCCAGGCCCATTGATTGAGCGCTTGATTTCTGCGGTCTTCCGATTTGATTTTCTAGTTGAAGATATTTTCATCGATGTTCGCATCGCGCCAGTTACACCGCTGCTACTTGATGATTGATAAAGAGGAGCGGATAGAACCTTTTCTGGACTTGGGTCTATGCCTTCTTTTTTCAGCTTGACCGCTCTTGCCATAAGCGCATGTGCTGCTAGGTTGTAGTTTTCGGGTTGACGAGCACTGCGAAGTCGTGACGAAACACCGAATATTGGCTTATTAACCCCGACTAATTGTCTTTCATCTGATGGCCCTAGATTGCTGACAATAGTGTCTTCGGTGTCTCCCACGACAAGATAGGCCGAACCACGAAGGTTATCTTCCCATCTTATGTACGAATCTTGGTCTTTGACATCTATTGCAAAGGGGCCAGCTCCCCGTGCGGTATTTTGTGCTTCCGTGTAATACTTCGCTACGTCCTCTGGGATATCTGCAGCGGCATTTCTACCGTAGTATCCATCTGTAGTAACACCGCTTGATGCTGGATATGCGCTCAAAAATCCAAAGTCTGGGCTTTCGTTAATTCTCGCTGCGAGTTTGCTGGCTCGAGTTTGTTGTGCCTGAAGTTCCGTGAGCCTTCTGTTCCCATCTTCAATCAAGGGCCTTATTCCGTCTCGCAGTGGAAGTGCTGTTATATCTAGTTCTTCGCCCTGTTTGGCGCCATACTGGGAGGAAATACCGAGCAGTGAATTGATTGAATCTGCTTCTTCCCTGTTTTGTGGTGTGAACTTTGTTTGTCCTGCATTCAGGGCAGACATTATTGTTTCATATGTTGCTAATTTTTTTGCATCTTGTCGGAATTTTTCATTAAAATTACCAATTTGCATTCTGTTTAGGGCGCCAGTATCGCCAGGTGAACCAGCTCCCATCCCAGCAGTAGATGTTCGTGAAGGATTAAGAACTCCGCCATCCAGTTGCGCCTTGCCTACGTGAATCACAGCTTCTTGATTACCGTCGAGTTTGAACGCTTCAATATCGCCATCGTTTCTTCGTTTTTGGAGTTCTTTACCCTCCTCGACGAGTCTTCTGTATTCTTCCTCAGGCACGTCTTCTATGTCGAGAATTCCTTGCTCTACTCTTTCCTTCTTGGTGCGCGCTAAGAATTCCTGAAGAACGACTTCTTTTTTAGAATCAGAAATTTTCTTTTCTAATTCTTGTTTGAACTTGGCGAGCCCCTCTTTCTCAACTTCTTCTTTTGTTAGGTTGCGTGGAGTTACGTCAGCGTCAAATCCGTCTAGGGATGTCTTGTCTTTACCGCGAGATAGGACAACTCCAAACTCCCCACCTCTCCACTCACCAGTCGCCTCAAGTGCAGCCATGGCTTTCTCTAAACTATCGACCCTATTCCTGGCTTTTTCGCTTCGTTTATCTTGCTTATCAGTTGATTCGGAAACTATATTTCTAAAGTTTTGAGGAGCCAGGGAAACATCCATCGAGCCAGTTACGCCGCCATTCCGCTCAAGTACTTGCTGTTCAAAATCAACGATTGCTTTTTCGAAATCATTCTGAGCTTCAGTAACTCTTTCCTTTTGCGACTTCATATCGAGGACGGTGGTTGGAAGGTTCTTTTCTATGGCTTTATCAACCAACGCTGCCATTACCATTCCTGCCGCCTCAGAGTCTGCGTCGGCAGTGTGATGCTTGGAACCCAAATCAACGCCAAGATATGCCGTAATATCTGCTAGTCCATTTGATGCTTTTCTTGTTTCTGGAATCACAGTGCCGTCATCCAGTATTTTTTCTTTTACGAGCTTGGATGGGCCTTCTGGGTTTTCAGGTGTCCAGCGTGGCAGTGTGTGCTCTGATATGTCTTTTGTATCTAGGTAACCAGAAGGCCTCCACTGAATCCCAAGTTTTTCTAGAGTCGCATCAAGTACATCTTTGTCAAACGGTGCATATTGAACTCCAAATATTGCATTTTCGCCGGCAAAATCCGCAAGCATCTGATGGGCCTTTAGCATGCTTTCCTGGGTGTCCAAATACGCATCGGTCAGTACATTGCCATCTTTGTCTTTAAGGTATTTCGCAGACCATTCACCTAATGGTTGGTCTGGTTTCATGAATACATTAAGGCGGTCAATTACTTTTCCACCCTTCATTCGTACGGCACCTATTTGGACCGGAGAACCCTTGCCTATAGTGCGACCGTCGCTGTCGTTTTCTATTCCAGTTGTTTCATAGTCAAAGAAGATTATTTCTGTTTCGTCATATATTTTTTTAAACTCTTCCCAGGTTTTTGCGCTTCCAAATATTTTTTGAGCATCGCCGAGAAATGAACCATACGTAGGTTCGCGCGGGTAGCGCGGTTTGTCTTGCTCGACAGACATTGCACCAGTAATCCCACTTCGCAGACGAGCTGCGCTGAGTGGCTGCCATTGCTTTTTAGGTTTTTTGTTTTTATTTCTAGCTTTTCTTTCGTCTTGTTTTACCCACCCCTGAACCTGTTGTGCATGCAGGCTGGTTCGGCGCTGGCCACCACCCATGTCCATCGCCCCAGTTAGATTCCATGTTCCAGGTCGAACACCAAAGGTCCCAGACCCTGAATCGTTGAGTCTTCGTGTCACTTCTGCGGAGGTCATCGGCGTTCCAGGAATTCCTATTCTTGCCGTTCGTGAAGGCCCGGTACCTGAAGCCGCGACTGCATCAGAGAATTCTTGAACATAATTGGCGTTTCTCGTACTCTGTCTAACCGGTCCCCTACCACCTGGTCTTGGTGACCTGAGATTAAGCGGGTATCTTTGCGGCGAGAGCATTCTGGCCTGGCTGTTAGTTTCGCCATAGAGTCTTCTAGCTGCGTAATACTCTGCTCTTGTCTCAATAGGGTTAGAAGCAGCATATTCCCCACCAGCAAATTGAGCCATAAGCATTAGGTCTTCAGCTGTATCGGTAATGTTGTTTACTACCGCTTCAGTAAATGCGTCGTAAAACTCAACGAGGTCTTTTTGTAGGTCTGCAGAGTTAAAGTTTCCGCGTCCTCCCATGTACTGTCTAGTCTTGAGATTTTGAGCGGCATCCATTACGAGCTGGATGCTCGGACTATTCATTGGATTCCGCATGTTGGTGAAATCTATTTCCCATCCACCGTTCTCTTTTCCAGGACGCCAAGCTGGTGCTCCACCAGTAGTGGCACTGCCGGCAAAGTATGTAGGGTTTGACGGGTATCGAGCCATTCTGTTTACGTCGAATCCAAGAGCCTGCAATGCTGTAGAGAAGTGCGCAAGGTGTCCAAATTCGTGAGTGGCCGTATAGTGCATGTCGCCCTCGACGGAATCATGTATTCCGCCACTGCGTGCATCGCCGTTATGAAAACCTAACGAGCTCTGGAACAGAGCTGCAGGGTTTATTCTCATAATGACGTGAACTCCGCCCTGTCCGGCATTCCGTCCAGCCACTAGTTTTTTCCCTGCAGCACTTACAAGTCTCCCGTTGGAATCTATAGCTGGTCCGAAATGGTCCAGTGAAACTTCAAATGCACTCCCCATGTTGTAATCAACCTGGAACTGAGTTACTAATTTTGCATGGTCCGGATTCGCAATTGCCTCAACAATTGTTGCCTCCCAGAACGCCCGAATTCCCCTTTTTGCCTCACCCTTTTGCTCCCATCTCAGATTCGATGGAATCGCATTTTGGAAATATGCTTTAAATTCATTCGGCTCAACATTGGGGAACATTTGTGTCATTACCCTCATGAAGGTTGCTTCATCGGTAATGTCTCCGATGTCGTCACCGTTCGGAAGTTTTATCAATCCGGAACGTATCATCTCGTGATTTGTCATAGCAAGCATCGTTGACCGTTTACCACGTTGGGTTTTTTCTTTCCGGCCCAAAAGATAAGGTTCACTTGGTCCAGACCTTCTGGATGGGTCATACCTCTGACCGACACCTCCAGACATTGCTCCAACAATTCGCCCACCAACAGCCATTCGGCTAGATACTTCGTCGTACCCCATGTCCAAAAAATCTTGCTGGGTTAGGTTGTTCATGTCTCTTGCTGCTTGGAATCCACTTGGGGTTCTTCCACCAACTTGTGACGCATCCGCAATTGCACTTCCTGCACGTCTTGCTATTCGTCCTGCGCTTCCGGCGGCTGTGCGTGGAGAGACAATAAAACAGTTAGACATTCTTTGGTCAGTAAACTGGTTTGCTGCCGGACTTCCTTCAGGACAGCGAAGTTTGTTCTTGTCATCCACCCATGGCTTTAAACCAAACTTCCCCATCATGGAGCGTGCAAGAAGGGTATCTATTTCGTCCCTAAGTTTCGGACCAAGAGACTTTGAGTCAAGATGTAAATCTGGGTGTTTAAATTTAACTTTCGGCTTTTTTGTTTGATATTCTTTTTGCAAATTGTAATAATTTGTATCTGTATGCAATGGGTTGCCAAACTTACACAAATGCATAGTCATCCCTGGTGGGATTAGGGGAAGTGGGTCACTTTGCTTCCATGTTTTAAGAAATGCGTCGTATGGATTCTTAAAAGGATTTTCTTCTTCTTTTGATTTTTCGTCTTTTGGTTTAGACTCTTTTGGCTTGGCTTCTTTTATGTCAAGGGTCGGACCAGTAATTAATTTTGCGTCCTTGTTTTTGACAGCTCTCGCTATCGCCCTGTTGATGAAATCGTTTTGTCTATAGCCCACTGAAGGTCTCCCAGCGCGAAGCCACACATTTACGCTTAGCCCGATTTGTTGGTTGGTATGACACCAACAATATTACATTATTCTGTATCGGTCTGATTAAGTTCTTCCTCGACGGCAAGCATCTGGAATTCCATCAGATTTGACAAGAAGTTCGATTCTGGAGAAACCTCAACAACTTCTGCCGTTTTTTCGGCATCATCAGAAGGACCCCAGCTCATTGGAATTAGGTCCTCAAGACCCAAGGCTACGGCACGTTTCATGATGTGAGATTTTGCTTCGGCTGGATTCTTCGCTCTACCGAATGCTTGAATCGCATTGCGAAGGTCGGCTTCGTCTTTGACTGGGAATGAACCATCAGCAAGTGCATGACCTTGTTTTGCCATTGACATTCTCGACTCTTCGGAGTAAGCACGCTTAAGTGCAACTTCTGCAGCTTCTGCTTCAATTGCTGATGCTTCTTCCTGTGTGTACTCGTCATAGCCAAGTACTTCTCCATCAAGCGAAACGAATACATCGTACGACTTGCCATTTACGCCTTCAATTTCAACTGCGTAAACATCAAATCCTTCGAATACGTCTGGCTCTACAGCGACAATATCTCCCTCAACCGACTTGACAGCAATATCTGCTGCTTCGCCAAAGCTCACAAGAACTTTGTCTTGAAGGGCTGACTTAACCTCAATCACGTCGTTTGAAAGAACATGCCAACCCATGACTTCTCCGGTCGAACCGTCAAAGAAGATTTCTACCGGCTTGCCATCTTTTCTTTCAACATCAACAACAAAAAGGTCGGCTTCGTCGGAGTATCCAGAGTCAAGAACTTTTCCTCTGAACATATCTTCGGCCATGCCTTCGACTTCAATAAGTGCTGGCATTCCTTTTTCAGAAACGCATCCGCCTGGACAGCTGTCGCAAACATTTGCGCCGCCTGGGTACACCTTGCGGTCGAACGAGCAAACATACGCTTCCTCGTCGAAGTCTGCTGATTTGAATCCCATTGACTGCATGCGACGTTGACGCATCTTTGAGCGATTCTCTTGAGTTGAACTATAAGAGTCCATCATTTTTTCGTCAGACTCATCTTCCATGTCTTCGTCCGACTCTTCCATTGGAACATTTGACATTTTTCTTACTGGCTTCGCGACCGGAGCGACATCCTCATCTTCGTCCATGTCGTCTTCCTCATCCATGTCGTCTTCTTCGTCGAGCATCTCTTCTTCTGCAGGGACAGGCATCATCTTTGGCTTCTTTTTCTGTGGAGACTCTTGCTCTGTATACATCTCGTCTGCATCTTCTTCGTCGATGATATCCTCGTCGTCGGTCATGGCTTTCTCATCAATCTCTGTGTCCATGTCTTCATCCATAGCTTCCGCTCCTGGCATTGAGTTCTTTTTCTTTTTGGGTGTATTCATGCCCATCTCGGCCATCGCCTTAACAGATGTAGCCATGGCTCCACACTTTCCACAAACTTTTGCTCCGGCTTCATAGCCGCACTCTGATGCGTCAAGACCTTTTGCACATTGGGCAACTTCGCCGTCTGAGTCCAACTTGACGACTGGTGATTTCTGAGTCATGAATTTTGCTCCTTGTATTGCATCGAACTTGACAGACAGCCTTTTGGGTTGCTGCAACCACCACACGGATTCATGCGTTTTTCGCCTGAAACTATGCAGTGATATTTATATGAAATTTTTTGTTGCTGTACAGGTTTAGCATAACCCATAACAGGGGTTCTTTGGCTGACGTTACCTACTTTAGGACGTGTGAAGCGTGTCGATTTACCACTTGCGAGATGAGTCTCTTCGGACTTGATTTGAGTCTCGATGACATCCAGTTTCTTATTGAGTTCTCCCACCAACTCAAAGTTATTTTGGACAATCGCTGAGTCGCGCTCAAATTCAATATTTTTCACAGCGTAATTGAGTAATTCCGTACGTTTCTCGTTCATTTCGTGGGTTATCCCGAAAAACTAGATAGTTCGTAGTTCTCTAACGGTTGTTCTTTTTCAATTTGGGATATCACATTGACGAGGGCATTAACCCCATCAACGCCGACAGAGGCAAGCCCTGTCACCCATATTCCGTCATCGTTTGCGGTTGAATTAAAACCGTGGTATTCAGCGACAGTGTCAACAGCTGATTTGATATCGAATATAAATGATGGGTGAATATCTATCTGGAACCCATCAATTTGATTCGATTGAATCTGGAGGCCAGACTTGACCTCTAGGTCATGATTCTCTGAAATTGATACATATACGCTCAACTCAGACTTACCTCTAGCTGCTGCTGCTCTGGCAAGGACGTTGCTTCTACGCTCACGCATAATTGCCTGACGAATCCTTTTGCGTGCTTTTTCTTCGGTAATCATATTTCTTTTTGCAAGATGTCTGATTGCCGCATCCATAGCGCGCTTTGAATCGCTAGGTGGCTTTGATTCATCAATCCCAAATTCACGCAATTGAGCAAGAATATTATCGCCACGATTCCTCAAGCCCATTGCTCCAGTAACCCCACCAGCCGGAACCCTCTGAGGTGGCGCTGGTACGGACGGACGGCTCGGGCTTGGTGCTGGAGAAGGGCGGCCTGGGACACGACTTGGAGCAGGCTTCGGAACGCGAACTGGCTCGGGAAGTCTTTCTGGAATTTTGTCTGGTATTTCTTCTGGCTTTGCAGGCATTTTGGGCTCAATGTACGGAACATCATCTTCGCCGGTTATGGGGTTCGTGGTTCTGCCATCGCTGTCGCCGTCGCGTGAAGGTTTACCCATTCGACCAGCAGCACGACGAGCACGACCAATTGTCCCACCGAGAACTTTTTCGTTAATTGCTTCAAGTGCATTCATTAGCGCATTTTGTGCTTCTGGACCGTACCAGTCCATATTCGGGATAGCAAAACCGTCTGCAAGCAACTCGACTTCAAATCCGTGCGAATTTCCGATTTCATTTGCCGCTTCGTACATTTCTACATTTTGTGTTTTCACAAACATATGTAGACCTGGTGTTTCGTCTTTGAAGGATGTCCATGATTTCATTGCCGATTTACCTGTACCGCATTTTCCGCCACACCCACAATCACTGTGGCTGTCGTCATTTCCATGGAGTTCAGAATCACGACGCATTAGAGAGTCGTAGAAATCTCCACCGTCAACAAATCTCTTGGGTTTGTCACTGGTAAGGGCAACCGAAGGTCCGCCATCAAGCGGGATATAAACGGTTTCTGGCTTAACTTCGTGCGCCGTGCCAAACATAAATCTTTCGCCATCCGGGGTGTGCCATCCAGCCCGCATTGTCGACGTCGAGTTGTCTTTGTCTAAATCAAAGATGACCGTACTTTCATCCGCTTCACGGATGGCTACCTGTCCACCGAAATGCATGCTTAGATGGCGAACAAGGTCGCCCATTCTCCCGCTTATAGGGTTTATTGAAGAACTCCCACCAGAGTAAATTGACATGTTTTTGACCTCAATTTCGGAGTCTGACTTCTTTTTTGTGTTGTCATATCTGTCCAAAAGCCGACGTCCTTTTGCTGCGAGCTTTGCGGCATCCTCGGTGTTCTGTGGCACTGGTTCGCCCCACGCCGCAGCTGAAAGCGCAAGTCGTGTTGGCTTTCCGTTTTCATCCTTCATTGGACCGCTTGGATTAGTGAAGAATCTTGTAAGGAATGAACCTTTGCGGCGCATCTTTTGTGGAGTGTCAGCAGGACCCTTGACGCCTGGTTTCAAATTTGCACCTTCGGTCTTTTTGAAGTGAGCCCTACCTGCTGCAGTTAGCCCGCCATCTGGGTCCTTAAGTGCAGACTTTGCCTCTGCGCTATCGGCTGGAACGCAATTTGGGACCATATCCCCATTCTTTCCCTTTTTCATTCCAACTTGCTTATACCCAGGCCAGCATGGACCTACTTTTGCAGCCTTCACCGATTCATCTGACTTAATCGAGATGGTTCCAGTTAACTGGTTGGCACCATGAAGAACAGGACTTACCTCGTATAGTTCAACCTCCTTAAGGAGGTTGGCTTGCTTCTTGCTATCGAAGAAGGCATCAAGTGTTTTGTAACCAATTGACCACTCTTGGTCTTCGCCAAAGAATGTTATGTTATTGAATGCTTCGCGACCGCGTTCCGATTTAAGGTTAAATTGAACTCTCGTATAGAGTCCACCCACGCCATTTGCTCGCATTTTTGCAGGCAAACGTGGGTCGTTTGGACCAACCTCGTAGATGTCTAAAACTTTACCAATAGGCTCATTCCAGTTGTGACCCCAAACGACTCGTGGCTTACGTCTACGGAGCGAGGAATCAAAGCAACCAGGCAAGCAAATGTCGCCAACACTGTCCTTGTTCCCAATAGCGGCAGTGAAACATTCAACGATACCCAATGCCTCATTGGTGCTTATCTGTCCAGGCATGGACTTGTATTGAGTTTCAGTAAAGTTTTCGGTAATATTTGTCATTGTTTACGCGCTTTCAGAGAACTGTATTCACAATAATAAGCGCTGGAGACACTCTTTTGGCATAAGAGCGGATTAAATTACTGGACTTTAATTAAAGTCTCAGTTCAAGCCGAATTTTAATCTGCAACGACAGTTCATTGTCATGCGAGCTGGGGATAGTGGGTCGCCTGGGAACCTAATTACATCATCACCAACATTGAATGCATCGCCAACACTAACCGTTTTCCCGTCGAGAAGTCTGTGCTCTGCTCTTGTTTTTGAATCCTTCAAAGAAATCCAAGTTTTTGATGCCGCACCAACCTGTTTTGCTCCAAAGTAGACACCAGCATTATATGAAGTCTGCGCCTCATGTTCAGCAATGACCCTTTGCTTCTTGGAAATTAGATTAATAAAGATTGCCACCAGGGCAGCCTTTAGCATTCCGGAACGGTCCTCGTCATCTTCAAGCGCAGAGGATATAAGTATGGCTGCTGCTATTTCTTCCTTGGTTGATGAGTTGACTTTTTGCATTCTTTCAATTTGTGCATCAATCAACTGTTTGATTTCTTCTTCATCAATTTCTGTCGGCATTCCTGTCTGTTCATTTATCAGACGAGCTGCGTCATTTGTAATACCGGAAAGAAGCGGTCTGAAGTCTTCAAGCATTTGCTTGTCCCAAACATCAATGTCAAAAATTAAACTCGATTCTAGGGAGCCTGCTGCAAGTGCCTTTTTTGATTTTGCGCCCATGGCCTTTTCAAGGACAACTCGTTGCTGCCGTTCGAAAAATCTATCTAAATTTCTATCCAAAATTTCAATCCAGCGTTTTGAGTTTTCTTCTGCTTTTGAGTCCCAGTCATCGATTTGTTTGTTATCTGATTTTGACTGCATCGTCGGTTCGTATGCAGACAACGCACTCGGTGACATTTGTGGTTGTCCACCCTGCTCTGCTGCGAGTGCTTCAGTCATAGTGTTTGGCTTTTGATTCATGTCAACTATTTGTGCCGGTATCTCTTGGTCTTGCGGCGCACCTTCAACTGGAACCTCTGGTGTTGGCATTACCCCCGCTGCTGCGACGCCAGGCATACCTGGCTGTTGTCCAGCCGCTGCAGCATCGGCTGCTTGCTTGGCGGAGTCAAACTCTTTGTCTGTATAACCAATCGGAGTAAGGTTTGGATTGGCAAGAAGAGCCTGCATGAGGTCTGATTTGATATGAATTCTTCCGGTTGCGGCTCGATACTCGTTGCCACTTATAAGACCATTCTGAAATTCGTCTAACAAATATCTTTCACGCTCTTGCTTGTAGAGAATAAGGATTGGTACATCAGACGTATCGAAGTCAATATAAAACTCATCGTCCAGTTCGTCTAATGCCCGACCAATCAACTCCATGTGCGGAAGCATTGTCTCGTTCCAAAAAACCCTATGTTCTTCAGCGGCATTTGAGAATGTTCGACCGGATGCATTGCCAATAACGGATTCCGGAACACCGAAGGATGCAAGGATTTCCTCTTTTGTAATCTGTCGCATCTGTATATAGTTGGCATCACGAGGGGATGCACCTGTATCGACGTAATCAACACCGTCGTCAGATGAGACAACAGTTATAGAGCCAGCCCTATTTATATTTCCACGAAATCTACTGCGAAGCTCATCTTTGTCATCGTCATCAATTTCTCCTTTTACAACAAGCAAGCCGCCTGGCCGACCGTCGTTAAGAAGGAAGTTGCGATTATATATTTTAGAAAGGTTTTCAATTTCAATGGCGATACCAGCAGACTCAAGTGGAGTCATGGACAGGTATGGGTCTAGTGGATGTGGCTTTCTTACCCAGCAAACATCTTCCGGCTTTAGGATTACCTTTGTTCCGTTTCGCATATCAACTTCAAAACCGGAAACAAACTTTTTCGGGTCAGGTATTGGCGATGTGTGTTGTGGCGGAAGTAATTGAAGGGCGATGATTCCACCATCACGACCGCGTACTTTTTCAATAAATGCCCCACGTGAGGACATTAACAATTGAGAGGAAAGTCTGTATCTAAAAACAAATGAGTTTTCACCCATGTTTGATTTAGAGTTCAAAATATCCAATATTTTGTTACTCTGATTGTCTGTGACAATTTTCCCAGTTGGGGAATTATCTTTTCGCAACATTGCAGGTAGGCGGGCCTGATTTCCTGCTATCGCATCAATGCACCTGTTAACCCAGGTGACCTTGGCCATTCCTTCTCTGTAGGCACGCTCAATATCCCAAGAGTCTCGATATGGCTTTCCAGCCTGGCTTGGGTTGAACGCGACAGGAGCACCTGGCCCGAGTATCGATTTCTGTCCTGGTGACTGGAGAGATTTGTTTTGCGAAGAGTTCCACGCCATAAAGTGCGATTATTCCAGTCCTAGTAGAAACCCGAGGGCGCCAGAACAAACCCCTGCGGTAATAAAGCCCACAGGCAACGAAATGTAAAAAGCGCCAATTGTTGTCATAATTATAAATGACACCATGAGCATATTGGCAGTTCTCCGTCTAGTAAACCATTGTAGTACTTTTTTCATACACCCACCGGTTCTGCATCTTTCATATGGTTAAATACTAGTACGAAATACGTTGATGACAGGAACATGATGACAAATTGGAACGAAGTACTCAGATACCTAGAACCCAAGAAGCCTTTGTACTGCCCTGAAGAGGCATCGATTACACAAAGAGTATTCCTTAGAACATACGACATAGAAGCCCTTTTTGGTGGTGCAGCAGGCGGAGGAAAATCGTCTGCGTTGCTGATGGCTGCTCTCCAATACGTTGATATACCTGGCTATTCTGCAATTCTTTTCAGAAGAACTTATGCCGACTTGTCTCTGCCTGGAGCCTTGATGGACCGTTTTAAGTCGTGGATTGCAATGCATGACGATGTGCACTGGAACGCAAATAGCTTCATAGCTACCTTCCCGTCAGGCGCAAGAATTTCTTTCGGTTACCTAAACAACGTTGGCGACTATCTTCGTTACAAGGGTTCTGAATTTCAGTTTATTGGTATGGACGAGGTTACCGAAATTAGAGAATCTGATTATCGCTATCTCTTTTCTCGTCTACGTCGTCCATCAACTGGTGAATTATCAAAAGTCCCACTAAGGATGAGGACTGCGTCTAACCCTGCACCCAATTGGGTTAGACAGAGGTTTATCGTTGAGGGACGTGAGCACGGTCGGATATTCGTTCCATCCATGCTTACCGATAACCCAGGAATTGACGCTGAGTCATACCGACAGGCGCTATCCGCCCTTGACCCCATTGAGCGCAGACGGCTGGAAATGGGCGACTGGTGGGCAACTAGCCTCGGAACGATTTTTGATAGAACAGCATTTGTCCCAATTGACCCGATAGATGTGCCACAAGTCACATCATCAGCTAGGGCTGTTAGATTCTGGGACCTTGCAGCAACCGAGCCAAGCCATTCAAACCCAAATCCCGACTGGACCGTAGGCACTTTGATGCTTTTCGACCAAGGAATCGCCTATGTCTTGGATGTCAAAAAGGCCCGAGTAAAGAACGAACGGGTTGAGCAATTAGTGGCTCAAACAGCCTATGAAGACGGCCATACGGTGACGATACGAATGGAGCAAGAACCAGGTTCGTCAGGAAAGGCCCTAATCGACCAGTATGCCCGCTACATCCTTCCAGGGTATGACTTTGGTGGAATTCGGTCTACTGGGGACAAATTAACTAGGGCACGCCCTTTTTCTGCGGCCGTAGCCAACGGTAACGTTCGGGTTGTCCAAGCCCCATGGCTATCGGATTGGCTTGATGAATTTTCTGCATTTCCAGAAGCATGCGACCACGACGACCAGGTTGACTCTGCCGTTGGAGCTTTTACACATTTAACTGGTTTGGGGTTGCCACAGAGGAGACCAGTCTCTATAATCATCTAGGAAGACCTACAAACCTAACTATTGGAGACATATGAATATTGAGGGGAAAGAAGCCTGGAATAAGGCTTTGGACGATGCAAATCGTTCATTAATGGAATTAGAGCGCGCTTTTAGCAAGCTCGGAGAAAGCAAGGACATTGAAACTGTTTGCTCCGCATTGGTAGAAGCACACCTGCTCAAAGCAAGCATGTCCGTGGCTTACGACTCTCTTTGCCACATCGTCGATGGAGTGATGGGAAGTCTCCCAGAATTCATTACAACCGATGGAAGCAAAGTTGAAAAACGAGCCGGCAATGACCGCAAGAAGTGGAGGCACGAAGAACTTGCGCAGAACATTGCGTCACGTTTAAGCGATATGTCGGTTGATATGTCAACTGGTGAAATCACAATGACACCGCAAGAAATGGTTGTCAAACTTCTTGACTACTGTGCGCCATCATACTGGCGAGTAAAAGAACTTGCAAAAATTGGAATTTCCGCAGATAAGTTCTGCGAGGTAGAAGAAAAAGAAGCAAGCATTATCGTACGAAAGGCTAAATAAAATGTCAGACATATACCAACAACTATCAGAGTCGTTCCCACCAGAGATGGTGCGTTCAGTTAATAAAAGTGGAACGAATCTTCTATACATCCCAGTTACCGAAGTAACCAACCGTCTCAATAAGGTTCTCGGTGTTGGGAAGTGGTCGCGCGAGGTAATCAAGTGTGAACGCGACGCAATTGATACTGACTGGATTATGGCTCATGTCCGCATTACTTGGCTTGCAACGGATGAGCACCCAGCCGTATCTCGCGATGGAATTGATGCAGCAAAGATTATGCGCACCAAGCAAGGTCAGATTGTCGACCTTGGCGATGCGTACAAGAGTGCAGAGTCAAACGCGTTCAAGAAAGCAGCCCAAAGCCTTGGTGTCGGTTTGTACTTATCTCGTACTGACGACGCAATCGAAATCGAACAAGCAATGGATGCTGTTCCAGCAAATGCTGATGCTCATCCAATTTGGGACAACTTCATTGGTATTAGCAAGAAATTCAATGCTGAGCAAAAAGCCGAACTCCGCTCCAAGTGGAGCGAATGGAGTGGTGGAAAAGCCGTTCCAACAAAAGACACGGTGACATCTGCAGAGGCTGATTTCCTTCATGTTGAAGCAGTTGCGATTGCTTTCTCCGAAAAGAAGAAAGACTAAACGTGACAACGGAGTTGAATCCACTCCCACCACACCTTTCAGCATCATCTATTGGGACATTCCAACAATGTCCGCTACGTTTCAAGTTGTCGCGAATCGATAAGATTTCGGAACCGCCAACCCAGCAGACGTTGATGGGGAATTTTGTTCACGACACCCTTGAGTATTTCTACAACACATATCAACCAGAAGACCGCTCGCTTTCTAACGCGCAACATTCTGCTCGATTTGTTTGGGAATCATCTGGATGGGTGGAACGTGTAACGCCGTATCTTCGGACATTATCTATAAATGACTTCCGATGGAATTCATGGTGGTGTATCGAGAATCTTTTCGGACTTGAAAACCCTGGGATAATTCATCCTCGTGGAGTTGAGTTTGAGGTCAACGGTGCAATCAATGGAGTTGTAATCAAGGGTTTTATTGACCGCTGGATACATGACGAAGACAAAATAACCATCAGTGATTACAAGACTGGAAAAGTTCCATCTTCGCGCTACATGGAAGGTAAGTTTTTTCAGTTGGTCCTTTATTCCCTGCTCCTCAAGGAGATGGGGATTACATCAGAAAACACAGAACTTGAATTGCTCTATCTAAAAGATGGGGTTCGTAAGACCAATAAGCCAAAAGAAATTGATTATGAGTCAGCAATAAACTTAATAACAACGGTAAAAAGGGAGATAGACCAAGCTTATGAAGACAACAAATGGCCAGCTGTTCCGTCGCGACTCTGCGACTGGTGCGTTTACAAATCAAGTATCTGCAGCCATTGGAACAAAAAAAATGAATGATGAGACTTTTGCTCGGATTGTCGCAGAAGATGTAAAAAACAACGTAACCGAAAGCCAGCGAGAATATTTGATGCTCCCACAGAATCGGGCACGCTGGAAGTTTGCATTAAAAGTCTTGTCCGAAAATATCAGTTCACAAATAAAGGACATCAACGCAGACAAGGAGGCCGACAGTATTCGTTATTCGGCACTTGGTTCGCAGGGGAAGTCGATGCTTGTCGAATCAGGTGCTGCCTATGACGCGAAGCTCAATAAGATTAGTCGCTTCATGTTCTACGTTGAAAGCCGTCTTAATTTTGTAGAAAACCTCGTTGAGGATGAGTCTGAGATGTCTCGAAAAGAGCTCTTAGAAGCAGCAATTCACAAGTATCTTGAGATGCTTGATGAGATGGACTTTGAACGCACCGAACTTGACGATGCACTTGAGCACGCATTGATTAACAACTCCCTATCTGCGTTTGACTCAGTTACACTTGAAGAGTGAGATATAGGTCAAAGAAAAAAGAAGAAGAGTACAAACTACGAAGACCTCTCGTTATTCGCTTGCTCGAAGAGCGACCATGGTGCGAGGCATGTTCAAAATTTGCCGAACACGATGAAGTTGTTACCTATACAAGAAACAGAAGCAGCGACATACATGAAATTATTCGTCGTTCACAGGGCGGCTCGATACTCGATGAAGAGAATCTCATGTCGGTATGTAGGCCGTGCCACATGAGAATCGGAAACTATCCGCAGTTGGCTTTTGACCTAGGTCTGGCTAAGCACGGCTGGGAGCGTTAGGTTTTAACTAGCTAAGAGTTTTTGGGTATAAAAAAACCACCTCACCCACTAGTGATGAGGTGGTTTTTGTTAAAGGGTTTATTTAGCCTTGGATTACGGTGAATGCAACTGTCATGTTTGAACCAGCAGTGCCGGAACCGACAGCCGATACGTCAAGGCTGACAAGAGCGCCTTGTGTGAAATCGCAGTTGGCTGCAGTAAGCGTGCCTTCGTCTGAAGTTCCTGCAGCTGCGATTGAGAACGCTGCTGCTACATCAGAACCGACTTTAAGGTCTGCGGTAAGTGCTGAACCTGCTGGTGCTGTGGTTACGGCTACGTAAGCGCCGGTGATTCTGCCAGCAAACGGCATGGCCATTGTGACGATGCTGCTGGTTGACAATCCACCAGCAATGTTCATTGTGATGGTTGTTGGTGCGAGTACTGCTGTTGACATTTTTTCTCCTATGTATAAATGGGGTACGCGAAAAAGTATACACCAAACAATCTTGACCAAAGGAGAATAAAAAAAAACGTTTATTTTACGTGAGTGAAAAATGTTGCGGGTGTATTGTTGTAATCCTTAGGACCGTTATAGGCGCGAAAGTCGGGTGGGGAAACTCACTCGGCTTTTGCGTTTTTTTGTTTTACAAACACCATAAAGCTATTTACTTTCGTAAGGCATCGCTGAGTGTTACTCTGAAATCCTCTAGCCGGTAGCCGTTTCCAAGGGAAGAAAGGCAGGTGGTCAAAGAGTCTAGTGATTTTTCACGGCAAAACAATTCCTCTATGCTCCGAGGACATTGGAAACCCGCCTGATGCTAGAGGTCAGGCGGGTCTTTGCTGTACGGGGTAGTATTCGTCTGTGAAACTACTTGGACTAGACCTTTCTCTCACTTCTACTGGGTACTGTTTCGACGGTGAGAGCGGCGTTATCGCCACTGGCCTTTTAGGGACCGAACGTCTCGAAGCAGTAAAAGATGATATTTCGAATTTATTATTAGCTAATAAAATTGATTGTGTTCTTCTTGAAGGCTACTCATTTGCGTCTCGTAGCGGGCAAGCGTTTTCTATTGGTGAGCTAGGTGGAGTTATTAGACTTTTGATACACAATCTAGGGATAAATCTCATAGAGATACCCCCAACATGTAGGGCCAAGTTTGCAACAGGAAAAGGGAACGCCTCCAAGAATGAGGTTATCTCAGCAATATCTGCCCGAACCGGAATCGTGTGGGGGAATCCTGGCGCTGATGATAAATGTGATGCTTGGATTCTTGAAGAGATGGGTCTTGCTCGTCTCGGCAAACAAAGATATTCTTGGCCAGACGTAAACATGTCTGCTCTGGAGAAGATAGATTGGACTCCTCTCGAAGGGAATTAATACGTGGACCGCAGCAAACCGATTAGCCAAGTTGACATCGAGCAAGAGCTTCTTCGCCTGATGGATATTTTGGAAAACGAAACAGAAGCATTCGAACAACTCGCTGTTGATGCAGCCAAAAAAGAAGCAATGTTCAAGGGTGAATGGGCAAAGCAATACCTTTCCGCAAAGGGTTCAATCAAAGAGCGTGAAGCATGGTCGGACTACAAGCTTGCAGACCAGATATTGGATTACAAAATCGCAGAAGGCCTCGTAAAAGCAAAGCGTGAAAAACTTCTTTCATTACGTACGAGCATCGATGCACTGCGCACACTGAACGCAAACGTGCGAGCACAAGTATGAGTAAAAAGTATGTAGGACCAGAGTCTATTTCAATTGATGTAAAAACCCTGAACGAACCGGAGTGGCGAGCCACACATGTTCTCAAACCAGACCTGGAATTACTCCAACAATCAGTAGTTGATTACGGTCTCCTATCACCAATCATCGTCCAAAAAAAAACACTGCAAATAATCGACGGTTATCATCGTTGGATTATTTTCCGTTCTAATAAAGAAATCATGTCACGACATGAGGGGAAGATTCCTGCTCTCATCTTTGACATCGACGAGATAGATGCAATGATGATGCACCTGCGGCTAAACCGAGGGCGTGGGAACATATTTGCCAATAACATGTCAAGAATTATCAAAGATGTCTATTACAGCGAGAAGTATGACATCAACGAAATCCAAGAACTTTTGAACATGAACGTCATTGAAGCAGACATGATGCTCGATGGCTCACTCTTAAAGAGTAGAAAAGTCAAGGACCATACGTACTCAAAAGCATGGGTTCCAATTGAGGTTCCATCTGGCAAAGTAGAGAAAGCAGTTCTTGAACGACCTCCAAACGTTGACCGCTAGCAGACGTAAGTAAAATGGTGTAAACTTTGGTAAAACTTGTCCACAGTGAGGTTTTATGCCAACACCAAGCAATGCAACCGATAGCGAACTAACGCCTCCTACAAGAGCAAGAATTTTGCCATCCCGAGACAGGAATCAGCGTCCTAGTTTTTTGCGTCGCGCTGCGGCTTCAGGCCTAAATCGTCTAGCTAATATTGTTTCGCCACAGCAGCGGCCAGCCGCTGGCACAGCGTAAAAGGTAATTCTACATGCTCGATACAACGGAAATGCTCGTTTCCGACAATGACCTCAGCATATATATGGATATATCTTTTTCCATGCGTCAGAAGGACGCGGCGGAGTTTGTCCTAAAGGGTCTACAGATGGAATTAGAAGCTTACCTAGGTAGGCCGGTAAGGCCTCAGGATTTTACGGAGAGCCATGTCATACCAAGCTCCTACGTTGGAATTCCTGCAACATCCTTCTTCTATGATTCAAGTCTTAACTCAACTGGGGAGAGCCTTAATTATTTAATGCCCGCAATAAATATTTCCTTGAGGAATACTCCAGTTATTAAAGTGACAGAAGTTAAGTTTAGAAATATTGCTGCCCCATATCAATTAATGGGCGAAGCTGTGACCCGTACCTGCGACATAACCGCCGCTCAACAAACTTCTGCATCAGTAACATACACATCGACCGGACACAGTCTAACGGTTGGTCAAACAGTGTCGATTAAAAACACAACTCCCTCAACATACAATCTTTCAAATAAACAGATAGTCTCCATAACATCAAATACTTTTACAGTTGCTGAAGTTGTTGGTTCGCTCGGTACTTATGTTAGTGGTGGTGTTGCAACAGCAACAGGAAATGATTATGTCGTTCATCGTTACGGTCTTGAGCTTTTTAGGGGATTTGCCAACGATATAGTTGATGTCACTTATCGCGGAGGCCTCGAAGGCGACATACAGGAAATGTTCAAGCTAATGATTCTTCGCGCTGCAACACGTGAAATGCAAAACATGCATGACGACGTTGTTGGTATAAAAGATTTGAATTCCAGGAACGTTGCTCCGCTTGAGACTGGATTCCTGGAAAAAGAACTAAATGCTATGAAAACTTACAGGCGAAGAAGAATTTAATGGCTGAAACAGAAATCAAAATCTCCACACGGGGACTGGGGTCGATGATTGCTAGCCTAGAAAAAAAAATAGTTAGAGCACAGGATTTTGCTCCAATTTTTCCAAAGGCAAAGGCAGAAATTGCTTTATCAACTGCCGCAAACTTTACATCCAATGGTCTCTTGGTTGGCGGGTGGTCTCCTCTTGACGCACAGTACGGCGCCTGGAAGATGACTCGTTTTCCCGGAGCACCACCAATGGTTCGTACTGGAAGATTGTTTGCAAGTTTGACATCTCAGAATATGGCGTCTGTAAACATTGCCCCAAAATCATTTACCATTGGGACAAACGTCGAGTATGCAAAGTTTCACCAATATGGAACTTCCAAAATGGCAAAGAGAAAAATACTTTTTGTTCCTGCGGAGTTTTCTGCAAAGTTTGCAAACGATGCCGCCAAATGGGTTAACTCAGGAAACATCTAATGGAACCAGCCGAGTTGATGTATGGGGCTCAGTTTGCAAAAAAGTTTGTAACCGACTACCTAAAAACCGATATCCCAAATCGATTGGTCATGTACAGAAACGGCTGGAACCTTGACGACATTGTTCTACCCAATCCTGAATCATATTTGACATATGAGCCTCTTGCCCTTGATGCGTGGCCCACGATAATTACAGTGGTTCTTTCAACCAAGACCTTCGATAGGCGTGGTTTTGCAAATGGCCTAGACCCTCTTTATAGAGTTGTATACGGTATGAGAACATACGTATGGGTCCGCACGGAGGGTTCTGAGCAGACAACCGATATGCGCGACAGATTGACCACCGTTGTCCGCTCCGCACTCCTTGACTACCCGTGCCTTCAGAGGGATGGGGCTGACAGGGAGGCAATGATTGACGAATCTACGGTTGGCGAAGAATTTTCGGATTTAACCCTTCTCAAAGGTGACAGAGTTCTTGCGGGAGCATATATCGCCTACGACCTAGCAATAGACGAAGTCATAGCCAGACAGAATATTGCCGATGAAGTGACGAGATTTGAATTTGAGGTGGGACAAAACCCACTCTCTACGGCGATTTCCGGAATCACAAACTTTGACGGAACTCCGGTTTCTATATCTGCAGACTGACATGGACGATAGTTTCTTTCAACCACTAGACAACTATACAGAAAAACTGGATAGCTCATATTCCGACTGCGTCCAAATACAGAATTTATCTGGGGGAATACTTCAGGCCGTAGAGGGCATTTATATGAGAAACTATTCATTCGGACTTGTTTCTAAAAGCAACAAGAATATCGAAAAGTTTTTAAAGCAAAGAAAAATAAAAGTCTATGAATTCTCTGTGGTGAAAGCTGCAAAGAAAAAGAAAACTGAAGAAAAAAAGAAGATTGAGATGCCCCCAGCAGAAAAATCAGGACAAAGCATTGACATCGGTAATTTAACAGCACTATTTACCAAAGAAGAAAGCAACAAAAATCAAGACGAGATTTAAGCGTTCCGGTTAAAACGTACGCCAAAATCAAGCTGCGAGTAGTTATACTCTCAGTAGTCTCATAACAAATAGTTCCGATTTAAATGGGACGGAGGAAACAATGCCAGGCATAATTGTAACCACATCAGTTCGTACGGGTCCAACAAACACTCAGACAGCAGCGACCGCGACAATGTTCGTAGTCGGTGTAACAGAGCGCGGGCCAGATGGCACCTCGCATCTTGTTACCAGCATCTCTGACTTCCAAGATATTTTTGGTGGTTACGTTTCGGATGGCTGGACATACCAAACTATTGAAACATTCTTCGAAGAAGGTGGCGCACGTGCATACGTGTCACGTGTCGTCGATGAAAGCGCAGTAGAGGCAAGTATCGATTTGTCGGTTTCGGGCAGCGTTGCTGTAAGCCTTTTGGCATCAGGAACCGGAACATGGGCAAACACATCAGCCCTTGGTGGGTTGACCGCGCAAGTGACGCACCCATCTGCTACGACTTTCAAGGTATTGATTGCTCTGAATGGAACACAAGTTTTCGCCAGTCAGTCACACACATCGATTGCAAACTTTGTCGAGGAAATAAACAACAACTCAACCGCAGCCTTGTACCTGACAGCTTCTGCTGGAACTACAACCACTAGACCTGCGGTAATGGCTGCAACAGCTTTCTCTGGTGGAACAAACGGTTCAGCACTTGTTGATGCAGATGTTGTAACAGCGCTTAACACTTTTACATCGAACCTTGGACCAGGCTCTGTCTGTGCTCCAGGATTCACATCGACAGCAGTTCGTACTGCCCTTCTCGACCATGCAGAAGATAACAACCGTATCGCGCTCATGGGATTTGACAAGGAAGACACGGCTTCACAGGCAATCGCGGACGTGACTGATTTCTCGGGTCTGGCAAATGCCCAGTTTGGTGCATTCTTCTACCCATGGGTAAAGATTCCAAACGGAACTCTCACTTCGGTGATTCCACCAGAGGGATACGTCGCTGGAAAACGCGCACAGGTGCAAAATCAGTTCGGTGCATGGAATCCGTACGCTGGCGAAAGAACAGAATCAGATTTCGTAACCGGGCTTTATACATCGCTTTCGAAGTCCGAGGCTGACGCGCTCGATGCCGGTTTCGTTAACCCAATCAGAGTAATTAACGGCACCGTACGTGTTTATGGTGCTCGTTCGGCCTCTGATGACACCGACAACTACAGATTCATCATGGCTCGCGAAGTTCTTAACCAGATTACGTACGAAGCAGAACAGGCTCTTGAAGCACTGTTGTTCTTGCCAATCGACGGACGTCGGTCAACTTTCTCGCGAGTTGCTGCAACGCTCACCGCAATCATGGACAGAATCCGCATTGGCGGTGGCCTCTATGAAGCATTCGGTGCAGATGGAAAACAAATCGACCCTGGCTACACAGTTCAGGTTAATGAAGCGAACAACCCGCTTACCCAGCTTGCAACTGGTGTCATCAAGGCGAAAGTTGGAGCAAGAGTCTCCTCGATTGGTGACACAATTGAAGTAGAAATTACAAAGTCCAATCTAACGGCGACGTTGGTATAGGTTCACGGAGGAATATATGGCATCAGGTAAATTAGCTCAGAGGCAAATAATTGCCGAAATCACACCCCTTGCGGGTGGTGACGTAGTGGGTCCAGCCCTTTCCGGATACTTTGCACAGGTATCTGGTGGCGAAATCACGGCCGCCGTTGAAAAGATTTACGTCGGTGGAACACCGTTCCCCGAAGTACTTTGCGCCCCTTCAGAAGTCGGCGACATGACCCTCACTAGGCATTACGATACAGACCTTCGAACCATCATGAAGGACCTCCGCCTTGTTGTCGGTCGTGCGTACTACGAATTGAAGATTTACGACACAGACTGCGACCTTAAAAACTCACAGTCAGAGCGCATTTATTCCAAGGTTCTTTTGACGGGTCTTTCGGAACCAGAAGGTGATGCATCAAGCGGTGCACCAGCAACCATCGCGTTGACCTTCGCTGTTTCTGGCGCTCCAACTCAATAAGTATTGACATCCGCCACTAAGGGCATAGCCCTGATAGTGTTGCGGCCATGACAAACTTCTACCAAGAACAAAACGAACTGTCCAAGCCTGCTCCATCTTTCGACGGAGCTGACGAAAATGTGCTTGACGCACTTAAAGCTGTTATCTCCAAAAAGGTACAGCGGAACGAAATATTCATCAACGTTCCAGAGCGTCCGGGCGTCACACTGTTGATTAGTCCGAATATCACGCAGAACCAAATCAAAGCGTGGCAAAAGAATTCCGGCTCGGAGTCCAAGAACGGTATTGATGCAACCAAGTTTGCATGTCAAGTCATTGGTCATACAACAAAAGGCATCTTCCTCAATGGCGAAGAAGTCCTTGAAGATGGCAAGTCGCTCGGCTTTGCATCTCCAGCCGTACTCAAGATGACTGGTGCTGCACGCGCACTCCCAGATGGTGTTCAAATGTTTTTCGGTCTCGACCCACACGTCGAGTCTGCTGCTCTTGCAATCATTGATGCTGCAGGTTACGGTGACACCGTAGAACAGCAAGAAAACCCCTCGAATCAGTCCTAGAAGAATTAAGCGAAGACACGCGCATTCAGACGGCTGCGCGTCTAGGTGAGGTTTTCGGTACAGACCCAATAAAACTACTCAATTGCTCGTTCGAGGAATGGGTAATTAGGCTTGCTTGTGCTAAAGTTGTTCAAGAAGACCGCGAGGCAGCCGAGAGAAAATCTAACGGCTTCTAGTGTGTCGCAGATATTTATCTAAGGCATAAGAGACTATGGCAGCTGACGAACGCGCAACGATAACTATTGACGTAGACGTCAAAAATCTGAATAGGCTTCAGCAGGTTACCGCTGCGCTTGAAGCAATGGGCGTCGCATCCGAAGTAAACGCCGCTAAGTTCGGCAATCTTACGGGAGCAATGACTGGTCACTCAAGGGCATCAAATAAAGCATCAAAAGATTCACAAAGACTATACGAGAAAATAAGCATACTCGACAAAGTAAGCATGCAATTTACTAAACAAGCGCGAAAGTTGATGCTTGGAGTAATGGCTATGAGCATTGAATTCGGCGTATCTGCTCTCGCCTTGGCCTCAGTCAACGCACTGTTCGTTATAGGAAAAGTTCTTGTAAAGAGCTATCAACTTGCAATGCAGGGACTGGCCGCAGGTCTCGCATCGGTTGGCGTTGCCGCTATTGCCGCCGCCGCTGCGTTTAGCGAAATGCAAACAGCTCAATTCGCATTTAGATACTCGAGCGATTCAACGACTAATTCAATGGATAAATCCTCGCTCGCGCTCAGAGGTTTATACAAGGACACTCAGTTAAACATCTACGGCATGAAAGCTCTTTCTGCAGCATTTGCTGGAGTGAGCAAGAATTCTACGTTTACTGCTGGTTCGCAAAAGATGCTCCAGGGTTTTTCAGATTTTATTGCATCAAGTGGTGACCCAACGAAAGCGATGCAGGCAGCAGCTAATGCTATTGGTTTAATCCAGAAAAAACAAACTGGAACGTCAAAGCAGATGTCCACAGAAGCAATTAATGCAATCAAACAAATAAACCCAGCTTTGGCTGATTTGGCCAAAAAGGGTGGTGGTGGATTTGGCAATAAAGATAAATTTATTGAGGCTTTGCTTGATGGTTCACTTGCAGAAAAATCTGGTGTTGCTGGTGCTGCATCCAATGTTGCCGGAACACTTTTCGCCCAATTCAAAAGCTACCTAACAAGTTCTTTTGTTGAATTAGCAGATGTTGGTAAGCGTGTGCTTGAACCAGTCAAGAAGGCAATGCATGCAATATTTACTAGCTTGACCAAGAATTTTAGACGGATTAGTTCTGACCTTGTAGCTTTTGGTCAAGGACCATTCCTCAAGTCACTCGTTACTGCTGTTGACAAGCTCGGCGAGTTTGCAGTCATGCTTATCAGGAAGGTCCTTCCCACAACTGAGGGTTTCTCTAAAAGGATAAGCGGAATCTTTTATCAGTTACAAAGATATTTTTATCAGGTTACAACATCGTTGGACAAAATGCGTGACGGTGGGACCATTGTTATCAAAACTTTTGGTGAACCAATACTCGAAATATTTAAACAGATTGGTAAAAGTGCTCGAAACATCGGGGAGCTAGCGGTGAAGCACAAGGATAGCTTCCTTAAATTCGGAGAAGCCCTAAAAAATATTGTTGTTGGATTTTTTGATTTATCAAAAACTTTTAAAGAAGCATTTACTGGAGCCTTGCCGGTTATCACAACCGTCCTTAACGCTATTGCAAAAATAGTTTCGGCGGTGAACAAAGTTTTTGGAATGCTAACGGGTCCCAACAACCCAATAGGTTCTGCTATAGGAATATTCGCAATGGGCGGAATGGCGCTTAAAGGTACCAGAGCTGCACAAAGGAAAAGGAGATATTCGGGAAGTGGTGGTGGTGGTATTCCTGGATACAACGAAGTCAGCGAAATGGACTGGGCTGCTAGAGGACTGCCAATGCCCAGCAATGCAAGCGGAGCAGCAACCGCAGCAGGTGGTGGAACATCCCTAAGCGGTGCAATGGCCGTAGCCGCAAGTGCTGCATCAGAAGCTCTAACAACAGGTCTTGCCCCTGGAATAGGTTCTGTTACTGGTGCTTCCAATGCAGCTGCAACAGCATTAAACAAACTCGCAACCACGGCAAGCGGAGCATCAATGAAGGGCGGCATGAAGGGTGGGTCGGTCGATGACTATGGATACATCGAAAAGATGCCTACGCGTTTGCCTGGACAATCACAAGCCGACTACATGCGAGATAGAACAAGATACATAATGAATAATAGGGGCGACGACTTACGTGACCTTGAATCTCGCGGTCCCCTATACGAACCATTGATTGCACCAGATGGACGAGTTGGTAGTGGAGGAGGGAGAACTCCACAAATAAACCGCGGTCAAAGATATGACTCATTTGGATTACCAATTGCTGGGGGCGCAGCGACAACCAGAGAGCAATACAAATCTCAACGGTTTGATATAAGCAAAAAATCAGATGCTTTTGCACGCTTACTGGGTTATAGCGACACTACCGCTGGACGCGCAGCTGACAGCCTGTGGAATTCGCCCGAATTTTTGAACTCTGCAGCTCAAGACAGTATGACCAGAAGTCAAAAATTGATGTCATTTTTACGTCCTAAGGGCAAGAGGGCATCTGACCTATATGCGGAAACTAAAGGTGGTCTGAAATCATTTTTGCCAAACACGGGCGCAACGATGAAAGGTCAGGCTCTACAAGTAAAAGACACCTTAAAGAATTCCCCACAAGCGCTTAAGTCATTTTGGAGAGGTTCTGGTGGCGGGATAACTGGAGCAATGTCAGGTGGCGGCACAACTGGTGCATCTGCGGCCGCTGGTGGAGGTCGAGTGATTAATGCTGGTCCAGGAAGTATCAGGGACATTGGACTGAAGGGGAAGCTTGGATACTTGGGAGGTAGAACCTTATTTGGTCAAGGGTATAAAGGCGGAACCTTCGGTACAGAACTGAAGAATTTGGTCACCGGCAAGAACATGAGAGACCGTTATCAAATGTCTCTAGCTAATCAGCAAGCTGTTTTTGCGAAGAATAATCCAGAAGCCGCTGCAGCAGGCGTAAAGATGCAGGGCAGCAGACTGAAGGCAATGAAGGCTGCAACAAAAGCAAATCTCAGCGGCCTTGGTGGTATGGGTGCAATGGCTGCTGGTTACGCGGCTAGCAGATTTGGCAATGAAGAAAATATGGGCGCTCTGCAAGCTGGTGCTGGAATGATGGCGGTAAATCCGCTTCTTGGTATTGCCACTGCTGGACTAGGAAGCGCAATGTCAGCAAAAACAAAAATGGGTGGTGTTGCTTCCGGTGCTGCCGGTGGCGCGGCACTTGGAATGATGGTTGGTGGACCACTCGGTGCCGCTGCAGGAGCTCTACTAGGTGCGACGTTTGGTTTTTTTAAAGCAAAAGCAAACCAAAGCAAAATGGTTAAAGATGCGGTCAAGAAAATTGGCATGAATCAACTTGCTGGAATAGCTGCGAAAGCTGTTGAAGGAGCGTTGATAGGTACCACAAATCTTGCACGAAAGAAGATGGCGGATACTAGTAAATTAGCCGATGCTTTCAGAGGTGCAAAAACAGAAGAGGAAAGAAAGAAAGTTCTCGCTCAATACTCCACTGGTCCTGGTGCAATTCTTTCCGGCAATACATTAAGCCTTGCAACTGGTAGCAATTACACCTCTACACAAGAACAATTGGATAAAAACGTCGAAGAACAAAAAAAATTAACTCCAATGTTCAACCGTTTCGACGGCGTAATGAAAGCGCTCGGTGGAACCACCAAAATGACGTCTGCCGAAATATTTGATTTGGCAATGCGCAAAAACGTAGACCTGTATGACAGCACCCAGAGCCTTGCTGACATCACCAAGAAGCTCGGTATTGGAATGGCAAAAACAGCCCAGCAGATGAAAGATGCGTTTAAGGACATACGCATTGGTGCTCAGGGTGTGTATAACGAGTACAAAAAAGGAAAAGAGATAAAGGACTCACTGCAGGGTGCGGGAAACACTCTAAGAGGTGGGAATAACTCCGCAGACGCAATGGCTGATTATCTCAATAAATTTGGCGACTATCTAGATTACAAAAAACCCAACTCTCCGCTCTCAAACATTGTCCAAACAATAAAGTCATTTGGTAGTGGCGAGGCTTTTGGTACCGGTGCATACTTCCAAAAAGGAGGGGTTCTGAGTGGTGTAACACAGACCGCAGAAGCACAGGCACTGGGCGCTGATTACACGTCTCAATTAAAAATAGGCGCTGCCGAAACAGTTGCAAATCAACTTGGTTCACAGTTACTGGGAGCAAACATTCAGGGTGTTGACCCAACCTTGTTGCGCAATCAAATCAAAGGTCGAACACTGAACCTTATGAGCACCGTAGAAGCTGGAAGCGCAGCCGGAGCAACAGAAGAACAAAAAACAGCTGCAGCTGCTGCAGCAGCCCAAATAAAACAAATTGAAGAATTTGTGTTGGACCCAACCAAACTTCAGGGCAAGACCGCTGGTCAGGCCACGGATATGCTCAACAAGCTTTTGTATGGTGGTTCGAAAAATTCGCCGTTTGGCAAAGGTCAGCTTTCGCTTGAGAACGTAGCCAAGGATTTAATCGAAGTAAAACTTGATAGGGACCAGTTGGAGAAAGATTTCTCGGCTGCCGTCAGTGCGGCTTTTGCACAAACATTAGATTCGCCAGACTGGTGGAATCAGGCTCCAAACTGGTGGAACTGGAAATTCGACCCTGCCACTGGACAGTTCTCGCCACCAGACACACGGTCCCCACGACGTGGCCGTATAGGCGACACAGGAGCCCCTAGAGCGCTTGGAGCCACAATGTCGGCACATAATGCTATGAACTCAAAACTGACCGGAAAACGCACCGTAACAAGCTCATTCAGAACAAACAACCTAGGTTCTCCAAGTAGCGACCATGCAGCCGGAAGGGCGTATGACCTTACAGGACAGAACCTGGGCCAGTACGCGTCGCTAGCTAAGGCGTCAGGAGGTTTTGCTGAGTTCCACGGTGCCGCTAGTTCCAGGCATCTTCATGTTGTTCCTTCACTTGCACCATCTGGAGATACATCTAGTCCGATGAGTTCCAACATGTCACCTACTGGAACCACGTACAACGGCGGAAACATATCAATTACCATTGTTGAGTCTAAAGATGCCAGAGCAACAGCAAGGGAAGTCGCTAACGAAATTATTGCTATGCAAAAGAACGAAAGAAGGAGAATGTAATCATGGCACTTTCAGTGACAGGGAGACCAGTGGCACAATCGACTTATACCGGAATCAGCTTTAATGCTCTCAAAAGAACAGCTAGGAACGGTTCAGCGTTTCGTGCAATGAATCAAATAAACTCGTTTGTCCGTGGGAAAAAACCGCTTGAATACCTGTTTCTTTATGCTCCGGCATCGTTTACCCATGAGGGCTATGGCGTTAACCTAAACGAAATACAGAGACCATATTTAGCACCAATCGTTGATGTGACTGGTGGTAAAGCACGAAAGGCGAGTTTTCAGTTCATCATTACTGACGCGGATGACTCTTTCTTTACTGCCGTAGATGATGAAATATCCTATGTTCAAGCATTTGCCGACAACGGAATACCGGTCAGTTTTAATTCAGTTCATAAACAATTAGATTCTTCTTTTTGGTACATAGACAACATGACATTTACTCATGCGCGCTCCAACCTAGCTGGCAGAACAGTGAGCGCTCAGTGCGATGTTTCCCTAACAGAGTACCTACCTTCATCAAAAAACTTCATCCAACTCCCAAGGTTTAAGTATGGGAATATTACTCAGATAACTAAGAAAAAGATTACGACTCCAGGAGTGGACCCGGACGACATTGCGGCAGCGCTTAAAGGATAAACACTTACGATGTTTCCTGATTATCCAACTGCTGACGAAGCAAAAATAAGTGCGTCATATATTCTTGCTTATGGAAATATAAATCTTCGCACCCGTCCATTGTCTCTTCTTGTCAGCGGAAAAGTTGACGCATCTTTTTGCTTCCTTCACCCGACAGTTTTTGATGATGGTACTCCGATATTTGCTTTAATACCGCAAGTATCGGATGACGGAAGAAAATTGACTCAAAAACAAGCCATAGATTTGTATCAAATTTCTAATAGGCATTTCGGCAAATTTGCATTTAAGGTAGCCGGAAAACCACCGGTACACCCAGCGCGTCTATATCAGAACGTTCTCATTGCCAGAGAACTCGCTATTTTGAAATCTCAAAAAGCGGCAGGAATAGTAGCCGGAGACGCATACTTTCCAGTATCTCTCAATCCAGACGAGAACAAACGAAATCTCAGCGGAATACTGCAAGTAACAGATTTATTTGGAGCAGCCCAAAAGTATTTCGAGGAAAACTTATTCGAGGTAACAGTTGACTACAAGATGGACATGGGCTCAGAAGTCACGTTCAAGGTCATGGATAATGGCTACAACATGATGGATAAAAACTATTTTGTGGTACGAAGGGACATCACCTACAGAGGACGCAATTACGAAATAGCCGCTGTTAATTCCGGACCCGGGGAGGGTGGTTCACCAATAATCAGTGTTTCTGCCAGAAATAAAGGGATACAGCAAATGCGCAGAGATAAACTTCCGAGAACGATAAGCGGTGGAACGGCCTACGAATACGCAGCCGCAGCTGCCAAAAAATTTGGTATGGGGTTTATTGGTCAGAAAACAAACACGGTCCACTCCACATTTAAGTCGGGTGGTTCAAATAACAATAAATCAACATGGGATGTTTTGAAAGACCAAGCGCAGGGCAATCAATATGTGGTTTTCGAAATTGACAACATTCTAATATTTGGTTCTCATCAGTGGCTAATGTGGAAATTTGGGAACTGGATGAAGGGGGGGAAGAGGTTTGTTCCATTATTATATGTACCAGGATTTACTGGAGAGGATTTAAGTAAAGTACTCATTGATTCGGACGATACCTCGAACATTTTTCAACTCGAAAAATGGCACACTTTCAATACTGACGACCAAGACCCTATGGCTGCCACGGGAAGCTGCAGTGTATTAATGCCAAACGGTGGTGCCTTGAGGCCAGGAATGACGGCCGTATGCGGACCATACCCTGACTATTTCTATGGTGGCTACATAATCACAGACGTGAACTATACTGAAGGTTCTCCAGGCCCAGCAAGTGTCTCATTTAGAACGCCAGAAGAACCCCGAAATCAAAAAGGGCTCCCAATCAAGCCAAGAACAGGTAGCAAGCCAGCAATCCCAATCCCGGTTGGAAGCGTATCCGTAGTTGCGGTGTAGGACAATCATGACTTTTTATGACCACATAGACGATTTTAGCAACCCGGTTAAGGGTAACGCTGGCGCAAAACGTCCTGTAGGGCTGTATCTGGGTAAGGTCGTTCGTGTTTCTGGGGGGATATTTATATCCATACCAACGCTTGCTCCTGGTAGTACTTTTGGCCCCTGTAAAACATTTGGAAGTTACCCAGTGATTGGTCAATCTATTTTATGTGGATTCCTTGACGGTAAATTTGAAGAACCTGTCGTAATAGGTAAATCTACTCAGTCAAAAGTCTTGAAAGATGTAGATACTCCAGTCGACAGCACCGATGGAAGTAATAAACTATATGTGGACACTCAGATAGCAAACCTGCTTTCTTATGTAAATACGCAGCTAGCGACAAAGGCGAACAACGGTCATGGACACTCTTAAACTCCCAATAGTATTTGATAAGGGTAGGGTTGGTTTGTTGCAGGAAAATACCCGTGATTACTATAACCAGGCCGTAGCTATTGCGTGCCGAATCGAAAAGGGCGAGTTGGCTCTTGAGCCAACATATGGTGTAAAAGATTCTACTTTTGAAACATTTAGGAAATCCGAGCTAAATTACACGCTTTCAACATTCTGGCCAGAAATTCGAATAGTAAAACTTGAACAAGACAGGCCTGATAAAAACGGCTCATCTCGTTTGCTTATCGATTTTGCTTTTGAGGGAGAGTAATCATGGCATCTCCGGATTTTTCGAACTACATCGACCTAACAGTAAACGACAAGCAACCAGATGAGATATACAACGAGGCTGTTGATTATGCAAAAATAGCATTGCCCGAGTTTTCTCCTCGCTCCGGAACGGTTGAGGATGCAGTTTTGCAATCAACAGCGTACATGGCTGGCGTTACATCTGGAGCGATAAACCGACTTCCGAATGGCCTCATGGAAGGAATAATGAGGTTAATCGGTGTTGTTAGAAAAGAAGCAACATTCGGTTCTGTGGATGTTGAATTTACCCTTAGCGGTGATGGACTAACGGTTCCAGCTGAAACAATTGTTTACTTCCAAACGACGGATGGAGACATAACGGTTCAATATCCATTTATTCTATCGGCCGATACAACTGCTGTTAGTAGTGAGTCGACAGTAACCGCCACCCTAACATCCCAAATCGGTGGAATCCTGCCAACAATGGACATCGGAACAATTCTTAGTTTGTCGCAAGCAAATACTGTTGTTCTGTCGGCAGCGACCGCGTCGAACGTAACGCAGGGAGCAAGAGCAGAAACCGAAGCCGAATATTTTGAAAGGGCAACTACTTACTTGGAATCGCTTTCCTCCTGTCTCGCCACGGCCAAACAGGTTGAGAACTATATTCTTGCAAACTATTCCGAAGTATATAGATGCAAGGTTTACGATTTAACACAAGCGATTACCTACGAAGCACCCGCGAGTGCCGTAAATGCTGAAAAATCCGGATACTCAACAACCGTTCTTGCGGATTCCGATTTCGTCATAGCTCTCTATCAGCTCGACTCTCAGATAGTTAGAGCCGTGACTCCTTCATTGTCTCTCTCTAGTTATGAATCAACAATTCCTTCTGGACATTACATTGGAGCATCGGTTGGGGCTTCGGCTGGAAGCTCTTCGGTTGCTTACTCAGATTCAGCATCCGTGCTCGGGCAATATGGTCCTATAAGCCTTATTGCACTTGAATCGCTGCTTCTCGCAGACGTAGGCGACAACCCAGGGCATTTTGTTATCTTCATGTGCGACCAGGACGGAATGCCGGTTCTATCCAGTATTAAAAATGAGATTTACACTGATGTGGCTGAAAAAATCACAGCCGGTTTAACCTTTAAGATATTAGACGCATTTCCAGTGGACATCGATTTCACTGTAACTATTTCTGTTGATGCAGAGTTCGGAGCGAGCACTGTTGCCACATCGCTAGCCGCAGACCTCGAAACGTACATGTCCGTTGCGGAATGGCCAAACTGGAACTCTTTTGTCCGTATATTCGACGTCGTTGTAAGGTCAAGCAAGATTGCCGGAGTATCTTACGTTTACAGCGTTACACCATCGATACCAACTTCGGCAGAAGGTGCAATGGAGGGAAATGAAGACCTTCTCTCTGAGGTAACTGACGATGGAAACCTTCTTGGTTATCAATTTCTTTATGCTGGAGTGATGCCTAGGGCGACAGTGGAAGTGCTCGTTATTTAATATGGGCGCCATAACCAACAGGCTTTCTGGTGCGCAGTTCACGCTTTCGGAGTTCGGCACTGCCAATTCATGGACCAGCGATGACATGGGCATTTCTGTTGATACAACTTCAGAGCTTTGGACTTCTTCGGCCAACAAGCAACTTGCATTAACAATTCTTAACGACGACCATACTGGGACAATACGATTAGATTCTGCAGAAATAGGTTTAAGTGATTTAACTAAACCCATCATTTTTACATGTGGTATAAAAATGCCATCTGGAGGAACGGTTGAAGTTAGTCTTGGGCACTCTAGCCAAGAAGAAGAAAACTCTGTCAATACCCTCAAGGCAGTGCAGGGCTCGACATCCGTAGTTAACGCAGTTGGAGTTGTAAACCCACAATGGTTCATATTTAGAAGCGACCCGATTATCCCGATTTCTCCTGTTGGCACAACGGGAATGACAATCCACATAACTTTTACAGCAAACGACGCAACCGCACCTATCTACTTTACTTTGCCGGTTCTATGTCAAAATTACGAATTTGCTTCAAAAAACACAATACTTAGCAGCGTGGCGCAGAATATACCAAGAGTGTTTTTGGATATTGACTTTGAACAGACCAGTGGGATAGACCTCCCATTTATGAGATTGCTTGATATTTTTACAAATGGACTGGATGAATCATATCAACAAATGGGAAAATACGCATATCTGGATATCGAACAAGGCTACAACGACTCGGACAACACAACAAAAAGTACGCTAGTCAATCCTGACGTGGCCGACTTTGAAACGCTTACATGGTTGTGTAAATTTACGGGAACAAAACCCGTAACACGATACGAATCATCACTAGATACGGTGACAGTACCATTTATTTTGGGAGATGAAATTTCCTCTGGTTCACTTCTTGACAGCGATGATGGTTTGCTGCTTACCAGTTACACAGAATTGAGTCCTCCGGTTTTCACGCTTGCGAAACAAGTTGAACTACTTAGTTGGCAGGTTGACAATGGGTATTATGGGATTAATGCTGGTACTCTTCCTGCCGTTGTGGATGCAGCTAAACAACAGCTAACAGGGGAGAAATCAGTTGTTGTGGAGTATGACTATGAAACAACACCATGGGTAATCAATCTTTCCAGTGAGTGGTATGAGACATACGGCTCAACGGGCGAGGAAGATGTTGGGAGTTCATCAAAACTCGTTTTGGGTGCTGTTGAATATGCCCGTCCGCTCGGGGTGAAAATAACACACACAATGACGCATACCGTGACCATACAATGATTTTGCTTATTGGTACATCTATTGACGTAAATAATTGACATAAATTTAATAGGTTATAATTTAGAGACTATCGACGATAAAGGCCCTAGTAACCATGACAATCCAGACATTTACAGCAGGACAAAGACTGACAGCGCTTCAGCTGAACACGCTCCAGGCAAGTGATTTTAATTTTACACGTAACGTTCGAAATGATTTGACGTACACTTTCGCCCTTTCAGATAAAGGTAAATTGGTAGAAAGCACTAATGCTGGTGCGGCTGTTTTCACGATAGCCAATGACAGTTCTGTCGAATTTACCGTCGGCGACAGAATCGATGTTCTTCTTGCTTCTGTTGGCTCGGTAACCATTTCTCCTGCCTCTGGGGTGACCCTGTATGCCGAGGGCGACATCACAACAGTTGCCTCAGCATGGACAAGGCTCACCCTTATCAAGAGAGCGGAAAATTCCTGGGTTATGACCGGTACTGGAATGTCTGTCCAGACCGTGGAACTAGACGACCTTGCAGTCACGACTGCAAAAATCGCCAACCTCAACGTTACAACTGGAAAAATAGCAGATGATGCGGTTAACGGCGACAAAATTGCGGACTCTTCTGTAACCTCGGCACACATTGTTGATGGGACCATCGTCAACGGGGACGTCAGTGCTTCTGCAGCGATTGCTTATAGCAAATTGAATCTTGGGACGTCAATCGTTAATGCTGATGTGAGTGCATCTGCTGCGATTGATTATGCCAAGTTAAATCTTGGCACATCAATTGTTAATGCTGACGTCAGTGCATCTGCTGCGATTGTTGACACAAAACTTGCAACCATCTCAACCGCCCTAAAGGTATCGAACTCAGCAACGACAGCAACGAATGCTAATACGGCTTCTGCAATTGTTGCCCGCGATGCTTCTGGCGACTTTTCCGCTGGAACCATTACTGCAAATTTGACAGGCATAGCAACCTATACGGCGGAGTGGGTTCTTGGAGCAAATGGTTCTAGTCACTACACTTTTGCAGGACCAGGTTTCACTGGTTCTGAAGACGACCCCATCCTCCACCTGGTTAGAGGGCAAAAATATAAATTCACAAATACGATGGGAGCTCATCCGTTCAGAATCCAAAGCACTGTAAATGGTTCTACGGGAACTGCGTACAATGACGGAATAACAAACAACGATGTTTCGAACGGAACATTAATTTGGGATGTTCAGTTTGACGCTCCTACTGTCCTTTACTACCAATGCACTGCTCACGGAACAATGGGTGGCGCAATTTATATTGTTAACGACACTGCTTCAATGATTGGTACTCGCACTGTGTTCGTTCAACAAGCTACGCCAACCGCTCTTGCGACTGGGGATATCTGGTTCCAGGTAACAGGACTCTAATATGGCAATTCAATGGGGTGCATACGTTGGCCCTGCGTCAGGCTCAGGATTTAGTACTTCCAACAGGATGCGCGTTGGCGTTGAGCTTACCGCTTCAACTCCAGCGTCAGGTCTGGATACAACCAGCACCATAACTGCTCAGATGTACACCCAGAACGAATTGTCTGGTACATCAAACTGGAATGATGCTCAAACACTGTCATCCGTTGCAAGCGTTGCTGGAGCCACATGGGGAGCGGGTGGTGCGGCTTTTACAAACCAGGAGTCAAACGGAATAACTGCTAGAGGTGTTCTTAAAACCTACACCTATACATACTCAACCTACGGTTCCAGCCCTGGAAATATCTCTTTCCAAGCAACTCTCGGTGGAGCGTTTAACGGCATCACTCCGACCGTGACTGCAACTCTTGCAATTCCCGCAAGACCTGTTACAACGACTACCACAACTACTACAACTACTACCACAACGACCACACCAGCACCGCCGTTTTTCCCGCCAGAATTTACACCGGCAACGACTACAACAACGACTACCACTACGACGACTACGCTCCCTCCGGCTACTGCTCCAGGCGCACCAACAACAGTTCTCGGAACTGCTGGTAATGCTCAGGTTGCATTGTCTTGGACAGCTCCAGCTTCGAATGGTGGGGCATCGATTACCGATTATGTAGTGCAGTATTCTTCTGACTCGGGCTCAACATGGGCAACATTTGCTGACGGTACATCAACTGCAGCGTCCGCCACAGTAACGGGTCTGACGAACGGAACAAGCTACATATTCCGTGTCGCAGCAGTGAACAGTGTTGGGACTGGAAGTTACTCAACATCATCGTCGGCAGTGACGCCGGTAACTACGCCGGGGGCACCAGTAACGATTACCGCAACTCCTGGTAGTGGAGAAGTTGGATTGACATGGCTTGCCCCTGCATCAACAGGTGGGTCAAGCATCACTGATTATTCCGTTCAATATTCTTCTGACTCGGGTGGAACGTGGAGCTTGTTTTTTGAGGGCGTGTCAACCGCAACATCAGCAACTGTTACAGGCCTGACGAACGGAACGAGTTACACATTCCGTGTTGCTGCGACAAACAGTGTTGGGACTGGACCTTACTCATTGTCATCGTCGGCAGTGACGCCTTCTGCTGCAACAACTACGACTACAACCACCACTACAACTGCTGCCCCTACGACGACTACAGCTACAACCGCTGCTCCTGGTGTGAGTATCTCCAAGGTTTGGAATGGTTCATCCTGGGTTGCTACAACCCCCCAGGTATGGAACGGAACGGCATGGGTGTCAGCAATATCCCGCGCATGGGATGGTATTCAATGGGTGGCTCCAGGGGCTACGACTACGACGGCTGCTCCAACGACAACTACCACTACCACGACGACGCTTGCTCCAACGACTACAACAACGACTACCACTGCCGCCCCTACGACTACAACAACGACTACCACTGCCGCTCCTACGACTACGGCTGCGCCTACAACAACTGGAGCCCCTCCATGCTTCGGTTGTACTACTGCCTCGTGGGACGGTGTCACGTATTCATGCGATGGCACAATGAGTTACGAGTATTGGACGGCTGGATGTCCTGGATGTACAGGTGAAGGCGGATATAACGGAGCCTACAGAGACGGGAAGTGCGGTTACACGGCACCCGTGACCACCGAGGCCACGGCTGCACCAGTTGTTTGCACTCCTTTCGACGGATATTCCTGGACTGGGGGCTATTACTATGGAGCACTCAACGAAGGTGGAGCGAGCTGTGCAACTTGGTGTAGCTGCAACCCAGTCACCAATGGCTATAGTCAATCTGTATGGAAAATATACGCCAAAGCCGGTTGTGGAAACGCCAACCTATTCATAGGCTGTAGTTAAGCGCAAATTCTATTCCTAGAATAAACAGGAGAATACATGTCAGACGCACCAAGATTCATCAACCCACGAGAAACACCAGACGGATTCGAATGGTTTGCCTTTGTTGTAGATGGCGAAGTGGCTTGGTCGGAGCCTGTACCAATCCAAGAAGAAGCAAAAATTGCTGCACTTTTGTCTGGTGTGCAAGCGGTACGTCTTGCCGGAGATGAAAGATTCACGGTTATTTCTGGATACGGATACACGGATGGTGTATTCACTCCTCCGACTGTCTAAATTTTCCTTATATTGATGTAGGATGCCTTTATGACAAGTCCATGGCAAGAGTATAAAAAAAAGCTCGGCGACACACGTCCGTGGGATTTGGTAAACCCACATATTGAACACGTTTCCGAGGACGTTTCATCAGCGCGATACGCAATATGTGAAGCGTGTCCAAGTTTGCTAAAACTTACCCACCAGTGCAAAGAATGTGGTTGCTTCATGAAACTAAAAGTAAAACTACCTGCAGCAGCTTGCCCGCTCGGCAAATGGTAGTAAAAGAGAATTTAAATAAGTACAAGATAACCGATGCCCAAATAGACCCATTCGGTTACTGTAACGCGAAGTGCTGGTTCTGCCCTGTCAGGTATCAAAAGAATCCCCCACATGCAGCAAAGCATATGCCGGTTGATTTATTGGACAAGATATTTTCTGAGTTGATAAAAGAAAAAGAAAAACCAAACGGTGTAGTTGAAGCAAACTTTAATCATTTTTATACCGCTCACTACAATGAGATTTTGCTATACAAGCACTTGGACGAGATGCTGTATTTGGCCAAATGTTATGGGTTAAAAACCATGATACTTTCAAACGGTGTCAATCTCACCGAAGAAAAGGTGGAGATACTCCAACGACACAAAGACGTTATAAGCGGAATCAATTTAAACATTCCCGCATTTGAGGATGGTTTATGGCAGGAACGTTCAGGAGTCACAAGATACGATTTTGACCATGTAAGACAAAACGTATTACGAACAATGGAAGCGTTTCCAGAATACACAGCAAATGGAGCGTTTTCAATAGGTGTAAATATACCCACCGCGCCGCACATGGAAGAAAATGGCGGACGGATGGAGATGCTCGAGAATGCACCAAAGATAGATTTGGACCCCTTGACAGGAGAATCTCCGACACAAGTCGCATTGGCTAAATCGCTATTTCCCGGTCTCACTGTTTATCCAGTGGAATCATTAATTGATAGGGCTGCGATACTGGCAGAACATAAAGTGATTGATAATGCCAAAGCAATTTTGAGGTACAACAAAGGCGATAAAACTAGAGTAGTTGGTTGTTCTAATGGAACAATTGGGCGAATATATGGCTGGCTGCATGTCAACGCCCTTGGGGAAGCGTTTCTCTGCTGTAACGATTATGACTTTGACTATACTTTTGGCAACATGAACGACAGCACACTCGACGAGATATGGCGTAGCGACGAACATGCCGCAATGATAGAGAGAGCCTTGGGTTCAATATGTGTGTCTTGCGCAAGCGCTATATGGAAATGATATGGCATCGATATTCATACAAATACCTTCTTATAGGGATTTTGAATTAAACAAAACTGTTGCCAGCGCAGTGACCAATGCGAGCGGAGCAAACAAGCTTTCGTTTGGTATTCATAACTGCATTTTGTTTGATGGCGAAATAGAAGTTAAAACAGATTACCCAGAATGGGTCACTATTAACTCGGCGACAAGTATTGCACCGCAAAACATAGGCCTACAGCAGGCAAGGTATTTAGCAAACGAGTTTTACGACGGAGAAGACTACTACCTTCAAATTGACTCGCACATGCGATTTTTCGAAAATTGGGACGCATCACTCATCAACGATATACGCTACTATCAAAACCTGGGCTTGCCTAAGCCACTTATTACTCAGTATCCGCCAGCTTATACATACAACGACGACGGAAAAGAAAACATTCAATTCAATCAGCCGTTTTATCAATGTGGAATCTGGTTTGGCGAGAAGGTAGAAAATTTTAAGGAAACCCTAATTCCCACACAGCAAGCTCGGGTTCTTTTTGATACTTGTGGATTTATTAAATCTGTTTCTGGCGGTTTTATATTCACACTCGGAAGTTTTGCAAAAGTTAAACCAAATCCAAAAATTGCCTTTTGGGGAGAGGAACCACTGATTGCCGCAAGGGCTTTTACTCATGGATTCGACCTGGTGATGCCCTTCTCTCACAATGTGTCTCATTTATATCACTCTCAACAGACATTTGCCAAAACACGTCGCCACCACATATGGGGTGATTTTTCAGAAATCTGGGGGATGATGGATGCTGAATCCAGAACAGAATACAAGAGAATATTCACCGAACGAATAATTGGCGAAGGGGCATTAGGGACAGAACGCACCCTAGATGAATACGAGGAGTTTTCTGGTTTAAATTTCAGAGACGGAACCATAACCTCATTATGAAGAATCTCAAAAAGATAAGTGACGATATATATATTGTAAACCTTGTTAGCGGTCGACTTGCTGCGAGGATTATGGATTCCATAAAATTACTCGAAAAGAAAGAGCCATGTGGAGGAAGTGAACGAAACCAGTTTACGACACATTCCATAAGTGATTCCGCCTGTGTTGGTGGAATAAGACTTACAACAATTCTGCAATCGATATTCAAGAGACTAACAAATCAATACTTTCTGAGTACTGGCGTAAGACTAGAAGTTCCATCGTTCCCGAATCAAAGCTGCAATATCAAGAGTCAAGTCAAAGGCCAATCACACGGGGTGCATACCGATGGAGGGGACAAGGATTACGGAATTGGCAGGATTCTCCACTCGTCGGTTATATGCCTAAATGATGACTACGAGGGCGGGAGCACGCAGTTTTACCTAACTGGGACAATGGAAGAACCAAACATTGATATTGACATAAAACTCAAGGCAGGTCAAGCATTAATATTTGACGCGAATCTGAACTATCATGGGGTTACCGAAGTCCTATCTGGGACTAGGTTTAGCTTGATTCAATTTTGGAGAGAGTAGTCATGAATACAGATAGCGATAACAGATTCTACGGAACGACACCAGATGTCCGCAATGACGAAACTGTGTCCGAAATCTTTAACATGCAATTTGAAGATTTGGGTGGTGGGGTAATTCGTTTCCCGGCAGCAATAGATGTTGACAAAGACATGCTTTTACCGTATATAGATAAAAACTCAAAATCCGCGCACGAACAAAGATGGACGTGGGCCAAGGATGAAGAAGGCAATGACTACGCAATAAACGAAGATGGCAACAAGTTTTCTCCAGAACAGGTAAAGATGGTTCCAGTAAGACTGCTTGAAGTAGTTAACTCTGGGACAGAGCCAGAGATGATAGAAGTGTTTAGATACTGGGAAGACACTATTTACAAGTGTCTCCTGCGGTACATAGATATATTCCCAATGGTCCTTGGAACAATCTGGTGGAGAACCAAGGGTCACGTAATGCGCTATGACGAGGGGGCATTCCTTGGCATACACAACGACAACGACTCAAATTACAGGGCCACAGGTGGCGAGCGATTTGTGCCGCGTGGACAAATACAGATGCGTCAAGTTGTGGCGGTGATGTTCTACATTAACGATTGTGTTGAAGATGAATCAGAACTAGATGGCACAAACTTCACTGGTGGGGAATTAGTTTTCCCATATCTCGGAATAAAGAACACTCCAAAAACCGGGGATGTTGTTATCTTCCCTGCAAACTACATTGCAACACATGGAGTTGAGCCAGTGAAAAAGGGCGTCCGATATGGATACCTTGAATTCTTCAGTCAAGGAAGCAGTCACGATGAAGTTGGAATTAACGTTTCAGAACCAGATAAATGTGATGGCTGGTGTAGGCCACACTTCATAGATGCGCTTTATGACGACTACAAGCACTACTGCAAGCAAACCGAATTCATGGGGAATGGTGATTCAGCAAAAGACGCAAACGGAATGTTTAAAGCAAATCCGGTTTATCAAAACAGAACGCTTGAAGGTGAAAACGGTCTAAAGAAGGCTTATTCACATTCCCAGGTTGTATACGACAATGAGCAGCGCGGCAGGGAACACAGCAGCTTGTACTAAGTGTTTTCTACGATACCAACGTGAACATAACCCTGCCCGGAATGCTGAACATCTGCTGCAAGACTATTTAGCTTGTTTTCTTCCTGAACCTCCATCTTTGCATCCCCTTGGCAGAACCACTGCAGATAAGAATTCCTTACCCCGGATGTGATTGGCTCAACTTCATGACAGCCCATAAATGACGACGGATATATCAAAACCGAGCCAACTTTTGGACGTACGGTTATACCCCACGGCCTGAATCTTATATTTCCTCCCTCGTATTCCTCATTGAGGGCCATTGAACCAGTAAGGGTGTTGTGGAGCGGGAAGGTGTTCAGAACATTCCCTTCCTTGTCGTAAGGTAGGGCACAGTCGCTATGCGGTCCAATAGTTTGACCAATTGAGTACGAAGCAATCTGCCCACCTGTTCTCCAGCCAATACACTCAATTGCTACTGGGAACGAGCGACAATATTCAATTAGGCATCTATAAATGCCGTCATTAATCAAGGTTGTTATTTCTTTTGTGAATTCGGAGCCGTATGAAAGTCCATTAAACCTGGTTGGCATTTTTAATACGTGCTCTTGCGTAACCGCGTAACCGCCATCATTGGTTAATGACTCAACATTCACGCCATGCGTTGCATCTAGATTTTCAGCAAAAATTCTTTCAAGATATGCCTCGAAATTGGATGCGTCTACCACATCTTCAAACAGCATTACCCCGTTCCCAAGATGCTTCACAATCATGAGTGCATACTTTCAACCAGGCTGTGACCAACCGAAGTTTTTCCTGGGTCGACCTTATTTAGGTAATCAGTAAAGTCGGAGCGAAGTGTTGGCATGTACACATTGGTTGCGGTTTTTGCCAACTCAGGCGACTCCACTGGGTCAACTATGTGCTCGTTAACAGCCTCGTTTGGTGTTCCGTGGGAATACCATCCAAGATACGTGTACCTACTACCGCCGGTAGTCTCCTTGACTTCATGAGCAGCCATGTAGTTCGACGGGAACATCAATATGTCGCCGGCGGAAGGTTTGTAGTCAATGTCAAGATAATTAAAGTAATGATGCCCGCCTTCAAAATTATCGTTCAAGTACACAATGCATGAGATTGTGTTTCTCGTGGCCAGCTGGTCGTGTGGGTGAGGGAATCCATAGGCATAGTCGGCACTCGTGTCGGAGTGCGGCCCAAGAAACTTACCACCATTCTCCACAGAATAAGAAACCAGGTGACCTTTTACTTTCCACCAAACGTTCTTGTATGCCAAGGGGAAAAGATAGAAGTATTTGAGTAGATATGCGTCTTTTGATTTCTCCACAAACTCCAGAAAATCACTTATGTCCTCATCTGGATTCTGGTGTATTCGTGAACCGCGGCGAGGCATTTGATTCACTCCGTCGGCATCAAAATAGTACCCACTTCTATTTATGAATGCAGGTTCACCTGTCTCTGGGTCTATTGCCTCTTCGTACATTTGAGCGCGTTCTTCCGCGACTTGTTTTTCTGCAAATGCGCTTGCCCAATCGTTGTCGAAAGAGATGGCTCCACTAAAAACAACCACTCCACCGCCGAGGTGTTTGGGCTCCACATCGTTGAACTTCTGCTCTTGATTCATACAGTGTATGATAGCCCAATGAGCGAAAAAAACGAGGCATTCAATAGGTGGACTGAAATAATGGTTCAGGAGTTCGCCAAGCTACCTAATATGGTCGAAAAAGATGGCTACAACAATTGGGCAGACAACATACTCCCAGGCCAAATCGAGGACAAGTATTACACGGTCGGCCGCACTGGAGCAGAAGCAATGATGGCTTTCTGGGGAGACATTGCCGATGGCAAGATGGCCGACTTGTTAAATGAGTTCAACGTACCAAATCCACTTGGGCTAATACACTCATCAAGCACGCTTGCTAAACACCTTTTTGTGACCGAAAAGATGTTCTCAAAAAAAACTTAGTGGTCGTCGGCCCTGCTTAGATAGTCAACTTTTTCTTGCGGAGCATTCGAAATAGAACCATACTTTTCAATTAAATGGTTTTCATAATCCTTGATTATCGAAGGCAGCCACCATTGACCGTTGTTCTGGAACATCGTTTCTTCTGGATGCGCTGGTGAGCATCCGCGCTCATCATCTTGCGAACCCTGAGCAAACCATGTCAGGTAGGAATACCTTACCCCTCGTGTTACTTCGTTTATCTGATGAGCACCTATATAGTTTGCCGGCATCAGAACAATCGCGCCGGTTGACGGAGCAATATCTATATCGAAATACGGGATTGTCATGGTTCCACCAGAGAACGAATACTCAACTGATTCGTCATCGGTGCAGTCGTTGAAATATACAAGCGCTGAAAGAACGTTGCGTGTTGCATGTTGTTCTTTGGGCTCTCTACCGTAGCGATAGTTCACATCGTTGTCGGCGTGAAATCCAAGACCGCCGCTTTTTGCATACCTCAAAACATGACCAGGGCTCTTCCACCAGAGACACTGCAGGACAGCGGGAAACATTTCTATATAATGCAAAAGTGCGCCGTATATTGCTTTTTCACATTCTTGGAAAAATGGGATATCCAAGCTTCCTATCCTTATTGGAGCTTTATCCATGTCCTCTAGGTCGTAGATGAACCCACCCTTATTAATTGCGTGGAGTGGATTGCCGTCTTCATCCTTAATAATCGTGTACGAGTTATTGAAAGCTTCATCCTTCTTTTTGTCAAGATACTCAAATGCCTCTTTTTGTGGAATATTGATTGCATTCTTAAAAATTACAGTTCCGCCGCCAAGGTGTTCTGGATTAAAGTTGAAATTGCTCATAAAAGAGATTGTACAGCCTGGATGATGGTCATATCCATCTCGCTAGTTTCTACTGTTTCTGCTAGTGGTTTAACGCTAAATCTAAATCTGTACATCTGCCTGCCGTCTTTGCCAACTATAAATTTTTCGTAATAAGCATGTATTTTCTGCACCGCCCCACCGGCAAGGTTTTGACCCTGGGCAGCAGACAGACTGGTTCCAGCTTTTGTATCATCAACAAGCCTTTTTGCATACCCTTTCATATGTGAGCATATTGGGTGTTCGTTATCTCCATTGATTTCCACTTTTTCCGTAATAGGAAAAGTCACAAATGGGTAAACTTCTTTAATAAAGTTAGATATTTCATGGTTATCCAAAGGCTCCATGTTCCAGAATTGGTTAGTTGGAACTCCTACAACGCTAAAATCATCAAACATTTCATGCAGTTTCTGGAGTTCCCACAGATTTTTGGAAGTTCTCCCGTATGACCAAATGCGACTACATTTTGGCTCGTACCCCGCTTTTGAACCAAAAGGGAAAAAGAGCGTTACTTTACCCTTAAGGCTAGAAAGTATGTTCTCATCCCCATCTATCGATTTGATTGGTATGTCGTAAATTGATTGATTCATGACAAATGTCCGGCTATTGAATATTCCGCAAACTGACCAATCTTCGCCAAACCCACAACATCACCATTTTCTTCATCGATAGAAAATCTTATACTTATTTCGGCTATTACTGGTGTATCCACAGAGAACGATGCATCGAACGAGGTATCCGTATTAGTAAAACTCTCTATAAAGTACTTCCCGGTTGAATTAAATATTTCAGCAACATTTCCTTTTATCCCAAGGTTCACATCTTCTTTTCCAAATGGGGTGTTAATCCTAAGACAGTAAAACTTATCATACCCACCATTTTCATTTTCGGCGGAGCGAGAGTACGCAGTCCAGTCTTGGGTTGGTTTTACGTTAGGGTCTTTCGGTGCAAAATTTGCACTTACGACCAAACGTGCTTCCTCTCTGTTTCGATGCCTATTTGTCATGTGTGTTAAATAGGAATTAAAGATTATCAAATCTCCTGTTTCCGGTTTTATCTCTATGGAGTTTTCGATTGTGTTTCCAGCATTCACTAGAAATATCAAATCGGCGCTTCCGTCTGGGGCGCACGGATAGTAAGCGATTGAGAAATACTCTTCGGGGTGTAGATGCGTGTTTGATTTGTGGGAGTGTGCCGAGACCGACTGCCCAAATTCAAGGCTCAGTGTCCATATGTCGCTCATAACCATCTCTCGACCAACCGCGGTTGAAACTCGTTCCGTCAACTTGTCAATGAGCTTTTCTGACTCAATCATTCCAAATGGATATTTTCTATCTTCGTAATATGTGTGATGCTTGTCGTCCATAAACGAATCGTCTATTTCTCCGTGAGCACCAGCAATCTCTTCCAGAAGTTTGGAATTATCAATACCGATTATCTTCGTTTTAAGGACATCAATCGACACCAGGTTTATTTTCTCAATATCACTCATAGAAGAATTCGCCTAATTTTAGCGCAGTTGGTGGATTGTCTCGATGCCACACGTTTGTGACCATGACTTGCCTGATTCCGCTCTTTGCAGGTGTGGTCCCATGGACAACGTGGCCAGTATCAAAAATGATTACACGGTTACCCTTGTAGGCGATTCTTTCACGCTCTTCAACTGGAACTAATAACGTGTTGATGTTTTCAGACTCAATAGCCAGTTTTTCTCCATCTTTCAAAATGGCTTTATTGTATATTTCAACAAAACCACCATCCTGATTGTCGAGACCATAGAATATCGAGCCAGTCAATGGGCCACTAAAAGTCTTTGACTCCTGGTAAAGAAAGGTGTCTTCATCGACATGAACATCAAGATACTGGCCTGGGAGATAGGTTCTTGTCCAGTACTCAATACCGAGGATTTCGCTTGTATCGCATGGAAGGTTGTCTTCCCAAATTGCCTGAACGACCCGCTTCCTTAATGTGTTTGCTGGAGTGGACCACCATCCATCCCAAAACATATATGGAGCAAAACAACTTGACTTTTCGTAATGGTACGAATTCAGCTCTGTAGCTAATCTTTCGTCAGAGCCCATTGACTCTGGGAAAAATAGTTTGTCAGCTAATACATCTTCATACAAAGAATCATTGAGTGCATTGTCTTTTATAATCATGATTCTCCTTTGACGACAATAGTCATTCCGTAAAACAGAGGAACGTGATACACGCTGCAGCCGGATATCCTCTTAAGCGCTTCGTGGTATCCCCAGATTGGAGTTGCCTTTGTGTGATTGTTGTACAGAAACATACTGTCAGAGGTATTTTGGATTATCAGAATCCCGTTATCCTCGAGCCTGTCGACAAAGGCGCTAACAGGGATTAGTGGATTCTCCATATCCTGCGACCAAGAGAGCATCATGTCGTACTTATTGTTTACATGCTTTTCAAAATCCTGCATTGTAACGACGTCATAGTCGTCAATTGGGTCTTGGAACTTTTCATACAGACTAAGTTTTTTGTTGTTGAGAAAGGTAATGTGGGCCCCATGTATCGACTTAAAAACCTTTAATCTGAACCTATCGAGACCACCTGAAATTGCCAATACATTTTTCTTCTTTGAGATATCCATAATCCCAAGAATTAGAAGAATCGACATCCATTGAGCCTGACCATACGCACTTGAAAGATTTGGTCTTGGATAATGGACAACGAACTCATAATCGCTCGCACCGCCGGTGGCAATATTCCTTCTATCAATACCAACCGTATTGAAAAGATACTCGGCTATAGCGACAGAGTGACCACCATCTTCGCGGTTGCATTGGTCTGCATATTCTTCCCAATTAAACTGAAGAGAACTAAAATCAAAAGAAACTTCAGGTTCATACCTTTTATCTTGTTCCATTTGTCACCTCGTATAGAGCAGCCTGCACATCAAACCAAGCACGGCGGACATTTCTTGTCAGTGTGATATTTTGTCTTTTTATATAGTCCTTAACACTGGAATCAATTTCGGTGTCATGGTCATATCGGTATCTGTCTCGAATTGCGTTTACGCAATCGTCTATTGTGATTTCGTCAAAACGCGATTCATCAAACCCGAGTATGAACAAGTATGCTGCAAGCTGTTCTGAACGATACGCCAAATCGGCAACTGGGTCATACCTGCTCATCTTTTTCCTTTTTCACATCAAACATTGCTACACCTTGACACATTGATACAGGCTTACCAGCAACATAATAGACACCGGTGCTTGAGTCCCATTCAATAATCTCGTTATCCCACTCTTCGGCGTCAGTTATTGCTTCACCTTTTCTGGTGCTCATCTTGAAGTCTTGTGGCTCATCCATCTTTAAGTGCTTCCAATGCGGAGTACTCGTTTGACATAAGCCTAAAAGCGTTGTACTCTATTGTTCCTTCTTCGTGCGTATTTTCCCCAGAATACACGGGGGTCATACCCTCGCTCGCCATCAACTGACTCATCTCCCCTATTGACGCGGTCAGAAATCGTGCAGCCCTATTCTTTGCCATTAGAGGGTCATATTTTCCAAGTTTCATAAAAGTTCACGTATCCTCTCGTGCAGGCCAACAAGCTTATCAGTCGTATAAAAAGATGCAAGGGTGTACCTATCCCCACTGAGAACAGGCTTTACCTCGTGTCTAAACTCGGAGCCGCTTGGGAAGAAAACTAGCTGATTTGCTTTCGGCTTAATCATCAGGTCAAGTTCTTCAAAATACAACTCACCCCCATCGTAATCAGCATTGAGGTAGAGGATTGATGAGTACTCATTTAGGACTTCAGACATCTGGTTGTTTGGGTCGTAGTTTCTGAGTGGCTCTGGATTGCCCCCGTAGTATCCTTCTGCATCTGCGTGCATTTTAAGATACGAGCCAGGCAGGTACTTTCTTAAATACGGTTCATACAAGAAGCACAACCTCCTACCCACCGTGGCGGATACGAGCGCCAATGCTCTAGATGAGACGTCTATGCGTTCCTGGCAGTCTGGTCTTTCGGTATATCTTTCACCGTCTAGATACTCCTGCCAGGTGTTATCCCAATGAATGAATTCCTTGCACTTATAAAGAATTTTTGACAATTCGTCACTCGTTGCAAAGTTGTCAACAACATGAACATTTCTTATCAATAAATCTTTATAATCAAGCATCGACATTATTATTGTCCTGGAATTTTTAGTTTTGGCATTCCCTTGAAAGTGGGTCCAATTTTATTCCCGTCAGCGTCAAGGCCAGTCTTTATTCCTTTTGTCCATGTCCAAGGATTCTCTTCGTTGTTTTTCATCTTCACATCGCCATACTTTGCGCGGCTCTTCATAAGCTCCATGTCATCTGAAAGGTTGCCGATGGTGAATTCAACATTCTCCAAAACGGTACTTTCAAATATTGAGAAAAACATGAATGGCATTCCAGCCTCAAACAAGACAGGTTCACCAATCTTGTTTATCTTCCAGTTCATTTGGAACTCATCGGGCCACCAACTACTTGGAATGATTGCAGAGAGTGCTTGTGCGTCATCTCTTATGTAGTTAGGCGAACCACCAATAAATGTCTCGTACCCTGGTTCGGTTCCGAAAATCCAACCGACAGAGAAAGAAACCATTCCGATTATTCCACCGTAGGCAATCTGTCTGCCGCCGTATGAACCGCCTTCAAGTATTGTTGGGACTGTATTACCGCCGTCCCACTGGGCAATAACGTCTTGCGGAAGAACAAGTTCCCAGCCATACACATTGGCTACCGTCATTGGCAGGCATTGATATGCATGTTTTTTGTATGTTTCATCCATCCAGTCACGATTGATTCTGGATTGTCGAATCTCTGGTGGGTTATCGTGTGTTCGTTTTAGATTCACCTTAACCATAAAGAATTGCCATCTCCTCTGCTAGGACGCGGTTTAATAATTTTGCTGATTTTGGTAGCGTTCTTATTCTCCAAAAACCACCAAACAAATCTTTCACTGCATCCGCATGCGGACCAGACAGGTACATTGTTTTTTCGCCAATGTCGTCACTTGATGGTTCGGTAATTGGCCAACCGCGTAGGGCTCCCTCCACATACTTGACCCCTTTGGGAACGAGTATGTTTTCAAGGTCGGCGTCATTTGAATCAGCCCACATTGCGTTCAGGTCGATATATATGCCTTTGAAATTCCGTGAAACTATTTCCTGGCCAAGCTCAAACGGGTCGAAGTTCTTTGCAATACAAAAAAAGAACTCACTCTTTTCTACGAGCGCATCAAACGTGAGAACGTCCTGTATCCCAAACTTTTCCGCACGGGCCTTAGTTTCGTCAGAGCGGCCCTCGGACGCCCATATGCATTCATGACCGTACAAAGAGCAAGAGTACGCGACGGTTGAACCCATTGCCCCAGGAGAGTAGATTCCTACGACCGCCACTACTGACTAAGTGGAGCCTTTACTCCATCGTAGCTGCCCTTGATGTCGTGGTTTCTGTCGTTGTAGTCAAACATTGTTACCGCTGAGTACTTGGTTCCACTTATCACGGGTTTTGCTGCGTGGGCATAGATAAAGGTTGACGGGAACATAACAATGTCTCCAGCTTCGGGCTTAAATGTCAAGTCCAAGTATGGAAACCATAGTTCTCCACCTTCGTAGTCATCGTTGAAATATCCGACAGAAGAAACTGTACATGTGTAAGAAAACCCATGGTCTGTGTGCACCTGGAAGTGTTGGCTTTCTTTGTACCGAATAAAGTTAATGGCTTCCATGTATTCCATGTTTATGTTGTAGCGACTCTGGTAATCAGTCATGCACGCACGTATGGCACCAGCCGTGTCTGCATATATATTTTTTAGCTCTGCAAATTGTGGATACTGTTGAAGGTATTCAATATGTGTTTCCCCAATTTTGCAGTCAACACAGTCTCGGTACTCTGGCATTTTTTGCGAGTATCCAACAAGGGCTTCGTTCCACTTGAATAGACCTACCGTACTATTTCCTATAGTCGCCTCTAGACGATTAATTATGTCCAATTCTTTTGGTAGTGCATTTTTGTAGAGAAGAATCCCTAGGCGCGGGTCGCTGAGTATTTCGGTTTCCATAGTCCCAGTCTATACATATCGGAGATGTCCATACGCCACCTGGAGATACGTGATTTAGAGCGGAAGGAATGCTTCTGCAAAATGTATCTGCCTATGAATCCCGGGGTGGACCGAATCGACAGCCTCATCCCAGAACTCCACATTATCTCCGTCGTGCTCACACCCGTCAATCATTAACGATTCATTTGGGTTGATGAAATTTTCAATCCCAAGTACGGAATAGACGCGATTATCTACAGGGTCCCACGAGTAAAACTTAAAATTTATTTCTTCTATGGAGCAGAAATCCTGGAGATTCTTTAAAGAGTTCAATGAGTTTTGGATAACAATATCTAAAGATATCTCTTTACCTCTTGAGCGCCCTGGGAAGAAATTTTCATGAGACAGAAACTCACGGTCTCTTTTCGACCAGGCGAACCTCTCCCTGTACGGGGGTGTGTCTACGCTTATCCATTGTCTACCTGCTTCTGGGGCGAGGAAAAGTAAATGTTTTGGTTTGCCATAAATCTTAATGAATTCAAAGACAGCTGTAGTAATCTGCTGAATCGAGCCGCCAGGTATTCCTAGTTGGTTAAAAGAAAGTTGTGTTCTTTCGCCGACGACATACGGCCAGGAGAGACCAGTGCTTAGTCCTATTCCGGCAGTGAAAGAGCATCCTGCGGCAAGTATTTCAGCATTTCTTATGAATTCTTTACCTATAATCCCATTTTTGTTTACGTGGTATTTTACGTTCTCATGCGGTTTATGTGAAGCAGAATCATTCGTGTCCAAGCCAGATTCTTTGTAACTAAAAAAACTTGGATTAAATTGTGCTTCACCGCAAAAATCTATAACGTCTTTCGAAAACATGTTTTCGTAAACGTTTTGCAAACGCTTTTCGTATATTTTTCGATAATGGTTTTCGCGCATCCTGTCAAAGCCCAATGTTTTTACCCGCAACCTTCACAAACGCTTCATCCATTACTGCAGTCTATACGGTAGTAAAGAATCCTTGTGACATATAGCGGGTACCGGAGATAATCGGCCTCACGCCATGGGCCATATCTTCGTGCCAAGTGTGCGACCAAATCAGTAAAGAATTAGCTTTTGGTTTTATCGATAGTCCAAGGATTGGCATGTATAACTCACCGCCCTCGTAGTCGTCATTGACGTAGTAGACGCATGAAAAGTCAGTGACTGCGCCAGCCTTATCCAAAAACACGCCGTCGCAGTGAAGGCCCATATTGTCGCCTTCTTTGGCCATCGACAACCAGGGACCGCTTTCAAAATAGGTCTTATTCCCGTAAGTGTCTTTTATTGTGTCTCTGACATTTATCAACATCCACGACAGAATTTTGTTAACCTTCTCATCTGCTGGTATATGCATGGAAATTTTGTAATTATCCCCGTTTGTCATGTAGCCACCAGAACTAATTTCATCCCTGGTTGGCAAGAAAGAGGTTTGGAAGGTTATCTCTGGGTTAAGAGAATGGGTCTTTTTCTTCCAACCAATCTCTGGGTTATGACCAACAAACTCAAATTTATCTTCATTATTCTCGCAATATGCTTTTACTACTCCCCATTCATCTTGTGGTAGGTAGTCAACGAACAAACCTATTCTTGGCGTATTGGTAAGAAGAGGTTCGTGTCCCATATCATTCGACCGTAAAGAATGCTGGGGATGTGTATCGCTCGCCGCTCGTGACCATTTTCACACCATGTAGATAGTTGATGTCCCCAGGGTGGATTACGGCAAGACCAGGCTCTGGCTTTACGACGATGTCGTGTTCTGGATAGTAAAGTTCTCCGCCTTCGAAGTCGTCGTTCCAATAGAAAAGCGAATTGATGTCGTATGTTGGGAACGGATTTGGTGAGCCATCATTCATCTGCTTATCCGCATGTGGGCGTTGTTCAATCCCACCAAACCACCGAACTATGCATGGTGGCCGTTTCTCTAGTTTGCAATTAAAAATCTCACCTGCAGTCACAGCCATCTTGTCGAGATAGAAATCAATAAGGTCGTACACCTCTTTGTTGATTCTCTCCAAAATAGTCGAAGTACATTGCCTATTGTTCCAATACGCAGCATTATAAGTGCATACGCCGTTTTCGTCAAAGATGTCCGTGTCCGAACCATTTGACCATTCTTTTATGGTCCTAGCAAATGACGAGATGATAGATGCATCTTTTTCATCAATGAAGTTCTTTATGACGTGGATATTTTCTGGGCCAGTGCCGAAAAATCCAGGTTCTATCTTCCATGGTGAATTCACGGAATAAGACTACATCACCCTTAAGGCTTAATTGAGCCCCAGATATTCATCGATATCAAGACTGATTAGGTCAAGGGACACGTCTACACCCTTTTCCTTTACCTGTGGGTCAATCCATGGTTCGCCATCATCTTTTGGACCTACGAATGGCTTCCAGTCTTTTTCACCATTGTCTAGAAACTTCTCATCAAGCCACGGATATATTTCGCCAAAGACGTCTCTTTCGCCGAGCAAGAAACCATTTGAGTATCTCTTGGTTTTGGTTCCAGTTCTGTCAATCAAGAACTTTGTGAAGTTCCCCGTAATTGGAAAGGCGCGTTTTGCGTCTTTTGGAACATCTTCAGAAATACCCGACCAAGGCACTGATTCTCCAGTATATGGAACACCAAGTTTATTTAGTGTCGCGTTATAGCCCTCTGTTAGGTAGTACCAAAGAGTATTCTGTGTCTGGGATATTTCCGTATTTGGAACAAAATCGGACTCATATGTAACTTTGTCAACTCTGCCATTAGTGAGTTCTGAGAACTCAAATGTGGTTCCAAAGTTCTCTTCCGCGTACTTTTTGGCAAATTCACCAACCGACATATCAATATTGTTCACTGTGCAGTACGAGGCAATCCCATCCTGGAATTCTTTGTACCCATGGCACTGAAAGTCATCGACAACAATCGCAATAATGTCAAAGTCTGGTTCATTCTTGTAACGCTGATTTAGCTTCTCTATAATGCCGTGCTGTGGAATATTGCCACAACCTGCAGCAACGTTGAATAAAAGGGTTACCTTGCCTTTTCTGTTGGCCAGAATATCTTGCACTTTTCCATCGCTAGAGGCAATTGGTATGTCATAAAGCGAAATCGGATGAACGACCTCTGAGGCCACTGCGTGTTCACTGTTTAGGTAGTTTTCAATCGACGTCATTTTGCCAACTCGTTTTCAATCATTTCTGATAGTTTTTGGAGCTCTACTTCAGGAGACTCACATCTTCCATCATTGTAAGCATACTCAAGCAGCACACCATTGGTGATTCTGGCTACTCTTTCGCCCTTTTTGTTAACCAAGAACTTTTCAAAGTTTCCAGTCATGTCTTGCTTGAGTCTTTTTTCGTCTTCCGTCATGAGGGTTTGATACAGCTCATGTGGAGTGTTTTGTTTTTCTTCTTGCTTTTCGTGCCATGAAACAATTAGTTCAGAGAAATCAAACGAAGCGTTCCATTCGTTGACACCGTAATCCCTTGCGTGCTTTGCATCTCTTACGCCGTCTGCGTACTCTCCGTAGGTAACTCCACCGCCGCAGAAATCATTTGTGGGAACAGCAACAACGTTGAATCCAAGGTCTTTGTATTTCTGATAAAGACCCTCAATAATTCCAAACTGGGGTGCGTTTCCACAGTGTCCAGTCGTATTAATGATTAGCGTTACCTTGCCTTCAGAGTCCTTGAGAATATCTCGTTCGCCATCCCATGACTTGAGGTCGATGTCGTAAATTGATTTCATTTTCTACTTAAACCTCGGAGGGAAGTATGGAGGAAAGAACGGAGGAAAAAATGGCGGGAAAAATGGTGGGAAAAATGGCGGGAAATAAGGTGGGAAAAATGGCGGGAAGAAGGGTGGGAAGTATGGCGGGAAAAACGGTGGAAAAAATGGCGGGAAGTAAGGTGGAAAAAACGGTGGGAAAAACGGCGGAAAGTAGGGCGGAAAGAATGGCGGAAAGAATGGCGGGAAGTAAGGTGGAGCTACTGGGGTAACCGAGTTTGATGCTGCAGAAGTCGCAGTGCCGAAGGCGGTCGACGCAGTCACAGTAAACGTATAGGAGGTGCCGTTAGTAAGGCCGGAGACGGTGATAGGAGACGTTCCAGTGCCCGTAAGCCCTCCAGGCGATGAAGTGGCCGTATAAGTCGGAGAACCCGTCCCTGTGGCTCCTGCGGTGTATGCAACGGTTGCCGAGGCATTACCGCCAGTCGCAGTACCAATTGTTGGTGCGGATGGACCAACACCCATGACAAGCGAAGAACTCACTTCGGATGAATCTGACTCAACTCCGGTTGACGAAATTGCTACAACAGTGAACGTTCTTGTTGTTCCTGCTGTCATTCCACTTACTACGATTGGGCTGGAATTTCCAGTGGCTGTTTGACCAGAGTCTGAGGTCGCCCTATAGGTTACGGTTCCCTTGCCTATATAGCTAGATGCGGTAAAAACAACGCTTGCCGATGTTCCTGTAGCGAGCAGCGGCGTACCAATCGTTGGCGCTGTAGGTTTCTTGCCTCCAGAATCGACTTGTTTGTTGCTTGAAACGGCCATAAGTTATGTAGCTGAAAGGTCTCCCGTTGCCACCCATGTATCTGATGCTCTTTTTAGAAGCGTAACACCTGACCACTGAGCGCGCAGATAAACACCTGGAGTTGCGTTCACGGTGACACCAGCGCCTGCAAGGATTCTCGTCTTGCCAGTTCCTGTTTGAAGAACCTGTATTTGGCTACCGATTGGGAAAGCCACCGACGAGTTTGGAGGTACTGTCAAGTCATTCGCAGAACCAACACCCATTTCAACAATCTTATTTTTGTCGGCAAGTACAAGTGTGTAGCTTGCGGCTTGCGCGTTTGTCAAGATATCTGCAATTTTTCCCTGAGCAATATTTGCAGAAGAGCTTATGTCCCCGTCAACAATTGTTGAGTCAGCAATCATTGCCGACGTAATTGTCCCAGAGTCCGTAAGCGTTACTGCTGTTCCAGCAATCTTTGTTTTGTCAATGGCAGCAGAGGCGTTTACATCGGCGTTGACTATGACACCAGAGCTAATTGCCGCAACACCCGAAGAGTTGATTACCACATCACCTGTTGAGTCAACCGCAGTTGCTACTCCAGAGCCATTAAAAACTATTATCTGGCCTGCCGTAGCGTTGAATATTTTTTGCAACCCAACTGTTCCATCAACAAGAGTAGAGCCACTTATTGAATCAGTTGTGTACATGGCTGTTGGGATAGTTACTAAAATCCAACCAGAACCGTTATACGTCCAAGTCTTACCGGCACTTGAGTGCTGGTCGCCGGATTGAGCACCCGATGGGAAGTCAATCGCTGCCATGATTAAGCCTGTGCTTCAGTCCATGAAAGACGAGCAAACACGTTTACCGAAGCAGAACCAAGGTTACGTACGAGCACGTGAACCACGTCTGGACCATCTGGGAAGATGCCGGTCGTAGTTGCTGTGCCGCCGCCACCAAGAACCGAGTTACCAAGGTCTCGAACTGCTCCGAGGTCAATTGAGTTTGCACCAGTTCCTACAAAGAAACCACCAGTCACTTCACCGCCAGAGACGGTTGTTGTTGTACCGCCGTAGTCGGCCACTTGAGCAAGTGACGAAGTAACCGTGTATGGCTTGGCCCAAGTTTTTCCTGAAGATGGAACGCCATTAAGTACGGCTGTAATCAACAAGTTTGCCGAAGACGTAGTTGTGGTTACGTCCAATGCTCGTAGAACCAACTGCATTCTGTTGATAAGTTCTCTTTCACCAAATCCTGCAGAAGTACCGTTATCCGCAGAAGGAGCAACTCTGATTGCAAGCAGGGCATTGGTTGCTCCTGCAGCCACAGAAACGGCAGAGGTTGAACCATACGTAAACACGAGCGACTTATCGTCGTCGTATAGTCCGTCCATAATTGCTGAAGTACCCCAGTGAGAAATCGATGGAGCATATGTTGGGAATGCAAGTTCAACACCGATTGGGTTTGTTGCTGAGTAAGTCCAAGACAGCGCGGCGTTTGTACCCATTGGGACAACGTTTACGGTTGGGTTTGCACCAGTGACAGCGGCACTCAGCTTGATGTTGGTGCCGTCAATTTGCTGAATGAATGTTCCGTCTGGAACATCTGTTCCGTTCACTCTTTGTCCAACCTGAAGGCCGGCCGCAGAAGCAACAGTTCCATCGTTTGACCCAGCAGCAATTGTCAAGGCAAGCGAAGCGTTGCCTGTTTGCTGTCTTGTCAATCCAGTGAATGTAGTTGCTGTTTTGCCGGTGTAGTTAACATACTCCCAACCATGTGTTTGGTTGAAACACGCAAGCGTTCCCGAGTTTGGAAACCCTGTTGTGCTGTTTACGGTCATGGTCGTTTCAATGTTTGAAAGCGATGCTGCCATATATGTAAACGGCGGGTTTGATGTAGTTTCGTATCGTGCTGGAAGGTTTCCTGAACGCATGTACGCTTCAGAGTTGATGTTGTTATTAGAAATCTTGTGACAGTAAGTTACTTTGCCATTTGTTGCACGCATACCCCAGCGAATAGCGCCAGCACCGTACCAAGAGTAGTCAATGTAAAACATTTGCATCTTGGAAAGGTCAACGTTGTAACCAGATGCTCCGGTTCCATCAAACTTGTCCAAGTTCCACTCAGACTGAGGGTATCTTTCATCTACCGTTCTTGAGCAGATTACATATGAAGTTGTAGCTCCGCGATACGCAGGACTTATTGTCATCGACGTATCGCTTGCTATATCTGTAATTCTGTAAGAAGACCCACGGAGTACGATTCTGTCTCCGATGTTTAGCTGCTTTGAAAATCTTGTTGGAAACGCGGCATTTGTTTGAGTGATGGTGCACGAACCATTAGTCGCTGTTACTTTTCCAGAGATTTGGAAAGTTGATGAGCGCTTAACTGCATAAAGCGTTTGACCATCAAACTCAAAGAACACTCCGTTTTGGTCATCAAACAATCCGAGTCGGTTTTCATTGCCGTACCATCCGGTTACGGTTATGTAATAAGGGCCAGAAGCAGTTGCTGCGGATGGAGTCGATTCCGGCGTGTACGTAAAAGTGTTGTAACCAGTAATTGTGTAAACGTTAAATGTTCCGTTGTATCCAGTTTCAGTTGCACCGTAAGTAACGATTACCGAACCTGGATAAAGGTTGTGCTTTTCTTTTGTCTGAACAGTCACCAATCCAGTTCCTGATGAATAAGTGAGCGAGTCAACCTGAAGGGCTGGCTTCAACAGTGTTCCAGACGACATCTGAATTCCCTTACCTGACTGGTAACGGAAGTAACGACGCGTTTGACGAACTGCTGTTTCATAGTTTGATGTGCCGTTATTCGTAAAGATAACACCGCCGTCAAATGGTCTGTGTAAAAATTGACCAGACGGAACAACATATACAGCAGCAGAAGTGGCCGTCAGTGTTCCTGTTGGCGTTGCTGGGACATAAACAACGAATTGCGTGGCGCTGATTATTCTTGCAACAAAGTTTGAACCGTTTGGAGGGTTTGTTCCAGATGTGGTTATACCCGTAATTGCAACTTCGTTACCAATCGACAAACCGTGAGGAATTGTCGTTGTTACGGAAACTGCGTTTCCTGTATAAGAAACAGTTGGAGCCCCACCAATTGCAGCACCAGCAAAAAGACTACCAGTAAAAATGATTGTCTTGTTTGCGTCAAGGATTGATGTAACTGAGCCCGTGTTTACGGCTTTGCCAGTGTATGTAAACGATGTGTTTGAAGTAACAGACTCGACCAAGTAGTTTCCGTTAGCAATTGCAAGGTATGTGTCTCTTACCGAAATCGGAGTTCCAACAGCAATACCAGTAGTGCTTGGAAGCGATACGGTAACAGTCCTTGACGATGTGCTCATCGTGATTCCTGTTATACCCGAAATCGGGGAAGCAGTGTCATACACGAATGGGCGTGCTCCAACGTTCGTATGGTTTTCCCACTTGGAAATCTGGGTACCATATTCAAAGTCGGTGTCAATCAGCGCCTGTGGCTGAGAGATGCGCAACTTTTGGACTGGGTCAATCAGCACCTCCTCAGGTGTTATTGGTGTCAGACCTGCAGGGATTTGGTTAGCTGCCATTATGCAATCTCCATTCCACTGATGTGGAAGCTGATAGAGGTGGCATTGGCGCCACCTTTAATTGTTTTTGTTGTAGCCAAAACCTGTTTGATATCAAGAGTAAAAATACCCTTTGCTGGAACCACTACGGCAGATGCAAGTGCGACATCATCAAGTGAAAGCGTAAAAGTACCATCCGTAGCAGCAGTGTTTGTGACAATTATGTTTGTCACAATCGTCGAAGTTGAGGATGGCACGGTATATAGAATCGTGCTAGTAGTCGTAGTAGCCGCACCCCTAAATAATGCTTTAGCTGAATTAGCCATTGATTTCTCCAGTCATTTAATACGCTCCCATGATAGACGCAATTTCCACGTCGCTAGTGTTAGTCGAGCTGTTAACAAGAATCCAAGCACCGTCATAGTAAACAAACATTTCATTAGTCGTGCTCTTGAACCACATCTGGCCGTCTGCAGCGTTCGCTGGAGCGGCATCCTGGGTCACAGCACCGATACCAGAAGCACCAATTTCAATCCAGTACGAGTCGTAGTAGACGAATGTAACTGCAGAATCTGACTCAAACCAAAAATCTCCGGTCGATGGCGATGGCGGAGCAGTAGTGCTGACCGTCATTGTTGCGCCAGCAGCTATTTCTGTGTAGTTTGTACCGTCGGATGTAGCTTCCCATCGGTCTATTGATTCATTCCATCTAATGTCAACGTTTGGCTCGGTGCCTCTTTCGACAACAACTCCCGCATTTAGCGTTGGGGAACTAGTCACATTTGAGTTAAGCGTAATAATACTGTCGGCAACGTTCAGGTTTGCCTGACTTGTCGAAGTCTGACTACCAGTAACAACTAGGTTGTCAACCGTTATTGTGTTAAAAGTTACCGAGGATGAAGTTGCAACGTTTTGCCCAATGGAAATAGTAGGAGTTGCACCTTCGCCAGCGTTGTCTGTGATTGTTACACCAGTACCCTGTACCAGGTTTGCTACGTAACTACCAGTTGTATCCGTTCCCAGAGCAACAGAGTCTGCAGCGATTGTCGCAGTAAGCGTTGCGTTTCCAAGATTAGTGAAAGTAACGGAACCACTCAAGTCTCCACCGAGTGTGAGTATCGGCGAAATACCTGTAATCGTTGGACTTGTGAGAGTCTTATTCGTAAGTGTATCGGTTGTGTCTGTTCCGACGAGTTGGGTCGTGGCGTTTGGAAGAGAAATGATTCTGTCTGCGGTTGGGTCAATTGCAACAATCGTTGTCTCATAAGAGTCAGCAGTGGAACCCTCAAAAGTTATTGCACCAGCAACATACACCAAGAATGAACCTGAAGCATTGTTTGCTGCCGGCCCAACAGTTGGTTCGTATGTAAAAGTCGTGGAGTCTGGAACAGAGGTGATTGAATAAGTTCCGTTATATCCAGTTTGTGTTGCTCCGGAAACCGTTATTCTTGCGCCAACAGACAGACCGTGACCAACTGCTGTTACGGTTGCAAGTCCGGTTATGCCGCTATAGGCAATTCCTGTTGCGTTGACTTGCGCATTACCGATACTCATGTTTGCAAATGTCGGAGAATCTGTTGTTCCGATTGCTTGACCGATATTGATTGTTGGGTTACCAGCTTCGGCAGCTGTTCCGTTTGTTAGAGAAACACCTGTTCCGGCATTGATTGAAGATACAAAGTTTCCGCTTGTGTCTGTTGATAAATCGATTACATCTGGTACCCAAGCAGAACCATTCCATTTCAAGAACTCGCCCGATGCTGGAGATGGAGCGGTTACGTCTGAAAGCGCATCTAGACCATGAGTGCCTATTGAGGTTACGGTTCCAGAACTACCAGTTACATCTCCAAAAACATTTCCAGTCAGTGTTCCAGTTACGTTTCCTGCGACGTTTCCGGTTAGGTTTCCAGTTACGTTTCCATTTACGTCTCCGAACAATGTCGAGGTGACTCTTGCGAAAGTTACTGAGGCGTTAGTCCCAACGTCCTGACCAATTGAAATGGTCGGTACCGATGATGGACCAGTTCCGCTAGATACCGTAAGGCCTGTTCCAGCAACGAGTGAAGAAACATAGTCACCACTGGTGTCACTGCCAAGTGTGACTGCGTTTGGTGCGACTACTGCGTTTATGACAACATCTTGGGAGCCGTTAAACGTTACAGAGCCGCTCATGTCCCCTGTCAAACCAATTGAGCGACCAACATAAAGAGTGTTGGCTGTTGAGGCGTTTCCTGTTAGCTCTGCAGTAATTCCTCCAGCGACAAAGTTTCCACTTCCATCGCGCATAACAATTGTGCTTGCCGTGTTATTTGGTGTTGCGTTAGAACCAACAGATACGTTTGCACCCTCGCCAGTTCCAGAAACTGTAATTCCCGTACCGACCGAAGCGGAAACGCTTTGTACGTAATCTCCAGTTGTGTTTGTACCTAATGGAATTAAAACATTATTTGTTGTAATACCAAGTACGCGACCATATCCGTCTATGCTCACAGCCTCTATGAAGTTGGACGAACCAGATACAGACGAGCTATTTGACTGAGCAATTGATGGGAGAGCAAGAACATTTTCTGTTATCTCCAAACCATTACCTGGCACCAGTACGGCCTTGCCGCTTACCTGTGACCAAACAATAGGCTCGGTGCCAACAACGTGCACCATTTCTTCTAGTTCGTTTAGGTATACACTGCCGAAAGATGTAAGAGCAAAAGTTTGCAACATGTTAACGTCGCCAGTTGCCACTCTTACTGATTTTCCGTACGTGACTTGACCGAATGTTGAGTTATCAAAGTCAACTGCTCTTGTCAACTCCCATGTCGAAGTTGAGGTACCGGCTGCTGTGACTTTGTAAATTCCGTTATGGATGTTATTAGCTTGGTCTTTAATTAAGACGCGATAATTCAACGATGCTGGTGCTCCGTCGATAGAAAGAACGCCGTTAGTTGTTGCTGTAAGTTTTGCTCCAACGCCAGTTCCGCCGTTTTTATCAGCGCTTCCATCGGTGTATGTTGGAGAATTTGTGAGGGGTCCTGTTGTTGCCGCGTATACGTCGTTGTGCCACAGCTGTTGCCTCAATTTTGTTACTACTGTTGCCGTTGTCTCGACTGGTGAGTAAACGGAACCATCGTTTGTAAGTTCCCATACATCGGATGTTTCGTTGTATTGGAGCAGAACATTTGCTGATGTTCCACGCTCAATCTCAATACCGGCATTTTGAGATGGGGCTCCAGTTTCATCGTTATTGAGAGTGATGATGTTGTCGCCAATTTCCAAATTGGTTGTGTTCACATAGGAAACCGAACCAGATACAGTCAATGTTCCAGTAACAACCAAGTTGTCATCAACGGTTGTTGTTCCCCCACTTGAATTAAGTGTCAAACCACCGGATGTAGTGTCAATTGTGTTTGCATCTGTGACACCAACTCTTATTGCATCGAGATATGCTCCGGCAAATGTTGGGCTATCTGCAGTTGAAACAGCTTGACCAATGGATATTGTTGCGTTTGAACCTTCACCTGGGGTGTGACTTATTGTTATACCGGTGCCACCGGTTACTTCTGTCATGTAGTTTCCGGTTGTATCGGTTCCTAGTGCTACAGAGTTTGGCTGAACGGCGGTGGTTATGGACACATCGCCAGAACCGTCAAACGCAACAGAGCCAGCAATATCGCCAGTGAGAGATATTGTTCTTGATGTCTGAAGAGCCGCAGCAGTCGAAGCGTTTCCTGTGAGATTTCCTGTTACGTCTCCAAGCACATGAGCGAATTGCACTGATGATGAAGTTCCGACTGCTTGTCCAATTGCGATAGTAGGTGATGCTGATTCTCCGGAATTATTCGAAAGAGTTACACCGGTTCCAGCAACAAGTGAGGTCACATAGTCACCAGTTGTATCGGTGCCTAGGGTTACAGAGTTAGGCTGAACGGTTGCCGTAATGTTTATGTTCTGTGAACCATCAAAAGATGCAGAACCAGCGACATCACCGCTGACTTCGATTGTTCGCGCAGTTTGCAAAGCACTTGCCGTGCTTGCGTTGCCAACAACCCCTGCGGTGACAGCAGCAAACGTGACCGACGAAGAAGTCCCAACGGCCTGGCCAATTTCAATGGTCGGTGTAGCTTTCTCACCAGAGTTGTTGGTTAGTGTTACACCAGTTCCAGCGACAAGGTTCTGAACAAAGCTGCCTACAGTGTCATCCCCAAGGTTTATTGGGTCATTTATCCAGGCGGTTCCGTTCCAGCGGAGGTAGTCACCGTTTTGTGCACTCGTTATGACTACGTCACCAAGCGCATCAAGGCTTGCGTTGTCAATACTTCCATAAAAATAAGGAAGGACATTCCATTGTGACGAACCATTTCCGAGCTTTATCTTGTTGGTGTTGGTTTCTAGACCGATTTCACCACCAGCGAGAACCGGGTTAGAGCTAGCCCAGTTCGTAGACGTGTCGCGACGGAAAAGAATTTTTTTATAAGCCATTAAGCATCGCCTCCGTCAGCAACTAATTCTTCGTTCGATACATTCAATTCAATGTTTGCGAACCCACCGTCAATTATCGCAGATTTAAACCTCTGCCAACGGAACCCGTTCCAACTCCAAGATTTACCCGCAACAAAAAACTTGTCATTTGTTGACGGAGAAACAGGGAAAACAATTGGCATGAGGCCAATTATCTCACAAGACAGTCTTTTATGGACACTAGTCTGTTGTTTTCCGTTAGCTTTTTACCACCAATTAGCAATGGAGTACTTGGTGCCGCTTATTACTGGTTTTGCTTCATGCCTGAATGGTGCTCCAGATGGGAAAATTACAACATCCCCGGCTACCGGCTCATAAGTAAAATTTAAATCCTGAAAATATAACTCTCCGCCTTCATAGTCGTCATTGAGGTAAGCAACTGCCGAGGCATAACGTCTGGTTCTTTCACCATTGTCTAGATGGGATACATAGTGCTCGCCAATTGAGTATTTCAAGATTTGGTAACCAAGTGTTGAGTTGGATTTAATGCTAAGACCAAATTTGTTATTAAAGTGCTGCAGGCATGGCAGAACGCATTCGTGGATTTTGTTTGCCAGCATGACCTCTGCGGATGACTCATCGCCTTTCTGGGTCGGCGCTGGGGTGAACATTAGTTGGTTTGTCCTTACATCAGATATAAATACTTTGCCTTCGGTGTCGATAACCGTTGATTGACTCCAGTCGCCCTTGCTGTCTGTGGAAATATTTAATAATTCTGAAGCTTCTATTATCTCAAAAGGGTAAGCGATTGCGTTCCTGTAAATACATACACCATTGACATTGATGTGCTTCATTTTAGAACTCCGCTATCTCTACTGGTGCTACAAGTTATTTGAAAAACAATGTAGCTTGCAGACCAACCTTAAACCTCGTTGTTGCTTTGTGTTCTGCTTTCAATTGCCGTCTTTGCAAACTTATTAACAAAATTTGCTGCTGATTCAGTTGTTTTCAACTCTGACCAACTATCGCTAAATGAAAATTGACGCTGATATTCTTGTTCATAATCTGCGACTATCAAGCCAACGAGCCTGGTCATCACTCCTTCTCGCTGATGGTCTGGATGGGTCATGGCCACCCATGGCTTTCTGATTCCATCCATCATGTAGTCGATGTACACACCAACTAGCAGTCCGTCATCATTTCTAAGCATGTTAAAAGTAAATGGCATCGCATAACCAGGGTTTATTGATGGCCAAATAAATTCCCTTACCATCTTGCTGAATCCTGGTTCCCCATATTCTCCAACAAGGTTTTCCATGGTAAGCCAGTCTGCAAAGTGGTCAAACTCCGCTTTAGGTGATATGTCTTGCCAATTATCATCACTCATGATTAAACCTTATCAAATACATGCACATTCTCCCTTGATGCAAATTAGATAACACCCAGCGGTAGTTTCAGGCGGCGGCGGAGGCGGCGGAGGCGGCGGAGGCGGCGGCGGAGGAGGCGGAGGAGGAGGAGGAGGAGGAGGAGGAGGAGGAGCATCAGGTGAAGTTTCCGAACAGAAAACGGTGTCTGAATCTGCATAACCGAATCTTTGAACCTTTAGATATGCGGAACGCGATTCTGAATAGCCAAGTCCTGTCCAGCCTTGACTTGTACCGAATGTGTCGTTAGGGCAAAGGCCGCCAGCACAGTCAAAATAGTTGTAGAAATATCCACCGCTAGAGTTTGCAACATATGTTTGGTCGGCTGGTTCTAAGTAATTGCTAAAGTTGATTCCAACACGTCCTAGTGTATCGTCGTCCATCGCAAATTGAGGGGTTGGTATTTTGCTATTCAACGGAGTGATTGAACTAGACGCAGTCGAGTAGCTTCCAGTTCCAATTGTATTTACTGCAGCTACTCGAAACACATATGCGAACCCGTTGGTTAAGCCAGTTACCGTCACCGACGTCAAAGTTGACGCAGCGCGACTAAACGTCGTCCATGTTGAGCCACTGTTTGAAGAATACTGAACCGTGTAGTCACTGATTAACGAACCAATCGATGCTGGAGCTATCCATGAAACAGCAGCCGTAGTATTTCCATAAGTGCTTGGAAGAGTTACTGTTGGTGCGAGTGGTGCGGAAGGAACCCCACCGAGAACAAGCGGACTAGATGCTGTTGATACTGGAGATTCTGTCGCCGATGTGTCATCAATTGCAACAGCGGTAAAAGTGTAGGTTTGACCAGCAGTTAAACCAGAAGATATTGAAACACTTGCCGAGCTAGATGTTTCGGTTACTCCGTTGCTTGCAATGACCCTGTAACGAACTGCTCCCGATTTACCTTTGTACCCAGTATGCGTGATTGTTACAAGAGCATTACCAAGTGCATCGACGGCTCCAACTACTGCGGTTGGTGGTTCAATGAACTTTCCACCACTTGCCTGATTGCCCGGAATCACGACGCCGCCAAGTCACCTATAACAAACCACTCGTTTGCATTTTCTGTTTTGACTATTGTGCACGAAGAGTATCTGGCCCTCAAGTAAACACCCGGTGTTGCGAGGAGTGTCACTCCGGCACCTGCAAGAATTCTTGTCTTACCAGTTCCTCGTTGAATAACGGTGATGCTTGTACCAGTTCCAAATGCAACACTCGAAGCCGGTGGAACAGTCAGGTCATTGGCAGAGCTTGAGTCCATAATAATGATTGTCTCTGCAGCATCACCAATCGCAAGTGTGTAGTTGCCAGCCTTTGCACTGAGTGATTGAACACCCGTTGTTGAAACTGAAGCTGTAGAACCTTCCCCCTGAGTATGGGAGATAGCAATACCAGTACCAGCCACTACTTCCAGCATGTAATTGCCAGTTGTGTCAGTTCCCAAAGCAATTGAACCGTTCAGTGCAACTGTTCCGCTCGCATCCGGAAGGCTTACAGTCCTATCTGCAGTTGGGTTAACAACGGTAAGTACTGTTTCAAACTCATCTGTTGTTGAACCCTCAAATGTGATGAAATGTGGTTCTGGAAGATAGATACCATGAATTCTCGGAGTTCCACCAGTAGCCGTAATTTCTGGTCCATTAATAGTTGGCGTCGTAAGAGTTTTATTGGAAAGAGTTTGGGTTGTATCTGTTCCAACCAGAGTTGTGGTTGCATCAGGAAGAGTTATAGTTCTGTCTGCAGTTGGGTCTGTTACAACAAGGGACGTTTCGTAATCGTCCGCGGTGGCTCCTTCAAAGATAACTCCGCCACCCACAGTTACACTTCCTGCAACAGTGAGATGACCTGGGTCAGAAATGGACGAAGATGCAAGAATTTGAGCTGAACCTTGTATCTCTGTTTTGCCACCACCAACTGCAGCGTTTGAAGTTACTCGCACGAACCTCGTTGCCTCTTGGCTTATCAATTCAACGGTGCCAGTGTTTGGTGCAATAAACCTTATTCCGCTAGCCGTTCCAGCATTATCAGCCAAAAGCGCACTTCGTGCTCTTCCGTCAGTAAAGTATAAATTTGTAGTTCCCTCTGTTACGTTGTCAGAGTTACCCGTTGTATCGGTTCCTAGGTTGATTGGGTCATTGGTCCAATAGCTTCCATTCCATTTTAGAAAATCTCCCGATGCAGGGGAGTTGAAAGCCCGCACTGGACGAACATAGAGTGAGTTACTCTTTGCGGAAAAACCTTGTCCGCCGTCACCTAGATTTTCATATTTGGCTTGTGTTGCGCTGTGTTCCGTAGAGCTCCAGTAATTATTGCTAAGCAATCCAGGAATGGTGCCAGCTTCTAAACTTTCGACTGCATAGAGTTCTTGTAACTCATCAATTGATGGAAGGAACCAGTCTGAAAAACCACCATATTCATATCCGGATGCGTATGCAGCCGCGCTAGTTGCGGAAACATTTCCAGACTGAGCAACAATGTCTATCGTGTTTTGAGCACCGAAGCCGAATCCGGTTGCATCTGCCCCAGAAACCGCCAATGATTGGTTTCCACCAGTAGCCCAACTTCTTTGAACCTGGGACGCAGATGGTGCAACTTCGAAATACTTGCCAGTAGAGTTACCAGTTGTATCTGGAGTAATGAAAATTATCCCGCCAGCCGGACCAGTCGCACCAATTTGATATGCGGTTGAAACATCTGGGAGGTCGCTAAGGCTGGTAAGGGATGCTGCAGATATGTCAGCCGTAGTTCCAATTTCTAAATATGCGCTACCGTCTTCCGTGATTTCCCACTTGTCAGATGTCTCGTTCCAGCGAAGCGCAACATTCGCCGAAGAACCACGTTCAACTTCAATCCCAGCGTTTTCCGTTGGGGCTGCAGTCACGTTGCTATTAAGAACAACGAGATTGTCGTCAACCATCAACTCTGTGGTGTTAATTGCTGTCGTTGTTCCAGAAACCGTCAGGTCTCCAGTTATTGTCAAATTCGCAAATGTAACAGATGCGCTTGTTCCAACTGCCTGACCAATTGCGATAGTCGGAGTCGCCGTTTCTCCAGAGTTATTGGAGAGGGTTACGCCCGTACCTGCAACGAGAGATGAAACGTAATCTCCAGTTGTTTTGACACCAAGGGCAACAGTGTTGTCTGGAAGCGTTACCGTCCCAGTAAATGTTGGAGATGCAAGCGGTGCTTTAAGGTCAAGCGCAGTTTGCGTTGCTGTAGATACTGGCTTGTTCGCATCTGATGTGTTGGTTACGTTGCCGAGACCAACCATCGTTGCCGAAACTCCAGAAACAGTTCCAGTGAATGTCGGGCTAGCGAGTGGCGCCTTATCATTCAATTGTGTTTGAATTGCAGAGGTTACACCATCTACATAATTGAGTTCAACAGTTGAAAGAGTTGCCCCATCAAGAATGTTTAGCTCTGCAGCTGTAGACGTAACTCCAGTTAAGTCTGTCGGCGCGATAGATATATCTGACGAACCATTAAATGACTGTCCAGCAATATTTCTTGCTGTTTGCAGTGTAGTTGCAGTTGAAGCATTTCCAATCAGTGGAGCAGTAATCGCAGCAAACTGCACCGATGATGAAGTTCCAACTGCCTGTCCAATTGCAATAGTCGCATTCGAACCTTCGCCAGGGGTGTGTGTAATCGAAACGCCTGTTCCCTGCGTAAGGTCAGACATATAATTTCCACTCGTGTCGGTTCCAAGGGTAATTGAATTTATTTGGACTGTTGCTGATATGGAAACATCTTGCGAACCATCGAAAGACACAGAACCCGATACATCACCCGATAAAGAGATTACTCGTGCCGTCTCCAAAGTTTCTGCTGTAGTCGCATTAATTGTTCCACCAAGTAAGTTTGTTACTGAGTCGTTATACCAGTCGTAACCGTCAAACGCAAGAACATCTCCCTCGGCTGCAGCATCTATGTATACGTTGTCTAGTTCATCCAGCAATGGGAACTCTGGAGTTAATGTAACTTGTTGCCACGAACCTGAATAGTATGTATAGAGTTCAAGCTCGCTTGAGTTGTACCAAAGGTCACCGACTCTTACCTCGTCGGTTGGCTCCGTGTCCGAAACAGTAATAAAGTGGATTGTTTCGTTAATCCAAGCAGAAGCGGAGTTCTTGTAAACCAGGAAATCCCCTTCTTCGGCATCGCTAATTGTTACGTCACCAATGTCGTTCAGGTTGTTGATTGTCGGAATTGAAGCCCACTCAACACCAACCGATGCCGAGTTATTTGCCTTGAGAAAGTATCCGTCGGTTCCAACGCCAAGTCTGAAAAGACCGTTACCGTCGGTTACAAGCAGGTCGCCTTTTGTCGTTAACTTGCTTACAAGTTCGTTTGCTTCATCAGCGTCGTTAGCTGTAAATACTGGGTAGATGACAGAGCCAATTTGGTGCTCTGAAGCGGTGGTGTCATCCTGGGCTCTAACGAGAGTGAGTGTTGAACCAGATATGGTTGCAAGACACTTTTCTTCAGTGAGTGAAGACGGATTTATGACAACATAGAAAGGGATGCCAGCAATTGATGGCCATCCAGTGGTCGCCGCAATGTCAACAGTTGTCCCAACGTTAGTTAAGAGTGTTGTTGTAGTCGTATTGCGAGCCGCGCCCGAATATTGTTTGCGTGTATATGCTGCCATGATTACTCCTAGTTTACTTCATCTCAACTAACAAGGGCCTGAAGACCCCAGTATCCAGCTGTGATTCCTTGAATTGGGTCTGCGTCATACAATGCTGTTTGTCCGGATACACCAGAGCCACTTGCAGTGCGAATATTCGTTACACGTCTTACTGCTGAATCACCAGCTGTTGCCCCACCAGAAGCTGTCGCCGACCTGAGGAATGTGATGACTTCACTCAGGTTGGTTGAAGAACTGGTTCCGCTTCCAGATGCGGTTCTTGGCGCCGTATGCAAACCTGTTGCACTATCGCCAACAGTCGCTCCACCTGTAGCTGTTCCCGAACGAATATTGCTGTAGAGCGTTAAGTTGCTAGAGCCACCGATTCCTGAGCCAGAAGCAGTTCTGAAAACAGTTCTAAGTTGCTGAGACACAAGTTCACTGCTCTGACCAGATGCGTTTGCGGTTCGTGGGGCGATGTGCTCCCCTAAAGCGGTGTCCCCAGCTGTTGCAGAACCAGAGCCATTAGCGGTTCTGATGTTTGAGTACAGAATAGTGGTTGCAGAAGTCCCAAATCCAGAACCTGATGCAGTTCGTATGAATGTTGTGACAATTGAAACGGATGAGCCACCGACACCTGAGCCACTTGATGTTCTCGGAGCAGTATGTAGACCGTTGGATGAATCTGAACCCTGTCCGGAACCACTGGCGGTTCTGACCGGAATTCCAATTGAGGAAGAACTTTCCGAACTGCTTCCACTTCCATCTGCCGACCTAGGTGCAACATGAAGACCAAGAGCGGTATCTCCAGCAGTCGCTGAACCTGCGCCTACCGCGCCTCTTGGCGAAGTATGTCTTCCGTTTGCCACCTGTGTCGATGTTCCAGAAGATATTGAGGTTCTGTGCAGAGTCTTTGTTTCGTCGGTACTCTGTGTCCCAGCTCCGGAACCATTGGCGGTTCTTGGTGAGACATGGAGGCCATTTGCTTCGTCTCCAGCAGTTGCTCCACCAGAAGCACTCGCCGAACGAAGATTGCTATAGAGGATTGAATTACTGGAACCGCTGGTTCCTGCGCCCGATGCAGTTCTAGGGGCAGTATGTAGACCAAGAGCTTCATCGTTAACTGTCGCCCCACCATCCCCATAGGCAGTTCTAATTTTTCCGTATCTGTAGGATATGAGTGAGTCAGACTGTCCTGATGCAGAGCCACTCCTGCGAACACTGTGCAATTGTTCTGATGTTGACGAACCAATTCCAGTAGCGGATATGGTCCTGAGTAATGTATTTTTTTCTTCCGAAGACGACGAGCTGCTACCTGAAGCATTTGCAGTTCTAAGATTTGAATGAAGCGTTAGGGCGGTATCGCCCGCTGTCGCAGAGCCTGAGCCGTAACCAGTTCTAAGGTTGGAATGGACGATTGCGTTATTTGAAGTTCCAGAACCACTAGCCGAAGCGGTTCTGAGATGTGTATGAAGGGCCAGGACAAACGAATCACCATTTCCTGAACCGGTAACACTTCGTGGAGAAATGATAAGTCGTGTTGCAGACTCGCTTGATTGTGCAGTATCACTTGCGGTACGTGGCGACGTGTGCAGCCCAATTGCTGTTGAATTACTAGTTGCCGAGCCTGAAGCAGAAACAACAGATGTTCTAACCCTCGTTGACGATTCGCTTGACTGGCCAGAACCGGATGCACTCCTAGGTGCAGTGTGTAGTCCGAGCGCCTCATCACCAGCGGTTGCACCACCGGATGCAGTTGCACCTCTAAGGAATGTAATTACTTCGCTTAGGTTGGTTGATGAGCCATTTCCGCTTCCGCTTGCTGTTCTCGGCGAAATATGAAGGCCAGTTGCGGAGCTGTTTCCTTCTGCAGAAGCAGAAGCTTGTCTTGGCGAAACATGAAGACCAATTGCTTGGTCGCCGGCTGTCGCGGAACCAGAGCCAACACCACCTCTCGGGGATGTGTGAAGTGAGACAATAGCGTGGCTAGATGTAGCAGATGCCGAAGCGGTTCTTGGTGCTGTATGCAGTTGCGACGCAGACGAAGAACCGATTGCTGTAGCGGAGGCAGTCTCCGATACTGTTTTAAAGCCTACATAGAACGACGACGTCCCTCGGAATGGCTCCGAGAAACCGATTATCTCTTGTTCATCCATGAGGGGTTACTCCCCTTGTGGATTATTCGAGTGTCAGTGTAAGAGAGGTGATTTCGAAAGTGTCACCTGCGGTAACTGAAGCAGCTGCAGAGAGAGCACCGTACCAGAGAGCGTTGCCACTGGTTTCTGCATCCCACAGTGACCAGTGAGTATAGACTTCTGTTGCAGCAACGTTTGTCCATTCAACTGTTCCGCTTGAGGCCTTCGAGCCACCTGACGCAGCGCTGAAAGAAACAGCCTTTCGACGTGTATCTACAGCTGGGGAGCCAGTTGCATTTTCTCCCGGGTCGCCAAGATGAAGCTTGAGGTACGCAGCGGAAGCCGAGTATGCCGTAGCACTCAAGGTGTCGAGTAATTTATTTTCTAAGTAACTTGAAATTGTCATGTTAATGATGCCTTTGTGCTAGGGGCCGGTTTATACCGCTTGCTACAAGAATACACTAAGGAGTGAATTCTATTTGTACGGTTAGGTTTTGTCCTGGATTCAAGGAGCCAACTTGGTCAACATCGACCGATATGTAATCCCCAGTAGTAAGTGAAGTCGTATTTGGCGTTGAAGTTGACACTACGTTTTGACCAGCGTAAATCTGCGGTTTTGGGTTTGTTGTAAAAACACTTGTGCCGTTTTTGTTAACGTCAATAATTATTGATGAACCAGTTGGGGCGGTACCGACCGAAGCCCTGACGTTACTAAGTGTGATTGCCCCAGGAATGTAGAACCTGGCGCTTCCAACACCGACACTCAATGTTCCTGGAACGGTAAATACTTGGACCTGATGGAGGAATTGCTGCACACCAGGACCCCTGGTCGCGGTGACGATTACCCTGTTTTGTGTATTTGTTACTTGGTTTGTCATTTTGTGACCTCCTGGGAAAGCGTAAATACACCCTCGATAACCCTGTCTATTTCGTTATTTGGGGAAATTATCTCTATGTCGTACACACCAGAAGAGGTAATGTCCAATGTATCCTCGGCGCGAATGAATAGCCTCAACCCACCGGGCTCTTCATCCAGGAATATTCGGCCGTTCTCCGTAGTGAGGGTGATTAACGATGTTGCCGAGTTGACGTATTTTCGGACTGTCATTCTTGCTCGATACTCGGAAAGCTCCCAATTTAGGTATTCTGGGCATACATTCGGGTCTTCGCAATCAGCGGGATATTCAGGATTTGGGTATTGCAAAATCATCAAAATGTCAAATGTAGAACCCTGCTGACAGGCTATGTTGTACTTTCCAGCAATCATTGACACGTGTTTTCTCCAATCAAATACCTAAAAGATTGTAGATGAGATAACACCCTTGTGGGTGTACGTGTATTTAAAGGACTGAGCCAGAATCCTTGTTTGAGCCAACATTCTTGAGGCCCATCGCCATGGCGATTGAAGCGGCAACAGCCACAACACCGATTTTCACATTTGCCATGTCGGTAAGCGCGTTGAAGTCAGAACCAGCTACGACCCAGGCGCCAAGGTATGCCTGAACGAATGTCTTTGCTGCTCTTTCGGCTGTATCTACAATGAATTTGCTGTTCATGATTTTCTCCTAGTTCGGGTCGTTCCCGTTGGTCCATCTTACCCGATGAGACATGCAACCAAAGTCAAGTGAATAGCATATTCCTGGATAGTCCTTATCGTATAAACTCGACAAGTGGAAAAATATATTTCAGAATTTGGCCTATACCCGATTGTCATACGCCAATCTAGGTATTCGGGAATATACGAGGGTGGCTTGTGGTTCGCGATTCCCAATCATGACGAAACAAATTTAGTCGAATCATACGTTGATTACCTACATGGAGATGATTGTGATGCTGTTGATTTCTGGGATTCTGATATAGTAAAAACCTTCGGCGTTGGGGGCACCCCAGACGAAGCTGTTGCTGACCTACTTACAAAGCACAAGGGCACGCAACCTAGACAAGACGAAGAATCCGCATACATGGAAATACGTAATAACTTTCAGTCAACAATAGAAGAGCGTAAATCGAGTTCTATTCGTAACCCTCAAATTACTTCTGACATACATCTTGAGCGCACAAATTATTTTGAACAAAGTTCTGGATACAAAAGCGATGATAGGTTTTCATAATGCCGAGAAACAATAAACCAACTATTGGATTTTTAACTGGTGATTGGTCTTGGGGAACAGACCCACTACAGCCAAACGGATGCGCTTGGTACAGATGTACCTTGCCATTAAACGAATTAACAAAGTATGGTTGGGTTTGTGGAATAGGTTTTCCTGGTTTCACTCAAGAAAAAGGATTTGGTCTAATCGTGAACAACGACCAAATCTTGCAGGGTTGGGACATACTCGTTTTCAAACTATTAATGCAACAACAAGTTTTGGATTACATACCTAGAGCGAGAGAGCTTGGGCAAAAAATAGTTGTTGATGTTGATGATTGGTTCGACGGTCTGCATGAATCAAATCGGGCACACTCTGCAACAGACCCCAAAAAAAATCCTACAAATAATCGTGAAATTTATGCACAAATAATTATGGAGGCGGACGCCGTAATAACCTCGACTCCGTTCCTATATGACTACTACTCATCGAAGCGGGCAAATGTTTTTATGGTGAGGAACGGAATTGATATTGACAGATGGACTCCGCGAAGAGGGAGACCAAATCATCGCTTGAATATTGGATGGGTTGGTGCTACACCGTGGCGGTCGGGTGACCTAGAGCAATTGTCGCCTTGGTTTTCGAGGTATCTGAAAACGCGGAACATGCATTTTCATCATTCTGGGCACACAATCAATGCCCCTTTCGCTAGTGATTTACTTGGTGTTGAGAAACGCATGTCCAAGACACTGCCATTGGCTCCGATTATCGATTACCCAAAACTATTTGCACCAATTGATATAGGCATAGTTCCGCTTAGCGACGTCCCATTTAATCATGCTAAATCTTTCATAAAAGGTCTCGAATATGCTGCCGCTGGCGTACCTTTCATATCTTCGTATTCACCAGAATATCAATACCTAGCAGACCAGGGAATTGGGAGAATTGCCAACACGCAAGAGGAATGGGTATATCACCTTGACGAGCTACGAATTCCAACAAAAAGAAGAGATGAAATAGAACACAATCGGGAATTTTTAAAGAACTTTACTGTAGAGAAACGCGGTGAAGATTGGGATACTGTTATGAAATACATTAAGGACAAAATATGATTACGATTGCAACAACAGTTCATCCGTTCGTAATGGATAATCCAGACCACTGGGGCTCATGGATGAAAAATGCCGAACAAGTAAAAGCTGAGTATCAACGATTCGGAGATTGGGCAGCAATTCAGTACTTCGCCGCAATCCAGGTTGATGCAAGGGGGACTGAACCGCTTTTACCGTTTATTGAACGTCTTGAGTCAATAGGTGGAAAATACTGGACATACCTACTAGATGACGGTCGTACCGAGGTAAGTACAAAAAATCGTGTTCGCCATATAACCGTCGGACAAAATTTAGCAAATGATTTTGCAATGTCACATCCAGAATGTACACACATGTTGTTTTTGGCTGCAGACACAATGCCACCAGATGACATTCTCCCCAAAATGCTCGAGATGAACCACCCCCTCTGCGCTCCATACATCACCACATATGGTCTGCGTGGACCAACGATTGACAAGTACCCCTTCCCGGTGATGGACACCATGGCTTCAGCAGCTGCGATATTCATGGATAGGAATGTTTTTTCCGGTATTAGGTGGAGGTGGGATATGGATAAAAACATGTCTGATGACCCATGTTTCCACCACGATGCTCTTCATTATCTCAACATTCCAACTTATGTGCGCGAGGACTGTATTGCTCGACACTTCCCAGAAGCAGTTGGGGCTATCGAGACACGTGGTCACGATATGACAATTCACAGATGATAAAAAAATTACGAAAGTTTCATACCGCTAAAGAATTAGCAAAAATTTATGCTACGCCACATGACCATGCAATTTATGGGCGTGGACATGGAATTCGAGTAAACACAACAATTCAACTCGCCAAGGATATGGCATATCAAGCAGAGGCAAAATCAGTTGCTGACCTGAGTTGTGGTAATGGTGCAATTGTCAAAGCATTAAATGTTGAGAAGACCATACTCGGCGATTATGCAGAGGGCCATGAATACTCTGGTCCGCTTGAAGTTAATTTAAAAAAGATTGAAAATGTAGACTTGTATATTTGCTCTGAAAGCATTGAGCATGTTGAAGACCCAAGTTCGGTTTTAAAATCAATAAGAGATAAATCTAAAATGCTTGTTCTATCAACTCCAATTGATGCTTGGTATGACACCAACGAAGAGCACTACTGGGCTTGGGGTAGACAAGATGTTGAAACTCTTCTGAAGAATGCTGGGTGGAACCCAGATGTTTTTATCATGCTTGATACAACAGTATTTGGCGAACCATACATATACGGAATGTGGGGATGTAAGTGAAGATTCTTATTACTGGCGACGCTGGTTTTGTGGGGGGGTATTTTCACAAAGCGCTTGATGGCCACGACATAGTGGGCGTAGATATAAAAAACGGAATAGACGCCCGTAAATTTTTTGCAACAGACGAAACCTGCTTCGACCTAGTGGT